CGCTGCTGATAGAGCAGAGACTGCTGCTAAAAATGCAGAAACTACTGCTACAACTATTGTTGAAAATGCTTTAGAAGATTATAGCACAACATCAGAAATGCAATCATATGTTAATCAGCAGATTGCAGATGCTGATATCGAGGGCAAACTGACTGCTTATGCAAAAACAACAGAAGTTAAAGCTTTGGTTGGTAATATTGGCGAAGCCGAAAATCTTGTTGATTATATTGATACAGCTGTTGATTCTGTTGATGTTTCAGAACAGTTAAAAGATTATGCTCTTTCAGATGACGTTAATAAGTCTATTGAAAATATTAATAAGAATTTAACTGATAATTATTATACAATTGCAGATTCTGACTTGAAACTTGTAACTACTCTTGAAGATGGCGAATACGCTACTAAGACAGATGTTGCAAATGCTATTGCGGCAGAAGATATTACTGCAAAATTAGGTAATTATTATACAAAAGATGAAACATATAATAAGTCAGAAATTGATGAAGCCATTAAAAACGTTGAGGTTGATTTAACTGGATATGCTACTGAAACTTTTGTAACAGATAAAACAAATCCTTTGGAAAGTTCAGTTAAAACAAATAAAGAAAATATTTCTTCTTTAAGCGAAACGCTTGGAGAATTGCAAGAAAGCGTTAATGCGATAGATACTTCTCCACGTATTACATATGATGTTGTTTATAATGATGCAGAAGACCCAGATGTTGGTGAAAATGTATTTGTATTTTATGAAATTGAAAACGAGGGTAAAGAGGGAGAAAAGAAAGAAGCTAAAAAGAAATTCACTATTACTGGTGGTTCTGGTGGCGGTTCTGGTAGCTCTCTTAAAATTTCATATGTAACAACATCTCCAGTTATAGCAACAGTAAATGATAAAATGTTGATTACTTATAACTTCTCTGGAATTGATTCATCTGGTGACGTTATAACAGAGGGTAATTATACATGGAAAATTGGTTCAAAAATTATTGCGTCTGGTATCGCCACAAATGGAGATAATACTTTTGATGTGACCGATTTTGCAACTACTACAAGTCAGAAGTTTGTATTAACAATTACAGACGATGCTGGAAGCTTGGTTACAAAGTCTTGGACTGTACAAAAAGTAGACGTAAGATTAGAATCTAATTTTAATGATGCTTATAAATATAATGGAAATGTATCTTTTAATTACACTCCTTATGGTGCAATTGAAAAAGATATTCACTTTATTTTAGATGGGGAAGAATTAGGAGTGGTAAAAACTTCGACTTCTGGTATTCCTACATCATATATGCTTCCATCTCAAACACATGGAAGTCATTTATTAGAAGTATATATGACGGCTACTATTAACAATACGTTAGTAGAATCTAATCATATATACAAAGATATTATTTGGTTTGATGACAATACTTCTATTCCAGTTATTGGATGTGCCACAACTACAATTGATGCGATTCAGTATAATACTATAAATATTAAATACGCTGTGCACGACCCTAGAACAGAAACTCCAGAGGTGACATGGCGTATTGGAGAAAACGTATTAAGTGTAGAAACATTAACAGAAAAAGATGAATATGGTTATTATACATATTCATATAAAGCAAATAGCGAGGGAACATTTGTATTTACTATTACTTGCGGAGAAGCAGAACCAAAAGTAATTACAATGAATGTCGAAAAATTAAGTATTGATATTGAGCCAGTAACTGCTGGATTGGCATTTGATTTTGACCCAAACCCTACTGACTATTCTAATAGTTCAGCAAATAGATTATGGTCTGACAAAAATACTGGTGTAAATATGACTGTTTCTGACAACTTTGACTGGGTTAATGGTGGATATCAAATTGATGAGAATGGCGATAAGTATTTTTGCGTAAAAGCTGGTACTACTGCTACAATCAATTATAACTTATTTGGCGATGACCCTAAAAAAGATGGTAAAGAATTTAAAGTCATCTTTAGAACTAAAAATATTAGAAAGCGTGACACTTCTTTCTTAACTTGTATGAATGCAAATATTGGTTTAGATATGAAGATTGAACATGCTACTATCTATGAAAGTGGTGGCTCATTAAAATCAAATTATTGCGAAGACACAATCGTTGAATATGAATTTAATATAAATAAGTATACAGATATGATGATAGTTATGTCATATGAAGATGGTACTCCTAGTAAGCCTTATGAATATACTGAAACATCATCATTCAAACAGTCTACAGCACAGCCTATTACAATTGGTAGCGATGATTGTGATGTATATATTTATAGAATGAAAGCATATTCAAATTCATTAACAGATACAGATATTAAAAACAACTTTATTGCCGATGCAAGAAACGCTAGTGAAATGATTACTAGATATAATAGAAATAACATCTATAATGAAAATGGTAGTTTAGTATCTACTTCGGCAGTTGGTGATTTTAATGTTGATGCTTTAATGAAAGCTGCCCCAGATTTAAGATATATCTTTATTGAAGTTCCATATTTTACATGGGATAAAGATATAAAGATTGACGATTGTAAAGTTTATTTTAGATATCCTAATGGTACTAGACCACACGATAATTGGGATTGTACTGGCGTAAGACACAGAGGTCAGGGTACTTCAAGTAACTTGTATGGTTATTCAGGAAGAAATATCGACCTTTGTATGGACAGAGATGAATCTTTGTTTACGTGGACTGATACGGATGAAAATGGAAAACCTATTACCGTTGAATCTTCTACTATTACTTTAACAGATACATCAGTTCCTACTGATTATTTAAACATCAAAGTAAATATTGCATCTTCTGAAAATGCAAATAATGCTGGCATGGCTAAAAGATTTAATGAATATCAGCCTTTCTTACGTTATGCAAGAAAGAAAGATAGTAGGGTTAAGGACACTATGGAGTTCCACAACTGTGTTGTATTTATTAGAGAAACTAGTACAGATGTAAAACATACAGAGTTTAATGACAGCAATTGGCACTTCTATGCAATTGGTAACGTTGGCGACTCTAAGAAAACAGATGATACTCGTGTTAATAATAAAAAAGACCCAAAAGAACATGTAGTTGAAATTACAGACGCAGATAAACCATTATCGGCTTTTCCAACTGGAAAAGATGGTCATGCAGTATGTCCAATTAACGAATGGACAACTGGTAACACAGCTTATGATGTATTATATTCTAATGAATATGTATATGATGAAGAGGGAGAATTTAAGTCATTTGGTGGAAAGACATATGAATTTAGATATGAAATGAAAAATATTACAGAAGAACAACGTCAGGTTAATATTGATACATGGAGAGATTTATATAAATTTATTGTTACTTCTACTGATGAAGAATTCTATGCTCATTTAAAAGACTATTTTGTTGTGGATTCTGCATTGTACTTTTATCTGTTTACAGAAAGATATACTATGGTAGATAACCGTGCAAAGAACTCATTCTGGCATTATGGAAAAGTATATATTTCAAACGAAGAAGCTGCCGCTCTTGGAGAAACAGAAGCTAGTTATTACATTATTGACGATGAAGCGGCTTCAATCAATAATGGGTATCGTTATGACCTTACATTTGGTTATGACTTTGATACTTGCTTAGGTATTGACAATACTGGTGATTATGTATTCTCATACGGAAAAGAAGATACAGATTATTATGTTGATGGAGACCCAACATCTGACTATGTATTCAGAGTTGCAGACAGTGTATTCTTCTGTAGACTTCGTGATTTATTCCCAGCAGAAATGCAGTCTATGTTCAAAAACAGAGAAGATAAGAATGCATGGAGTTCTGATTCTCTTATTTCACAGTGGGATAATTCTCAAGCTCAATTTCCAGAAGAACTTTGGAGATTGGACTATGAAAGAAAATATTATAGAACTTACTTAGGATTATCTATCGATAATAGCATAACAACTGCCGATGATAGAATGGCTAGAGGCATAGATAAAACATTCCTTATTGGTAAATTCTTTGGTCGTAAAAAATATGCAAGAAGAGCATTTGAAATTAATCAGGAAATGTATTTTGCTACAAAATACTTTGGAAATAAAGCTCTTGCTGATAGATTCTGGGTTAGAGGTAATGTGCCTATTGGCGGAAGTATAAAACCAAATTACTCTCTTACATTAGTTCCTTATTCTGATATGTATGTATGTGTACAGTATACTAGTACTGGTACTCCAATTCATAAAAAAGCGAAAGCTGGAGAAACAGTATACTTTGAAAGTGACGCAGAAAGAATGGACTTTATTTATGTGTATGGCGCAAGCTTCATTCAGGAAGTAGGAGACTTATCAAGATGCTTCATTGGAGACAACAACTTTTCTAGTGCTATTCGTTTACAAAAACTTGTAATTGGTAGTACAGATGACGGTTATGAAAATACATTTATGAACGAGGTTCTTGTTGAAAACAATCCTCTTTTAGAGTACTTAGACCTTAGAAATGTTTCTGGTATTAACACTGTTGTCAATGTAAGTTCATGTAGTAATTTGAAAGAATTATATGCAGAGGGCACTAATGCATCTGGTGTGATTTTTGCAAATGGTGGATTATTACACACTGCTCACCTTCCAAAGATTAATTCTTTAGTAATGAAGAATTTAAATTATATAACAGATGAAGGTTTTGTAGTTGATGGATATGATAATTTACAGACTTTAATTATTGAAAATACACCTAATATTAATACTTATAATGTTGTTGATAATTCCCCTATTCTTAATACAGTTAGATTAATTGGTTTGAATTGGGATTCAACATATCAGATTAAAGATGCTTCAATTTTCGACAGATTGATTACTATGGGCGGTAGAGATTCATCTGGTATCCTTGACACAGATATGTCTGTATTAGCTGGTAACGCTCATGTTGCTGTGTTAAAACAGAAACAGCAGAGCGATTATGACAAGGCTTGGTCTGATTTGGACATTACTTGTAACACTTTAATTTTACAGTTCCCAGTTACATTTGTTAATGAAGATGGAACTGTATTAGATGTTCAGTATATTGATGAGGGTGGATTTGCTGTAGACCCAATAACAAGAGATATAAATCCTATTGACGTTCCTACAAAAGAAAGCTCAATAAGTACAAATTATACTTTTGATAGTTGGGATACTGACTTTAAAAAGATGCCTATCTTTGAACCGTTAACAATCACTGCAACATATTCTGAATCTATCAGACAATATGGTATTCAGTATAGAGCTATGGGTAAACCATTAAAAGGATACGAAACACCAGTTGTTGGTAACTATGGTGATAACATCCCTTATGTTGGTTCTACACCAACTTATACAGACGAAGAACCTGCATATAAATATTATTTGTTTAATAGATGGAATAAGAGTGGAATCTTAAATGGTGATTTTAATGATGATGACGTTAAAATTGTAGATGCTATATTTGATGATTTCAAATATACATCTAGTGCGTTTAATAACGTAGAACTTTCTGAATTAAAACCAGTTCAAATTTATGCGATGAATAAACTTGGAATTGCCGAAAGCATTATCACAGACGGAGACCCATATTCATTTGTTATCGGAAATGATGTTAACTATGATGATATTGAATCAAAATTATTGATATCAGAAAAGACTTATTTTGACGGAACAAATTACATTGATACTGGAATTCGTTTATTTGAAGAAGATAAAGATTTTGTTCTCGCAATCGATTATGAATTCTTAGATGGTACTGCATCAGATTCAGTATTAGCTGAATGCTTCCAGACAAATGGAAGCAACGGATTTAAACTTTCATATAATAGTGGTGCAAAGTTTACTTGGGGAACAGCTACTGATAGTAATAACGTTGGTGAAATTGGTAAGCGTGAAATTATAGTTATCAGACATAAGAAAGGCGATAACAATTTAACTATTTATAAGTCTAATCTTGATAATAATAATGTTTTAACTAACGAATTGTCTAGAAACAAGATTACAACTGGTTCATGTTCTTTAATATTTGGAGCTTCCAACCCAGAAGATGGATATTATGAAAACAACGCTGTTGGTAATATTCACTGGGCAAAAATTTGGTATGCTGATTTAGGAAATGACATTTGTAAAGATTTAGCTATGTGGACACATGAGTCTATTACTTTGCAAGCTTGTGGATTTAGAAAGTATTTCTTATCAGATAATCCATCTAAGAGATGTTCATTTAGCTTATTGGCTTCACACTTATTAGGAAGAACAAAATTATGGAATGCTTCCAATGTTAATGATGGCGGTTGGGCTACATCAGCATTAAATACATCTTTAAATGGTAGATTATATAATGCTATGCCAACACAGATTAAGTTGTTAATGAAGCAAGTTATTGTTTATTCAAATGACGGTATCACAAATACATCTGTGACTCCTAACAAGTATTATACAGAAGTAACACCTTCTAATTGTTATATTACTGTGCCATCTGTTATAGAAGTTGATTCTTCTCAAAATATTGAACCATATAATAGTGAAGGTACACCTATTTCATATATGAGCAGGGATGAGTATAGAAAGCGTGCGTTTGATGGTGGAAATTATCATGCTTATTGGCTTCGCTCACCTAATGCAAATTATGCAAACTGGGTATGGCGTGTGGATGAGACTGGTAAGGCGCAAGGAATTAGTCAGCCAAATGTTATTAATGGTTATGGCGTATTAATTCAAATATCATTTTAATATGTGAGGGTGTGGGTCTTCCCCACCCTCTTTTTGTGAGGTAAGAAAATATGTTTTACAAAGTTATTAAAGATAATAAAGTTATAGATGTGCTCGACCAATTAATTTACTTGAAATATCAACCTAAGCATAAAATCATGGTTTTAAGTGATGAGAATGAAGCACAAGCTATACTTTCTTCTGACGGAAATACCGTTTGGCATGAACGCACTTTATATAATATACCTACTTCAGAAATGCATTTTGAAACAGTGGATTTGATTGAAATCGATGAACATGAATACAAAAAGTTAAAAACATTAAATCTGTCCACACCAGAAGAAATAATCGATGAAGTGATTTTATATCTTATTAACAATGGTATTATTTAAAAGGTGGTGTAATCATGGGAATTAGTATTTTTGCGGAAGCCGTTAGACGCTTATATATTAACGGAAAAATTGAAAAAGAAAAAATTATGGAATTTCGTGTAGATGGTAAATTAACTATCGAAGAAATGAATTATATTTTAGATGCCCATTAGGGACTCTAATACTCCATTAGAGTTTTATATATAAAAATTTTATAAAGGAGGAAAAGAACATGGCTATGAAAGCAAAACATGCATTTGGTAGCAGCGCTGGATTAGAATCTGCTATTCAGTCTGGTAGATTAGATAGTTTTGACATCTTGTTTTTAGATGGCGATACTGATAATCCTAAAATTGGTTGGATTGATAAAAATGGCAATCCAGTAATTCTCAGAGAAGAAGATGAAGTTGTTATTGTTAATGGTGAATCTCTTCCTGAGGCTGGTGAGTCAGGAAAGATTTATGTTCATGGTTCAGACGCTTATGTTTGGAATGGCAATGAGTTCGTAAACCTGTGCAAACCTACGGATGTATCTGCACTGGAAGAAAAAATTGCTACTAAGGTTACAGCAGAAGAAGTTAAGACAATGATTAAGGAGTCTGAAGATTCTCTGGTTGAAATCGTAGAATTCTAAAGCAAAGGTGGTGAATATAAAACATGAATAATAATTTACAAACATTGATTGACAATGCCATTGAGAATACTGTTATTAAATTAACAAGTGATATTGTAGTAGCAGAAACTGTAATAGTGTCAAAAAATATTACTATTGATTTAAATGGTTGTACAATTAAGAACACAGAAGACATTTGGAATACAAATGAAAAAAAATGGTCTTTAATTTCTGTTCGCAATAATGGTATTTTAACATTGTTAGACAGTAGCGATGCTGGTACTGGTACTTTGTTTGCTAAAGAAAATGATTGCTATGCCGTTGATGTTTGTGACGGTGGTATGTTAATTGTTGAAAGTGGTACTTATATTGGTAACATTTCTTCTATTTATGTTCATACTGGTACTGCATATATTAATGGCGGTTATTACAAAGTTCAACAAGTTTCTAGTATGAATGGATATGGGGAAACTATTAACTGCTATGATGCTAACTTTAGAAATGGCACAGCGAAAGTAGTTATATCTGGTGGTTCTTTCTATAATTTTAATCCTACAGATGCTGCTGAACCTATTGATTGTAATAATAGTTATTTATCTAAAAACACTAAGATGGTTTATGATGAAGAATCAAAGTCTTATGTGATAACTAAACGCGAATTTAAGATTGTTGCAACTACTGGCGATAAGATTAAATCTCTGGGCATTAAAGATGGACAGCTTATATTCATTCAAGACGAAGGAAGAGTTGCTTTTGATTTTAATGGTACTAGAGTTTTTTATGACAATAGTGGCGAATTAAAGGATATTTATTCTAAGATTGCTACTCTTGAAGAAGAAAAAGTTAATGCAACTACAGTACAGAATATGATTGAAGAATATTCTGAATCTGCAATGGCTATTGTTGAATTTTAGAGCCCTAATGATGGAGGTATAAATTATGGCGGATACAAGTACAAAACAAGTATTGTCTGTAATCGCAACCACCTCCGAAAGAGTTAAAGATTTGGTAATTAAAAATGGGCAGCTTATTTTCTGTCAAGACAGTGGAAGAATTGCTCTTGACTTTAAAAATAAGAGAAAGTTTTACAACCAAATCGAGGAACTGGACACAGAATCAACTCGTAAAGAGCTTGAATCTCCAATTAACGGAGTTTACTATTTCGTTATTGAGTCTGCTGTTTTATGGACTTATCGTAATAATGAATGGATTCAGATTACAGCAAGACCACAAGAAGTAGTATTTATTGGTACAGAATTTCCAGAATTAGGAGTAGAACAGACAATATATACTAATATTGAAGACGGCAATGAGCATATTGCTGTTTGGATTGATGAATTAGGCGATTATAAAATAGTTGCCGACAGAACTTATTCTATGACATCAGAAGATGTTATAGCATTATTTAATTAAATTAATATTATTTTTTTATTCAAAAGGAGAATACGAACATGGCTGAAATTAAAAAATATTTAGACACTACTGCACTTGGTACTCTTGTTGACCAGATTAAAGCGGAAGACGCAAAAACTTTAGAAGCTGCAAAAGCTTATTGTGATGGAAAAGATTCTCAGTTCGAAGTAGCTGGTGCTGCTGCTACTGCTGAATCAAATGCAAAAGCTCATGCTGAAACAAAAGTTAATGAATTAGCTAATGGTGCTGTAAAAACAAATACTGAAGCAATCGCTGAAATTAAAGGTGATTATCTTAAAGCTGCTGACAAGGAAGCTCTTCAGGGAAATATTGATGGCGTAGACGCTAAAGCTGATGCAAACGCTGAAGCTATCGCAGCTATTAACAATGCTGAAACTGGTATCTTAAAACAGGCTAAAGATTATGCTGATGCTGAAGATGCTAAAGTTGAACAGATGGTTGCTGACCTTGAAGCATACGTTGGTGAAATTCCAGAAGGTGCTACAGCTACAGATATCGTAGGATATGTTCAGGAAAAGACAGCTGGAATCGCTACAGACGCTGCTCTTGGTGAACTTCAGGCTGCTGTAGATGCTCTTTCTGCGGATGTTGATGTTATCGAAGCTGACTACCTTAAAGCTGCTGATAAGACAGAAGTAGTTGGTAAAATCGAAGCTGAACAGGCTAGAGCTGAAGGAATCGAAGCTGGATTAGCTTCTAGAATTAAAGCTGTTGAAGATGATTATCTTAAAGCTGAAGACAAAGAAGAACTTGTAGAAGCAATCGCTACAGCTAAAACAGAAGCTATTGCAACTGTTTTAGGTGAAGGTGTAGACGCAGACTTCGATACACTTAAAGAAGTGGCTGATTGGATTCTTTCTGATACAACAGGAGCTGCTGCTCTTCAGACAGACGTTGCTACACTTAAAGAAGAAATGGATGCTGTAGAAGAAGCTGTAGAAAAAGCTCAGGGAGAAGTAGACGCTCTTGAGGGAGTTGTTGCTACAAAAGCTGACGCTCAGGCTCTTACAGATGCAGTTGCTGATTTAGAAGAAGCTGACGCTGGTCAGGTAGAAAGAATCGAAGCTCTTGAAGCTAAATTTGGTGGAGCTGAAGGTTCTGTGGAAGACCAGATTGCTGACGCTAAACAGGAAGCAATCGAAACTGCTGCTGAAGATGCTACATCAAAAGCTGATGCTGCTAAAGAAGCTGCTATTGCAAAAGCTAATGAGCTTAATACAGCAATGAACACTCGTGTAGAAGCTCTTGAAGCTATCGACCATGAACATGCTAACAAAGCAGAACTTGACCTTATCGTTTCTGGAGATAAAGCTAAGTGGGATGCTGCTGAAGCTAAAGCTCACGTTCATGCAAATGAAGCAGAACTTGCTAAGATTGCTGATGGCGATGTAGCTAAATGGAATGCTGCTGAACAGAATGCTAAAGATTATGCTGATGGTCTTGATGAAGCAATGGCTGGTAAAGTTGATGGTGTTGATGCAAGAGTTAAAACACTTGAAGAAACAATCGTTGACAAAGCAGAACAGGACGACCTTGATGCTGCTGTAGAAAGAATTGCTGCAAATGAAACTGCTATTGCTGCAAATAAATCAGCGATTGAAAGTTTTGTAGCTATCACATCTGATGAAGTAAACGCACTTTTTGCGTAATTAGTATATCATAGTATAACTAATAAATTTATAAACATGGGGATTCTTTAATTGGAATCCCCTATTTTTTAACGATGAGGTATATATTTTATGAATACAAATATTACAGATTTAGATTCTGATTTGGATTTATTTGAGTTTTTAAAGAGTGCCCTCGGTTGTACGTATATATCTGATTTAAGAATTAAGCCTTATAATATTATGAATAAATTTCTTTTAAGTAAAATAGATTTAAAAAAATATTCTAAAAAGCAAGTAGAAGATGCTTTTGATTATATAAATAAAATATACTAATAATTAATAAATATGTGAATATTATAAATTCTCTTAAAGAAAGGAGAAAATTTAAATATGGCAACAAAAACATATATGTCTTTAGAAAGACTACAAGAATATGATGCTTTATTAAAAACTGAAATTGTGAAAGGCGATGAGTCTTCTCTTGAATCTGCTAAGGCATATACAGATGAAGCGATTGTCGATAAAGCAAATTCATCTGATGTAGAAATGCAGATTGACACATTGAGTTCACAGGTTGCTTTTATCGGAGATTCAAATGATGATATCGTTGTTGAAACAGAATTTGAATCATCTAATCTTGCTGGTACAATTCATCGTTTTACTGTAGAAGTAAACTGTGCCCCTATGTATATTCCAGAAGATAATTTGGGAGCAGAATTTGCTGACGGAACTGAAATGTATACAGACTATGGCGTTTTAATTCTCCCTAAATCTTATACCGACAAAGGTAAGAAAACTCGTTTGGTAATTAGTGCTCATGGTGGTGGTGGCACTGTTTCAGCAGATAGTTCTCAAGCAGAATATCAATCGATTTCGCAGTATCTTGTTGCTAATGGATATGCTGTAATGGACGTTAATGGTCTTCCAGAACAATATGCCATTGATAAAGGCAATTTGAGACTTCAGGATTCTGTTGGCTCATATATTGCTATTCAGAGTCATATTAAAGCATATAATTATTGCATGGATAATTTTAACTTTTATCCAGAAGTATTTTTAGTTGGAATTTCTGAAGGTGGTATTACAACTACTAATATAGTTTTACATAGTCACATTCCTGTTTTAGCTCAAGCTGGATGGAGTCCTGTATTAGATACTTATAATCAAATTTGGTTAGACCCTTGGCCTTGGTGCTCTGTAAATGGGCCTGGTGCGGTGTTAGCTACTGTTTATGGATTTGACCCTATTCCAGACGCGACTTCCACAAAAGACAGGCTTAAATGGACTTATGACGAAAAGAAAATTATGGGCTATAATCCTATGAAGAGCGGTGTAATTACTGGCTCAGATGGTTTAGAATATAGATATTACCGCTGTCCTGTTAAATTCTGGCATTGTATGGATGACGAAACTGTTAGATATGAACCAACTGAAGCATTTATTAAAAGCATTCAAAATGCTGGCGGCACAGCTTATTTAAAATTATATGAAACTGGCGGACATGAAACTGCTTATGTTGGCGACCCAGTTCCAAACCCAACTGGTAATACAATTAACTTAAATGGTGAGGAGATTGAAATTAAACCAGTGTGTGAAGAAACTTATTTATTCTTCAAACGATTTGAATAAAAGGAGGAATTTAAATGGCGGAAAATATTAAAGTTCGTTGGCTTGTTGACCACGAACAAACAAAAATTGCTCCCAAAACTTTGTCTACTCAGATTTTAAATGAAGACGGCACTAAATTTAAAGATACTATTGAAGATTCCGTTTCTGAAATTGATACAAAAATTGATTTACACAGCTCCAATAGTGAAATTCATATAACTCCAGAAGAAAAGGCAAGCTATGTAACTGAAGAGTATGTTAAAAATTTATATACAACATTAAACTCAAATACAGTATTAGCATTTTATTGTGTTGAGGATGTAACAATCGTTACTAACGATATTCCTAAGACATATCCTGCAAACTCAAACGTTGAAGTTAGGCTTGTAGAGGGAGATACATTTGAGATTATTCCAACATCGGATAATTCTATTTTATCATTAAGCGCGTTCCCTAGTGCTTTAGGAACATTTTACCCTTGGCTCGAAGGTGTTGCTCAGTTTTCAAACATCTTATTTGATATGAATGATGAAGCCATGTATTCAAAATGGAGTCAAGGTAATCAAGGGGTATATCACGTTCAAAGCGCACAGTATTCAAATTGTATTTTTTGGAGTGATAATCCTTATATTAGCGATGTTTCCAGAAGAACAAATTACACATTAACGCACACATCAGAATTGCCATTGTGTTATTCAACTATTCCAGACAATACATTTAAAAGCTTCTATTTGGCTGGTGGCGTAGTTACTGACCCAAACTGGGCAAACCAAGCGTATAAAGATAGTTTTGCGAAAGCGAATTGGGCAACACAAGTATTCAGTTACTATGGCGCAAGAACAATTGGCTTGCCTAAGATGTTTGATATTATGCTGCCTAAAGACTGTAGAGGCTTAATGTTTGATGCAAGAAACATCGAAAACGCAGGAACTTTTAATGCTGTTAACACAACTAACTTTGGTGCAAAATCTGGAAGTTGGAGAGAAGCTTTTGGGGATTGTGTTTCTTTAAGAAGATTATATATTAAAAATCTTAAAGTCAGTTTGAATATATCATGGTCTCCAGTAGATTATGATTCTATTTCTTACATTATTTCATCAGCTGCAAATACAAATGCAATAACAATATCCGTTTCTCCATATACATATAACTTATTAAGTCAATCTGATTTTGATTTAGCTACAAGTAAAAATATTACTATTGCATTGATAACTAGTAATTATGTAGAAGACAGACGTTTAAGTGCTATTGCTAATAAGGCTGATGCAAATCATACACATGACGATTTATATTATACACAGATAGAAGTGGATACTGCTTTAAATGCAAAGGCTGATGCAAATCATAATCATGATGATGTTTATGATGCAAAGGGTTCTGCTTCTGATGCTCTTGATTCCGCAAAAGCTTATGCGGATTCTGTTGCTGATACTGCTGCAAACAAAGTTAAAAATGACTTACTTAATGGAGCTGGCGGAGCATATGATACGTTAAAAGAATTGGGTGATTTAATTGACGTAAACGTTGATGCAATTGACGCTCTTGAAATTGTAGCAGCTGGAAAAGCCGATAAAGAACATAATCATGATGGTGTTTATGATGCAAGCGGCTCTGCAAATGAAGCTCTTGAATCCGCAAAATCATATACAGACGAAAAAATTGCGGCTATCCCAAAAGTAGATGCTTATACAAAAGCTGAAGTTGATGGTTATCTTGCAAATAAAGCAGATAAAGAGCATACACATGATTTATATGAAACAAAAGAAGATGCTCAGTCAAAATACGATACTCTTAATACTAATAAGGCAGATTCTGGTCATGGTCATGACGTGGCTACAACATCTGCAAATGGTTTTATGAGTGCTAATATGGTTACAAAACTTGAAAGTATTGAAATGGGGGCAAATAAGATAGTTGTTGACTCTACATTGTCTACAACTTCATCTAATCCTGTTGAAAATAGTGTTGTTGCTACAGCAATTAATAGTGCTTCTTCTGCGATTGGAGCTAATACAAGCTCTATTGGTGAACATACAACAGCTATTTCAAATCTTCAGACTGCTATTTCTGAAATTCAGGAAATTACAAGCGCAGAAATTCAGACTTTATTTGCGTAATACGCAAAATATTAAAATGTGTAGATATTAGCCATGCTAAAAAGCATGGCTTTTATTTATATATGTTTTAATAGAAAATATTGTGCATGATACGTAGATGCATAACGTCAATATTAAAGCATATAAAACTATAATTTTATGAATGAAAAGAGAAACAAATTAATTATAAATTTTGAAAGGAGATTTCAAAATATGGGTAAAAAAATTTTTACAGATGAAAGTTTGGCTACGTTTGTAGACGAAACAAAATCATATGTAAATTCTGCTACGAATAAACTTAAAGACGATTTATTAAATGGAGCTGGAGAAGCATATGATACATTGAAGGAACTTGGTGATTTAATTAGCGAAAATACAGATGCAATTGATGCCCTTGAAATCGTTGCAACTGGCAAAGCAGATAAAGACCATGTTCATGATATTTATGAGACTAAAGAAAATGCTAAGATTAAATATGATGAGCTTAAAGCTATTCAACCAGATTGGAATCAGAATGACGAAACAGCTTCCGATTATATTAAGAATAGAACACATTATGAAGAGGCTGATGTAAAAACTGTCGTTCTTGAAGAAACAATAGTTTATTGGGATGACTTAAACTGGGGTTACCATATTGAAAAAGCGTTTACCCTTGAAGCAGATAAATTATATGAAGTAACTCTTAATGGTGAAATTTATGAATGTACATCAAGAGCAGATGGAGCACTTGGCGTTATTTTAGGTAATGGTTCTATGCCATTTAGGATAATGTGGAAAGCCTACGACCCTCATGTGACTGAAGTAACACATCTTCCAGAGAATAGTGGCGATTACACTTTTAAAATTTCTCGTATTGATAAAAAAGGCGGATTAAAGCTTATTGATGAAAAATTCATTCCAGATACTATTGCAAGAGTAGATTCAATTCCTCAGTCTGATTGGAATCAGAATGATGAGACATCTGTTGATTATATTAAGAATAAGCCATTCTGGAGCAAAATGGTTCAAAATACAATAGTTTTATGCGATGTACAGAATGTAGATTGTGAAACCGCTAATGATTTTAGCGTTGTATTCTCGGATGCAAATGTTTCTCCTATTGTTGGTGCTACTTATAATGTATCATTAAAAACATATCTTGATAATATAGATTGGGGAACACATTCGTGTGTATCATGGTTTCCAGAAAATGAACAAAACGGATATCTTGCGTATATTGGTAATGGTAGTTTGTTTGGATATGACGGATATGGAGAAAGCGTTCCATTTCTTATAATTGTTTACTATAATGAAAGCAAAGGTAAGTATTACTGGAAAATAAGACTTGAAGTCGATGAGTCTATTGTTGCAAGACTTCCAATGAATGTAAAGATTGAAGAAGATTCGTCAATTGAACAAATTAAAAAACTTGACGAAAAATATATTCCAGATGCTATCGCAAGAATCGATTCAATTCCACAGTCTGATTGGAATCAGAATGATGAAACAGCTGTTGATTATATTAAGAATAGAACGCATTATGAATCTACAAGTATTGTAAGAGGAGAAGAACTGTTTTCAGATAATAATATTAGTTTGTTATCTGATGGAGAGTATAACACATTAGATACTTATATAACAAATGATGTTGAACAATATGTGGAAGTTGTATGGGATGATGTTCCATATATGTGCGAAATAAAACAAAATGATGCTAAAAACGTATGCTTCGGTGATTCTAATTTAACAGAATATCCATTTTATTATACTGAAGATGGAGCGTTTGATACAAAATTATATGCACGTACTGGAGACCATACAATTATAGTATATAACTGTACAGTATCTGAGGTAATTAAGAAAATTGATAAGAAATTCTTACCAGACAGTGTTGGTGAAAATGTAGAGGGTCAGTCTTATGAGAATGTTGTAGTGGGATACGACCCAGACCCTTCAGTAGGCTTAGTTTATGCTGATAATATTGTTGCTGGAGAAGGTGCTGAAATTTTTAATGATTATTCTAATAATAGGGCTGTTGGTAAATTCTCTCACGCAGAGGGCGAAAACACACAAGCTAATGGGATGTCATCTCATGCAGAAGGTGGCAACACTATTACTGCTGGCGGATATACACATGCAGAAGGCTGGAGTACTAAGGCGACCATGATGGCAGCTCATGCTGAAGGTCAGTTTTCTGTATCAACTGCTCAAGCTTCACATGCGGAAGGTTATAGAACACTCGCATGGGGTATAGCTTCTCATGCAGAGGGATATGATGCAACAGCTGGCGGCCACTCTTCTCATGCAGAGGGCAATAATACAAAAGCTAACGGAAAATACTCCCATGCAGAAGGGGTTGGCACAACAGCTTCGGAACAAGCTTCTCATGCAGAGGGAAGTGAAACAACAGCTTCTGGAGAGGGTTCTCATGCCGAGGGAATATTAACTACTGCCTCTGGAGATGGTTCTCATGCAGAGGGCTTAGGTTCTATGGCATCAGGAAGCAACTCTCATGCGGAGGGAAGTACTACATATGCAACAGGCGCAGCGTCTCATGCTGAAGGGAATAGCACATCTGCTTCAGGAATGTATTCTCATGCAGAAGGGCATGGTGCAAATGCAGTTGGAGCTGAGTCACACGCAGAGGGAAGCGATACTGTTGCAAATGGAAATGTGTCTCATGCTGAAGGTATGAACACAGAAGCTAACGGAAATATATCTCACGCTGAGGGATTCTACACTATTGCTTCTGGAGAAAATCAGCATGTTCAGGGAAAATTTAATATACCTGATGTAGACGAAGATGGTAATGCATTAAATAGATATGCTCATATTGTTGGTAATGGTGGAGATATTGACGAAGAATTAGGAGAATATAAACGTTCTAATGCTCACACTCTCGACTGGGATGGTAACGCTTGGTATCAAGGTGATGTTTATGTAGGTGGAACTTCTCAGGATGATGGAGTTAAATTAATTAAATCAACAGATATCTTGGAAGAAAAAGTTGGCAGTGATACATTAACATGGGACGGAGATACAACTGGTAAAGAACCAATGATTAGTAGTACTTTATATCTTATAACAGATAAAGTTCCAACTATTGATGATTTATCAAATGGCTTTGTTGAAACTTTAAGCGATGGAAGAACTTATGATACCATTTTATCACAATCAGACGAATGTATTACATTATATTCTGTAATCATAGCAATGAAAGACAATGCTTTAATTCCAAACAGCGCATCCGTATGTCCTAAAAAGGGTGTTTATTTTGGAAATGCTGGAGTGCACACGGCATCTCTTAAAATTAATGGATTTGCTTGGTCTACTGATGTTAAGATTAAGGCTTCATACATTCCAGATGATTTAGAACTTATCACAGTAGATGACATTGATGCTATTTGTGGTGGCTCTATCGAATTTGCAAATATGAATGAGGGGGCGTTTTAATGAGTGATTTAGTAATTATTGAACGTCAGGACGTTGTTTCTATTGCAGACGCTGTTCGTAGTAAAACTGGTGAAACCAAAGACCTTACTATTGGTGAAATGATTGATGGTATTAAGTCTTCTAGCGGAGCTTCTGTTAATTTGGATGAAGAAGTTGCAACTCAGAACAATCTTATTGCACAGATTCAAACAGCTTTGGAAAACAAGGTTGTAGGTTCTAGTGGAACATCTGTTGACACTTGTACTGTAAATTTTTGGAACGATATAATATATGGTCAAACACGATTAAAATTCATAGTTTCAACTCTAAATGGAGGTAAAGTATGCGTGTCTAATACTGGGGAAATTGATGGCTTGAATAGTACTTCTTTAGAAAATGTAATTTGTGGAAGTTTAGCTATGGTTATTCCTATAAATAGTACTTTTGGTGCAAGTGAACATACGGTATATATTGGTTCAAATACTGAAACTCCTATCGCAACAACATACCACTATTTTACTATACCAAACGAACCAAATACAGAAATCAATATTTCAGTTGGAATGTAATAAGGAGGGATAATTTATGGATTATAAAGTAGAATTACAAAATAATAATATTGACCTTGGTTCAATTCTTGAAGCCATAAACACACTTCCTGAGGGTTCTGGTTCTGGAAATAATTCATTTGTTTACGGCACAGTAACAACTTTATCAGATGATACTGCTGTTGTAGTTCCAGATGTTATTGGAAAAGATAATGTATTGCTAATATATTCAGATTTGTCAGACATTTCATCTAATAGAGCTTGTGTTTGTAATGTTTGTATATATGATAATATTTGCGGCAATAGTATTGCATATCAAGGTGAAATCTTTACAACTTATGATGAGGGTTTCATAGAATATAATAAAAACACTGGAAGCATTGGATTAACATCTACATATAATGAAACATTTGCGGCTGGCAAATATGTATATGCAGCATGGTAAAACAATAATAAACTGATAATAAAATAACACTTTTATAGGCTACTGGTTTAATAAATTAGTAGCCCTTTATTGTAAATCCTTATAAATATAAAAGGAGGAATAAAAAATGGCAAATCAATCAATTTATAAAGCATTTGAAAGAATGTGGATGCATATTAATGCGAAAATTGGAAATAAGGCTGATGCAGAATCGGTTGCTTATATAGATACATATGATGGCTCTACTGATGTAGAGGCAGAGATGACTGTTTTAGAATTAAAGGAATATGTAGATAGTTCTATGCCTACATTTACATTAGATGGAACTACTTTGACAATAACAACAAAATAAGGAGGCGTTTTTATGAGTTTAATTGTAAATGGTACTCAAGTAGACAATATTATTTATAATGGCGTTTCCTTAGACAAGGTTATATATAACGGAGTTGTTGTTTGGGAAAGTTTTTATTTAGAAGATTTTGAAATAAGCTCAAATGGTAATGGCACATATACAATTACCGATTGGAAAGGAACACTGAATGGCGAACCAAGTACCAAGCTTATTATTCCTGACGATAGCAGATTAGTATTATAGGGAGGGGTGATATATATGATTAATTTTAGAAATTATCCTAATATTACAAATGTTATTATTCCAAATTCTATAAGTTTGTCAAGTGGTGATTTTAGTAACGCATTTAACAATATGACGAATTTAATTAGTGTTAATTTTAATCATCCTGATATAACTGATATGAGTTCTACATATTATAATTGCACTAATCTTACTGGTTCTCCAGTTTGTAGCAATGGTGTGACAAATATGAGTTATGCATATTGTCGATGCGTTAATCTTACTGGTAATCCTGTATGCGGAAATAATGTAACAAATTTGGCTTATACATATCGTGACTGTTATGGTCTTACTGGCGCTCCTGTATGCGGAAATAATGTAACAAATTTGGCTTCTGCATATTATAATTGTTCTAAGCTTACTGGAGCTCCTTTATGTGGAAATAATGTAATAAATATGGCTAATACGTATTATAATTGTTATGGTCTTACTGGGACTCCTGTATGCGGAAATAAAGTAACAAATATGTCTAGTACGTATGAAGATTGTAGTAAAATAACTGGCATGCCAGTATGTGGAAATAATGTGCAAATAATGTTCAAAACATATTATGGCTGTGTAAGTCTTACTGGAAGTCCTGTATGTGGGAACAAGGTAACAAATATGTATAGCACATATGAAGGTTGTCGTAAGCTTACTGGTAATCCTGTATGTGGAAATAGTGTGGTTAATATGATGTATGCGTATAAGGATTGCGAAAATATTACTGGAATTCCAGTATGTGGAAATAATGTAACAAATATGTATGGGGCGTATATAAACTGTCATAATCTTACTGGTTCTCCAGTATGTGGGGATAAGATAACTAGTCTATCTTATACATATCATGGCTGCTATGGTCTTACTGGTAAGCCTGTATGCGGAAATAATGTAACGAATATGGCTTCTGCATATCGTAATTGCGATGGTCTTACTGGCTCTCCAGTATGCGGAGAAAAAGTGACTGACCTAGCTTATGCATATTGTAATTGTTATGGTCTTACTGGTAAGCCTGTATGCGGCAACAATGTAAAAAGTTTAGCTTATGCATATTATGACTGCGATGGTCTTACTGGCGCTCCTGTATGCGGAAATAATGTAACAAATTTGGCTTATGCGTATTATAATTGTTCTAATTTAGTTGGTACAATGTATTGTTACAACAACAATATTACAAATGTAAAAAATTGCTTTTGGAATAAAAATAATAGTAAAAGAATTATCATATATGCATATTATAATACAAAGACATGGAATGCTTTAACAACACAAAATGCTAATTCGTTATTTGGAGTTAGTGTTTCATTTGCGAGTAATTCTGTGTGTCATTATATTGCGAAACGTAATATCTATATACGTAGGTTATAATGCTGTTATAAAAACAATATGAATTCAATTTTATAAAAGGAGAAAATGATATGAAAAGATATAATAAAAAGATTGATGTAATTATTCCAGCTTACAATGTGTCAGACAACATTCTTTTTAGATGCTTATCATCTATTGCTTGTCAAGATATTGTTGAAGATATTGAGGTTACGATTGTAGACGATGCGTCTACCAAACAAAATTATCATAAGGTTGCAAAAAATTTTGAATCTATTATGAAAGTTAATATTTTGCGTTATGAAACAAATGGTGGTGCTGGTGTTGCTCGTCAATATGGACTTGACAACACATCGAATGGATATGTAACATTTATTGATGCTGATGATACTTTTAATGGAGCTTTCGCATTGAAAGCTCTTAAAAAAGGCATTGAAATGAACAACGGCTTATATCATATGTGTGTAGGCGTGTTTGATGAAATTCATGAAACAGATGTAAATCCAATGGATGCGCCTATTTTAATGCCACATGAATATGATATGGTATGGATGTTTGGTAAGCTTTATAGACGAAGTTTAATAGATAAATACAACATTCATTTTCATGAAACTTCTCGTGCAAATGAAGATAATGGTTTTAACACAATGATTCGTCTTTGTTTATCAGAACAAGAACAAATTAATTTCATACCAGCCCATGTTTATTATTGGCATGAAAACTTAAATAGTATTACAAGAGCTAATGATTGTCAGTATAGTTATGGGAGTTCTGAACGTGATAGTTTTTATGGATATGTTGAAAATATGATATTTGCAATTAAAGAAGCTAGAAAACGTGCTCCATATAATGGAATGATTACAATGTTTGCCGTAGATTGCATGATTAATATTTATCAGTATTACATTGAATGCTATGCTCGTGCAAACGAACATGCAGAAACAAACTTTAAATGGTGTCAAAGATATTATGATGAAATATATAAATATTTAGAAAATGATATTTCTGAAGAAATTTTTGCACAGCAATATAATAATGTTATAAGAAATGCTTATATGGGTGACAAGATGAACGGAATCATCCCTTGTATGAGCATTTTTGAATTTTTAGAAAAACTTAAAAATAGTACTGAGATTGAAACTCAGGATAAATAAAGGAGGAATTTGAAAATGTCAACAGCAAATACAGGTTGGTTAAAAGATAACAATGGAGAAAAATTCGCTCCTAAAACTTTAAGTTCTCAGGTTATAACTGAGAGCGGAGAAACTTTAAATAGTGTACTTGATAATTTAGATGATGTAAATAAAATGGGCGACTTCATTGTTGAAGAAGCAACTAGTGGCGAATGGACTTTTAGAAGATGGAATAACGGATATTTAGAATGTTGGTGTAGCGAACAAGTTACTATAGCAGCTAATCCAACGGCATGGGGAAACTCTTATATAATTAAAGGTTCGGCAATTGACTATCCTTTTGAATTTGCCAGAAGACCAGCTCAATCAATTAGCCTTTACACTGCTGATGGTAGTTACTGGGTAATACCTAATTATAATACAACAACATCTACTGGTACATATTATTGTGCAAGACCTACGACAATGTCAACCGCAGTAACTGGGGTTGTATCGTTTATAGTAAAAGGGTCATTAGTTTAGAATTATAATGGGGGTTTAAAATGATTTCAATAGAATTATTAAATAAATATAATATGGTTAGTTTGGACGAGTACAAAGAAATGTTCGGGGACACTATGGATACAGAAATAACATTCTACACCACCTTCTTAATTCAAACAGACCACATACCAAATAAAATAATTGAAGCTCAGATTATGGGAAAAGAAATTGGTGATTATACCGAAATCTTGAATTGCAGAGAATATTGCAGAGAAAAAATTAATGAATTAAAATAATAATTTTAAGTGGCAGTGTTGAAAAATACACTGCCATTTTTTAGATAATGATTAATCATGAATGAAAGGATGGTGGTATTATGGCAAGCGTAAGTTTATCTTCTAACTCTTATGATGGTCGTTATTATAAATTTACAGTAACTCAATCTGGGACATCTACTACCGTATCATGGAAGTTTGAAGTTTTAGGTGGAAGCGATAATTATTATACTGCGAGTCCAATTAATTGTACTATTAATGGACATAGCGTTTATTCTAAAGATACTATAACAGATTATACAACTCATGCGTTTCCAGCGGCAAAAGGTTCTAAAGAAGGAACTTATAATATTGGTAGCTATGGCTCTTTTAAAGTTGTATTGTCTGGAAGACCGTATTATCATACAGCAACTACGGAAGAAAAAACTCTTACACTTGAAAAACCGACATACACCATTTCATATAATGCAAACGGTAGCAATGTTTCTGGTGTACCATCAAATCAAACGAAAACATATGGAACAGCATTAAAATTAGACACTAAAATTCCAACAAGAACTGGCTACACTTTTAGCAAATGGAATACAAAAGAAGACGGTAGTGGTACTAGTTATAATGCTGGCGCTAATTATACAGCTAATAGCGCTGTTGCGTTATATGCTATTTGGACAGAAAATATATTTACTGTAAATTACTATAGTAACTATGCTACTTATGGTGCTTATCAGGGAAGTGCATTAAATGTAACTTCGAATACAAATATTAAGGTTGCGGAAAATCAATTTTTATACGATGATTCATATACAAACGGATTATCTAATGTTCAGAATACATCGTACTTGTATCTATCAAGAATTGGTTATACTCCTACTGGATATTGGGGCACTTCTACAAGCGGTGGAACTTTAGTAAACGAAGCTACATCATATACTGGCGAGTCACTTGCTAAAGCGTTTGGAAAAACCATTGCAAATGGTAATGATTCTATTAATGTATATCCTCAATGGAACAAAAATGTATATAAGTTTAACTATGATTCTAATGGTGGTAGCGGATATATAAGCCAGCAATCTGTAGAATGGTTATCCACTTTTACTTTATCGGATAATGTCTTTAAGCGTGAGGGTTATAAGTTTGTTGGATGGCACGCTCGCAGAGATAAAGATATGACTTGGTATGTACCAAATGTTGGATGGCTGACCGATGATGAAATTATAGCAAATGGCTATACAAAAAGATTATATGAAAATCATGTAGAGCTTATATTTGGAGATTCTTGGGTTAGCGGTGATGAATATTCAATAAGTGAATATACTATGTTTGCGGTTTGGGAAATATCAGGTGTTGTTTATATAGATAACGGAACTTCATTTGAGCCATATCTTGCATACATAGATAATGGAACTGATTGGGAGTTATATCTTATGTATGTAGATGATGGTGAAAATTGGAATATTATAAGTTAAATTGGAGGTGGATATAATGAGTTATGTATTGTTAAGATGTTCGCATAGCGATAATGACCTTTTTCTTGAAAATGCACAAATTACTGTAGACTTTACATGTTTAAACGGAAGTTTAAAAATTACTAGAATAAGAGGAAAATATGATGGCAATACTGAAATTTATGATAGTGTTGCTAATAAAATTTATATTAAAATTAATGGCGAAACAAGACCATTATTATTAGATAGTAATATTAGCTTTGGTTCAAATGAATACTCTTTATTGTATAGCAAATCGGATTCAGATTGTTTTATTTGGGATGGTTTAACTGATGACATGGTTTATGCTAAGATTATAATGCCAGAATCCAGTGCGATTTTTAGCGAGTCTGAGTTTGATTTTGATATGCGTATGAATTGGACTGAACATACTATCACTTATGATGCAAATGGTGGTGAAGGTACTCCAAGTCCAACCACTGGTCTTTACAGCAAGACAACTTATTTAAGCTCACAAAAACCAACTAGAATAGGATATGGATTTTTAGGATGGGATACATCTCCAGATTCTAATATGTCATATAAATATTCAAGTGGTTCTGGCATTGTCATTACAAGTGATATAACATTGTACGCTGTTTGGAAAGAAAAAAGCGGCAAAGATAAAGTGGTTACAGTGGAATCGCTGGCTTCTTTGCATAAATATAACAAAGAAACATATATACCAACTGGTAGAAAAGATGGAAGCACTATTGGAAAAAATTCTGTGGCAATTAATACAGACTGTACTGCTTCGTCTGAAAATTCTTTTGCATCTGGAAGCGAAACAGTTGCGTCTGCATATGCATCTCATGCAGAGGGAAATAAAACAGAAGCTACACGTCAATATTCTCATGCTGAAGGATGTCTTTCGGTAGCAAGTGGAGAATCTTCTCATGCAGAGGGATATCGAACATCTGCATCGGCAGACCATGCACATGCAGAGGGCAGATTTACAATATCTTCTGGTATTGGAGCTCATGCAGAGGGTAGTAATACTAGAGCTATTGGATATGGTTCTCATGCCGAAGGATATGAAACAACAGCAGCTAGCGACTATCAGCACGTTCAAGGAAAGTACAATATTCCAGACGTAGATGAAAATGGTGCTGCTATTAATAAATATGCTCATATTGTTGGTAACGGTAAATATAATAATCCATCTAATGCACATACATTAGATTGGGACGGTAACGCTTGGTTTGCTGGCGATATGAGTTTTGATGGAAACATGATTTTGTCTTCTAATCAGTTTGGTGACGAGCTTCCTGAAGCTGGAATTGCTGGCAGAATCTTTTTCAAAAGATTAACAGACGTATAAAATGTTTGGTGGTTTGTCAGAAGCAACCGTAAATAAAAAACTGAAGAAATTTATGGAGAGGTCTTGCCTTAGTAGACGATTTTAAATAGGGATATACCTTTATGGTATATCCTTTTTTTTACGATTTTTGCATTACATCTTTTATATATTTTTTAGCAAGATACTTTGCTAACGTTTTGTAATTTACTAGTTTACTTTCTGTTAGTTTTATAACAACTTTTCTCTTATTTCTCATATAACATTTTACTCCTTTTTATAACCTTATTTGTTATATTAATCTATCAAACTATCATAGTCAATATATTTTACTTATTATTTTTATTATGTTAATATATATTTAGGAGGTGATAGCGATGTAGTAATTAAAAAGGTTATAAGAAATAAATTAAAAGGAGTGATATGATATGTCTAGTATATCAAGAACAATTGAAAGAAGTCGAACAAGAAAAACAGCAGTTGCTTATGCAAGATACTCTTCTAACAATCAACGTGAGGAAAGTATTGATGCTCAATTAAGAGCAATTCGTGAATATTGTGAAAAAGAAAATATTGAATTAATTGAAGAGTTTGTCGATGAGGCACTTACTGGCAAAAACGATGACCGTGAAGATTTTCAAAATATGATTACAAAGTTATTAAAGGGTCATATACAAGCAGATTATGTTTTGGTTCATAAGTTTAATCGTTTTGCTCGTAACAAATTTGATAGTACTTTGCATAAAAAGAAATTAAGAGACATTGGTGTTAAGGTTATTTCTGTAACACAAAAAATTGATGATACACCAGAGGGTGAGTTATTAGAGGGTTTTCTTGAAACAATAGACCAATATTATTCTGCCAACCTTGCAACTGAAGTTAGAAAAGGTCTTAGAGAGAATGCATTAAAAGGTAAACATGCTGGAGGTCAAGTTTTATTTGGATACTCTTTGGATGATGATGGGTATTATATCCCAAATGAAAATGCAAAAATTGTGAAACGTATTTTTGAAGAGTTTGCTCTTGGAATACCTAAAACAGAAATTTGTGAAAGATTGAACGCTGAGGGATATAGAAATCAAAGAGGTAAAAAATTCAATACTCGCACACTCTACGACCTTTTAAGAAATGAGAAATATATTGGCAACTATGTTTATACAATAGACAAAAAAGAAACTATCAGATTAGATGGTATTATCAAAGGTCATCCAATAAACAAAGAACTATGGAATACCGTTCAAAGATTATGCGATGAATCTTCTGAAACGCATGGCAGACAAAGAAGTCAAAAAAGATATTATTATCTAACTGGTAAAACTTTCTGCTCTTGTTGTGGAGAACATATCTGTGGTAATGGCTCTAAACGTTCTGGTGGTAAAAATGGTAAATTAAATTATTACTACAAATGCGTTGGAAAAACAAATCATAAAAATGGATGCAAAAATCCAAGCCTGAATAAAGATTGGTTTGAACCAAAGGTGTTAAAAGCTGTTCTTGATACGGTTACAAACAAAGAGCAAGTTAAAGAGATTGCTCAAATGGCTTATAAAGAAATACTTGAAATGAGAGATGAGCCAGTTGTAAGTACTGCTCAACTGAAAAAAGAATTGGCTCAAATATTTAAGAAGCAAGAAAGGCTAACAGACTTATATATGGATGGTGATATGAGCAAAGAAATGTTAGATAATAAAAACGGTGAATTAACAAGACGCAGATTCCAAATTGAAGAAGAATTAGAAAAAAGAAAAAATATTTTAGACGCAGACGATATCCAAGTTGAAGATATTGAAAATTACATTATTCAATTTATTGAAGATGTAAAAGAAGATTGCGAATCTATAGACGATGAGTTTATGAGAATCATGTTGAATGTATTTGTTAAGAGAGTTGATGTTAGTATTGAGGAGGTGGTAGTCCATATCCATACGCCATTTGGTCGTATGGATAGAGGTGATAGCGTTTGTTTTGGTGGGGTAATCCAAAGACTAACACCCATTAATCTAGTACAAATCTTTCCTCGTAAAACCAATGTTCATGGTAAAAATATTTAACTAGGATTATATCATAATAAAATAAACCTTGCAGAACTATTTTTATCTGCAAGGTTTATTATTACTTAATTAAAGAATCTTCAATTACTCTCTTTGCTTCGTCTAAGATGTTTTTGTAATGACCACGAGATGAGACCCACTCATCATTTACATATAAATCATATACATTATCACCTCTTAGTTTAATTGTAATATCAAATCTTTTAATTGTTTTGTTATTCATTTTATATACCTTCCGTTTATATATTGCTTTTAATTCTTTCTTTTAATTCTGTAGAGCTTAAAGAATGTTGTCTATGTAAATAGTGTGGAGTTTTGTTTAATTTTGTTTCAACTTCTTTGCCATCCCAATCTTTATCCCTATAATCATCACCGAGAAATCTAATAGAATAATTAAGGCTGGATGCTAATAGCTCCAAATCTTTTTTGCCCTGATATGGTATAATTTCATCAATAAATTTTACAGCTCTTAATTGCATGAATCTTTCATAAATAGATTGAATTGGCTGTTTATTATCTGGAAAACAGTTTAGCCCTACTATTAAATAATCACAATTTTCTTTTGCTTCTTCAATTGCAATTACATGTCCAGCATGAAGGAAGTCTCCAACAACTGGGTAGAATCCTATTTTCATATCACACCTCATAAAATTTAAGTTTTATAACTCATCAAATCTTGTTTGCAACCTTTTAATTTCATTGTCACACCAGTTAATAATTGTATTTTTTAAATCTCCATTTTTATCTGCCCAAGACAAATATATATAATCTCTAGTGTTAGAGTTTTCTTTTATTATAGGAGCACTAAACATACACCTTCTTAACTCTCTAATGTATTCAATTGTTCTTGAAATTTCTTGCCCTTCTTTAAGTGTTTGTTCTGTCATTGCTTACCTCTTAAAATCTTAGTTTTAATCGTTATAAATTTCATCTTCCCAGAACTCATCATCATCATCGTCATCTTCTGGGCTTAAATAATATTTATTCATTTATATTACTCCTTATCATTAAAAAATTGATATTAACCATTTAATCGCATATGGTAAATTAATAATTGCACATACAGCATCCATTGTCATAAACGCAATATTTTTTGTATGATATCCATGATAGAATGCAAGAGCTCCACATATTACACTCATAACAAAATTAAAAAACATAGTATCCATATTTACACCTCCTATAACTTTAATAGTTGAAATATTTTTTTCTATCAATTTTAACTTTGATTTCTGACGACATTCCTTGAATTGATTTTTCGTACCCATCATTGTATATTACAAAGTCAACCTCGTCTTCGATTCCATCAAACTGACCAACATCAGACAAGCTTCTTCTGTACGCTTCTTCAATATTATCGCCACGTTGAAGAATTTTAATTAGTCTATCTCTACGAGGGACATTGATATAAAATGAGATTATATTAATGCCATTAATTTTACTTACTTGTCTTAATCCATGTGGTGTAAGCACTGCAATTTTATCATCTGTACAATCTTCTTTTGCAGTTCCATAATGCCATCCGTTATATACAGCAGTCTCTGCAAAAAATCCCTCATTTTTTAATTGTAAAAATGTTTTATCATCGGTGAAGTGATAGTCAACACCATCTACTTCACCGTCTCTAGGCTGTCTAGTTGTATATGAAACAACTTTTTTATAGCCATCATTTTCTACTAAATATTTTTCAATACTAGATTTACCACTAGCTGATTCTCCTACCAATACAATCATAATCTACTCCTTTACATATCTCTAACTTTTGCTTTAAGTTGTTCAAGAAAAATATATTCATCTGTATCATATCTATCTTTTGCTATCATATGTTTTACTTGTTCGTTAATTATAAGGTCGAGTAAAGTAGTTTTTTCTTCTTTCGTCAACTTCTGGCACATTTTAAATACCACCCTTATCTAAAATGTCAAATATTGTAATCATATCTTTTCTTGAAATGCTTACTTCTTTAATCTGTTCTTTTATTTTATTCATGTTAACTTCTATTGGATAGTCATCTAAAAAGTCAATTAATACTTGAAATGCTTGTCTTCCTAATCCTTTACAATGAATGAGATTAGTTAAAAGCTCTCTTTTACTAATTAAATCGTCCATATTCTACTCCTTCCAAATATTTGTGTCGCTACAAATTTGTTCCTTAATAAACTCCGTATATTCTTTTAATTCTTTTTTGAATGCTTCTTTTTTGTTATATTCGCATGTGAACATTTCAGGACACAACCCATTTCTATATACACATTCTCTAACACACAAACTATGTAATTCTGGTTCTAATTCTTTAAATGCATTTACAATTTTATCCCATACATATCTTGTTTCATAGCTTGCACAATTACAGTATCTTTTTCTAGAAATATTTATAAAAGCCTGAAAATTAAAAATATATTCGGCACTTTGCAATGTATTTCTATTCGGAACTTCATCATAATTATTTCTATCACTTCTTAATGTTGATACAAATGGGGTTGCACCAAGGCTATGTCTAACTAAATGCCCATGAACAAATTGTGGCGCGTCATAAACTTTTACAATAATATGCGGAATTCTGATTGGAGAATGTTCAGCCATTAGCAATCTTTTTTTCCAATCAGAGTCTGGGTATTTGCCACTGTCCCTTCCAATTGTGGTCATTGTAGCATTTTTAACTTCTTGCCACATATCTTCGTGCCATCTCACTTCTACTCTTACTTTTGATAAATCTGCTTTTTTATTACTCATTTTATCTACCTTCCTTTTAATATATAACCTTAACAGTATAAAAGCTATAACCAACTGTTAAGATTTAACATCTTTTACAAGTATGATTATAGCTTATTATCTTAACTTTGTCAAGTACTTTTTTAAAAAATTTTATTTTAATGTTTTATAATATTTATCGAAATCAAATTCAAGATATTTCTTAGAACTTAATAAATCACAAGAATGCACAAACCATTCTAAGTTCTTAGATGGTTTTGGCAATACAACTCCTTTTGCATATGGAGCGGTGTTATATTTCCCCATATGAGATTTGATACACATAACAGTTAAAGGAACAGCCTTTCTCATATAATCCATATCATTGTCCGACAGTTTATTGTTCTTAAAATATTCTGTTACTGTTGATACAAATAAATTGCCAGCAACTAAAGGATGGTCAAAACGTGTGCTATGTTTTGGTGTGTCATCTGGTTTGCAACAATCATGTAAAATTAAAGATGCGTAAACAATATCTTCATAAATATCACTATAATCATCTCTATTTAATAATCCTTTTAATACATCTGATTCAATCATTGACCAAGCAATTCCGACTGTTGCTTTTACGTGTCTTACAAGCCCTCCATCTCCTAAAGAATATGACGGATGATATCTTCCAGATGATGACGCTGGAATTGTCTGAATGCACTCTGGGCTTGCATTTAATGTGTTTGCTACAACATTTCTCATATGTTCGTTTTTAATAAGATTTAATTCTTTTTCAAATAATTCTGATGTCTTCATTTCTCACCTCTAATGTTATAGGGCATGTATTTTACACGCCCTATAATTTTATTGCTTATATTAATTTACTTTGTATACGTCTGCATGTCTTGAGCCAAACTGCAATGCTTCGCTATGACTGTTAAAATAAATGTCTACATGACCATACGGAGTTCCTCTGTCCTCAACTGTATACACATGTCCATTAATTAAAAGTTTTGTGCCAAAGGCAACACCGCCCATAGCAACTGTTCTTCCAGCTGATGGCATAGTGCCACTTGCTGTTGCGCCACCAGCCCATTTTCCACAACATTTAGAGCAGTTGCAATATGCTGTTAATCTAAAGTTGCCTAAGTATTCGCTTGCTTTTTCTTCTGCTGCTTTAATTTTTTCATTTTTTGTTTCTTCGTCCATTAAGTATTCGTTCCAAAGATAGAAGTGACTATATCTTCCATTTTCATTTAATACTGAAATTTTTGTCCAACCATTATAATCAGACATTGCTGTTACTTCTGTATATGGCTTTAACACTTTTGTAACGTTTGAAGTGATATTTGGAAATGGTCTCATATTTAAATATGTTGTAGTATATAAAGTTTTGTATTCATCATATTCATTACTGAAAAGCATATCTAAATATTCGTCTGTAATATCTAATGGAATAGCCATTTTCCAATTCTTTACTTCTGTTGCTTCAATAATTTTTTCTACTTCTGGTTTTTTAGTTTCATTTGTTTTTGTTTCGCTTGTTTTTGTGCTACTCTGTGTTTCTGCTTTCGTTGAACAGCAAGGAATTACCATCAACGAAAGAGCCATAAACAAAATCAATAAACCTTTTTTCATTTTATATTCTCCTTATTCTCCCCAGCACTCGGCACGATGTTCGCAATCGTCACAGTCTAAATCTGTGTCAAGACATTCATCAATTTCATCGCACTCATCACATTCATCACAATATTCACAACAATCATAACATCCGTTACAGTCGCATTCTTCTTCATATAATTCACTCTGAAGTTTATATCCTTCAAGCTCCCAAATTTTATCAATAATTTTATCCACGCAGATTTCAAATCCCATTTCTTCATCATAATTATCTGGGCTTACGCATGCAGATGATTCTACAATAACAAATCCGTTTGGAAGTTCGCATGTTACAATAGTACACTTATCATAAATTGTCTGAATTTCAATATTTGATTTTGCAACAATACGTTTAATCATTTCTTCTGTTACTGTTGGAGCTGCTTTTGGTTCTACATATTTTTCAAAATATTCATTATATTCATCTGTGCTCATTACTCCTTTGTGCATCATGTGTTCACCAAATGCAAATGAAATAATACCACCATCAACACCAATTACTTCTGCGATGTCTCCTTTTTTTAAGAAGCTTGTTACATCTTTTGTTACGATTAATTTGTCTCCTTTAGCTAACATAATTTAGCCCTCACTTTCTTTTCTTTCATTTTTAATTTTATTTGACCACCAAACATTCCATTTTTCTACAATCTCTTTCTGTTCTTTTGTAAGAGGATGATTGTATCTCTGTAATGCTTGGACAATCTTATCGTTTCTAACCTCAATTGTTACGAGGCTTTCGCTTGGTGCGTCTTTATATCTTAAGAATAAAATATGACACTGACCATCAATAACTCTTTGGATATATGATGCTACACAGTTGTTCTGAGCAACGGCTTCATCTTTGATATCCTGAGTACAATTTGGATAAAAGAATCTATACTCTCCAAACGTTTTCTCCATATCTTTATTAATTCTATCTTTGAATTTTTCTTCTTTAAACTGCTGTTTTAATCTATCATAGTTTCTACAAGCAATCTGATGTGTTGTAAGAAAATGTCTAGGGTATTTATCAAATTTATCACTAATTTGTTTCATCATAGATGCATAATCATAAATTTCACCCAATGCGCTACTTGGAATAATGGCTTCAAATGTCATCAAATAATCAAGATAATTCATTAATCCTTTTACTGTATATCCATATTCTGAAATAAGCTTATTAAATGTTGAAACACTAACCCAGTTATAATCCCATGTTCTTTCTCCGTAATATTTTTTTACAGATTTTGTATTATGTAATATGCTATTAATTTCATCATCTGTTAATGACATATATTCAAGCTTATACGCAAGTTGATATCCGTCTGGATTTTCTTTATAATTTTTTAAAAAGCTATCTGATAATTTAATACTATGTGTTTTACATAATTTAATTAATGCTTTTGGAATGTCATTGATTGTATATGAGAAATTACGAGTATTAATAATATCTTCAATTCCAGCAGAAAAAATCTGTTCGTATTTTGCATAACGTGGAATCTTATCTAAAATTGTTCCAACGTTATTAATGTCATGAAATCTGCTTGAATATGTTCTTTTAACAAATGAAAGAAACTTTGCATACTTCTCATCTTCACAACAATTAATAACATCATCCATTGTCAACCCTCTTAACTGAGAGCACAAATTAGTTACTGGTTTACCTTTTTTTCCAATACATTCTTTTGTAGCGAAATTATATTTTACTGTCTTGCCATCTTCAAAATCAAAAATTAAAAACTGTCTTTCTTTATAAACTTTCATACTTCTTTTTCATTCATTATTTAAAACCTTGTTAATAAGTTACAATTGCAAGATAAGGATTTGAACCTTAGTTTAATCTTAGCTTTGCTATAAGATTCGTGTTATCCATTTACACTATCTTGCATTAATATGTTATTCGCTATTTACCAGCCTTGCAGATGCTTATAGTCATGTACAACTAAACTAAACTGTATATCAAGGATTTTGTAAATCTTTATAACTTTACTATTTATTCTTTTAACTTTGACTCATGAAATAAACTTTGAATTTTTAACTTTATTATTTGAGTTTTACAACTTTAAACTTTACAGTCCCACTATGTAAATATTTATCAATATTTGGCTATAAGTTTAACACACTTACCCATTTTGATAAACAATCAAATAAAAAGATTTCCAATCTTTTCCTCTGTTGTTTTTCTAAATCTCAGCTTTTAAGAAGAAGAGGTGTTTCTTTATTGTTTTACATAAGTCTAAGCACCCCTAAAAGACTTATGAGTTGTAGTCTAAAGTTTTCAATAAACAGCGAATAACCAATTTATATTAACTACATAAGTAGCTTTCTACTATTTAGTAGTTAACTTCAATTTCTGTAATTGCATTAGATACTGAAAGCGCAGCGTCTACTTCTGCCTTGAATGTGTTAATATGTTCTTCTAATGCGTTAATCTTATCCAGAATCTTGATAGGGTCTACAAGTTCGTATGTATTTGCTTTAATGAACTGCATTCTAGCCTTTTCATATTCTTCTGTATTCACCTTGCCCTCTTTAGAACCAAATGCACCAATTACATACTGTTCTGCTCTTTTTTCAAGTTCAGAGCCGTTTTCTCTAAGGATTTCAGCCTGAGCTCTGTTATACTGTTTCTGTAATTCAAGGAGCATGTGTTCATCAAAAGTAACACCATGATTTTTCATTTCAATAGCTTCTGCCACTGTGTATTCAATACCATTAATTTTTACTTTTGTTACTGCGTTTGACAATACAACAGCTTTTTTAATAGCGTTTCTTCTCTTAATCAAATCAGATGCCTTGTCGTAGTTTCCCTGCATAACAGTTTTATATTCTTCAACTGACACGCCTTTGATTTTATCGTTTGAATGTTTATTTGCTACACAAAATGAACCATTCATAATAGAAGAAAGAATTCTATTATCTAAAAGCTTTAATTCTGCTAATGCTTTATGAATTGTCATCTTTTCATTTGTTGCCATGATTTTCACCATTTTAACCTTTCTTTTAAACTTTGAATCTTTTAAACTTTATTACACCAACGTTTTATAGGCTAGACATTGGTAAACAAGAACGGTGGGAGTCGAACCCACGTCTACGACTTAAAGTCATTGCTCTACCTACTGAGCTACATTCCCGATTGTGTAGGGACTTCCTACACAGCACCTAAAAAGGAAAGGAGGATTATTTAAAAAAGATTTTCTACAACGACTGCCCCTACTGGATTCGAACCAGTGTAATGCAGGAGTCAAAGTCCTGTGCCTTACCGCTTGGCGAAGGAGCAATAAGTACACCCTCCCAGATTCGAACTGGGCTTATACCTTGCTAGGGCTTACGACTTATAAGGTCGTGGCTCTCACCTAATGAGCTAAGGGTGCTGAAAGGAGTGCCGCCTTTAACGGCTTATTCATTTTAGAATAAGGTTGAGTTCCACTGCTTTATGACAAAAAACAAAGAATCCAGAGATTCGAAATTGGCTATTTATCATTGATTGCAGATTTTGCTCTCTGCTTTTCTCCCTCAATTTCATTACTGAGTTTTCTCATAATTGAAGTCCATCTTGCATAAGCTGTATGCTTTCCTCTTTTACTGTTTACATTTGAATTCTGATTAAGATTCATATTGTTCTCCTTATAACCTTATTTTTTATTTGCTTCATTTGATATATTTAGTATATCATATTTAAAGCAGTTTGTCAAGTAGTTTTTTGAACTTTTTATTTTTTTATTTCTATTTGTTCGCTTCACTTGATATATTAACTATATCATATTTACCATTATTTGTCAAGTAGTTTTTTAGACTTTTTACATTTCTTCAATGTTTTTATATTCTGACAGATTGTGGAAGTAATTAACCTTATCATCTAATTCGTATACTACTTTTCTTAATTCGGCTTCTTTTTTCTTGCTATCAGTTCTTGTATACTTCTTCCACATCTTATCTCTTTCTTTGTGTAATTCAACGTATTTCTCGGTCACATCTTCTTCGCCAATGACGTTAATTACAATTGGTTCTCCACAGAATGGACAATGAGTTAACTTATAATAAGTTTCTTCTTCATATTCATCTCCCCAGTCATAAAATGATTCTGTGAATCTTATAGAAATTGATGGAGTAATTGTATCTTCGCATTCATCTGTGTATTCGCAAACCAAATTAATTATAGGATTGTTTTTTAGTTTTTCACAACACCATTCAAATGGCTTATATTTATAACCATCATAACAATCAAATGTCTGTCTGATTAATTCTATATTCATATACTTCCCTTTCGTTTATGTATGCATTATAGCATATAACATTATTGATTGTAAGTACTTTTTTGGGAAAAATTATAAATTATCCTTAAGATAATTTAAATATTCATCCCAGAAGCCTTTTACATAAATGTACTCTTTGCTTTGTCTAGCCAGCTTCATTTTCTTCATATCATCTTTTATATTAAAGGATTCAGATTGCTTCTTGCCTCTCTTGCAAAGACTTTTTGACATGATATCGTCTAAGAAATCATTCGTAACTCTTGAGATGGAAAGTAGCTCGCCTTTAGGCACATCCTTGGTAATTTCTTTATATAGTGCGATTTTCTCGGCTGGTATTTCCACATTTGACTTTGGAAGATTACGGCTTGAAAATGGTGAGATACTAGCTCCACTTGTACGTGCTTTTAATAATTCTGCTACAATTTCAATGTCAGCAGCTTTAAATTTGAATTCTACTTCTTCGTCATTTTCAATATGGTCAACATATTCAATACCACTTTCTTTAACTGCTTTAATAATATTATGACCACGTCCAATTGATGGTATATATGCAACCAACCACACTGGTCTCTTATTATCAATATGACCATATGTGTAAATTCTATTTCCATTTTGACACGAAATATAAACATCTATATCTTCAATGTTCCCATCTGCGTCCCTAGGAAAATCATTTGTGTCTTGGTCTAATTCACATAGTAGTCTATATTGTCCTTTGTATCTCATCAAATAATTTGCCATAACTAATACTCCTTACCTTTAAACAACTCTCTGGCTAAAACAGTTCCACATTCAATAGTTTCAATATCAAAATCTACTGGCATAATTGCACATTCATGCATTACAACAATTGGAACTTTCATTGTTTCAGCCACTCGACCCTCTTTACCTAATTCACTCATAGAATAATTAATAAACATTTCCATGAAATTTTGTGCTTCTTGTTGAGATTCAAACAAGATAATTCTGCCTTTATTATGAAAATAAAGACCGCTCTTATGCATGATTATAAACATATTTCATTCACCACCTAATAAAATTGGGATTTTAAGTGCTATTTTGCACTATATATAGTGCATTAGAAAATGCTAACACACTATATATAGTAGTTAAAAAATTACATGTCTGCCAATCTGTCATTCATAGAATCAATTTTTAATTTGTCTGAATGAGTCATGCCATGTTTACAATTGAAATCAGTCTTGCCAGCACATAACGGACAAGAGCAATGAACTTTGTTCTTAGAGTATTGATGCAGATTATCATATAATGACGCTCCATGATTATGCTCTGCGATATTCTTTTTTCTGATTGCCTTGTTATAATCGTTTTTTCTTCTCTCTGCTCTTGTTTTCATAATTGTACCTCTTATAATTTTATTTATTTGTACTACCGAATCCACCAACTCTTACATTGTCTGTATTACCATTATCAGCAACTAAGAAGTTAAAGAATGCTCCCTGAGCAACTCTATCTCCTTTATTAATTGTTAATACATCATTACTAATGTTTTTTAAGAAGATGCCAATGTTGCCATCATTTCCATCATTAGAGTAATAATCCGAATCAATCCATCCAGAAGTGTTGGCTAACATCCACTTACCACCCATAGAACTTCTAACATTCAGAATTAAACATTCATCTTCTTTCATATAGGCTTTTACATCAGTCCATACTTTTACAATACCGTTTGGTGCTGCTACGTATGTATCATTAGCATAGAAATCATATGCCATTGCAGTACTAGAACCCCTAGTTGGTAATGTTACATCGTCAGTAGTTTTTCTTTTGCTATCAATTACAACTTCAAATCCTCTTGTTTTCATTTTTATCACCCTCTAATATTCTTCATAGTAAGATTCATTGCTTACTACTTTTGTTTTCTTCTTTTCTGCTTCTTGGACTACTTTTAATGCGACCTTTCTATCTTCGAAAACTGTTTTGCCAAAAGCATTATAGTTTAATAAATAAGCATGCTTGTCATGCTTGTCTATACCAACAAAATAATCGTCTGCTACAGTTCTAACCTTTAATTCGCATAAATCATAGACTCCTACGCTTGGCATTATTTTGGCGTAATATACAATATCTTTCTTTTTTAATTTTACTACGTTGTCTTTACCCATACGCCATTTTCCTTTTTCCAGATATTCTGATTGCCACTACCACGAAATTTTAATGTAACATCTCTTAATTTATCTATATATCTGCCGTCAACAAAAACATCTATATTTTCTTCTAATATAAACTTTCTATAATCGTCTGCTTGAGTCCAATTAAGAAATGTGTCAAAATCTTGATTCATTATTTCATCATATGTATATCCACTATATAACCATATCTTTTTATCTGGGAACAGATGTTTAATTCTTTTTGTTAACAAATATACTTTTCTAACATTTAAATTAGCTAATGGCTCTCCGCCAAGAATACTAATTCTCTTAATATATGGTTTACTAATTAACTCTAAAAATTTTTCTTCAATTTCTTCTGTCCATTCTTTGCCGCCATTAAAATCCCAAGCCTCTTCATTAAAACAGCCTTTACAATGAAATTTACATCCTTGTGTGAAGAGGGAACATCCTATTCCCTCTCCATTACATACTTCAAATGGCAAAATCTGTGCGTATCTCACTATAGAGTTCCTCCGTCATGTTTTACACGTAAGCCAACTTCTTCTTGTTTTCCCTCATTGAATGCACTAGTATAATCACCAGTTAAATATCCAGTAACACGTCTAAGTCTCTGAATTTCATCTCCACCACACATAGGACACATATGAGAGATTTCATCTGTATAACCACACTGCATGCAAGTATCATTAGGTACGTTTACTGCAAAGTATGGAATATCTTTGTCCATAGCATAGTTCACGATATCTTCTAATGCTTCTAAGTTGTTTTTAACAGTTGAATCCAGTTCAATATATGTAATACATCCAGCACTACTGTAGCCAGTTAACTGAGACTCAATATCAATTTTTTCAAATGGATTCATCTTTTCCCAAACTGGAACATGCATTGAGTTAGTAAAGAATTTCTTATCTGAAACTTTAGGAATTACACCGTATTTTTCTTTGAATTTACTCATAGCTGTAAAGCAAAGATTTTCTGCTGGTGTATAATAAACACCAAAGTTTAATTTGTACTCTTCTTTAAATTCTGCACATCTATCTTTAAATAACTGTTCAATGCGTTTAGCAAGCTCCATACCTTTTTCTGTTGTATGATTGCATCCAATAAGAATTTCAAGCGTTTCTGCAAGCCCAAGCTGTCCGATTACAATTGTTCCATGTTTAAGAGCTGAACGAATTCCCTCTTCTGGAATATATCCCTCCATTACTCCATTTTCATACATGAATTTAGCCGAGTCTGGAGACTGTGAACAAATCCATTCAAAACGTTCAAGAAGCATGTCTTTTGCCTCGTGAATTTTCTTATCTAATAATTCCATAAATACTTCAACAATATTGTCGTCATATTCACTCATAAAAGATTCTTTTGCCTGCATTGCTAAAGTAGGCATAATAATTGTTACTGGACAAATATTGCCACGTCCATCTTTCTGCTGTTTTAATCCATTAATATCCCATCCATTTGCAGTACGACATCCCATTGTGCTGAAATACGTCTGAGGGTCATTAATATCATATCCAGCATTTCCAGACCAATCTACATTTGCATAGTTAGGATACAATCTCTGTGCAGTAGATTTTAATGCTAACTGGAACAAATCATAGTTAGGGTCTTCTGGTTTTCTATTAACACCTTTCATACACTGGAAGATTCCACAAGGGAAAATGGATGTTTTATGAAGACTTCCAATACCATCGATAGATACCTCAAGTAATGCTTTTGTCACCATACGACCCTCTGGTTCTGTACAAGTACCATAGTTAATAGATGTAAATGGTAACTGATTACCAGAGCGAGACTGTAATGTGTTTAAATTGTGGTACATGGCTTCAACAGACTGACGTACTTCTTTTTCTACCATATCCATTGCATATTTATATGCTTCTTTGTTCTGCTCTGAATTTGCTTCAAGGTCATTAAATGACAATTCTTTTGGAACAATCTTTGCGTACTCTTCATCTTTTAAAATGTATTTAACTCCATTTTTAAAATGCTTTGCAAAGCTCTTTCTAACGTATGGAATCATAGTCCAATCTAAGTGAGTTGCAGAAACACCACCGAACTGCTGCAAGCTCTGTAACTGGAAAATTACAGCAACTAACTGAAATGCTGTGCTTACAGATTGAGCTGGTCTAACATCTGTCTGTCTTGTATTAAATCCATTTGCAAGCAATTTATCAAATGGGATACTCATACAATTGTGCATTCCAACAGCGTATGAGTTAAGGTCGTGAATATAAACTTCATTATTTAAATGATTGTTTTTGGCCATCTCAGACATACAATAATCTAATGCATACTGTTTCATTACTGCATCATTTGCTTCTCCCATACGACCACCAAACGACTTCTCATCAACATTAGCGTTCTGATTCTGTACGTTTTTAGCCATAAGTTTTTCTGATACAGATTTGATTAATTTACTATTTCTTTCACGAGCCTTAGTTCTTTCATTGCGATATAAAATATACTGTTTTGCAACATCTTTACGATTGCTTGCCATTAATTTTGTTTCTACAATGTCTTGAATTTCTTCAACAGACATTTTCTTTTTGCCAGTTTCTGTAATCTGATTTGTAATTCTATCAATAATTACTTTTGATTCATCTGTGATATCACCATCGATATCTTTAAAAGCCTTTCCAATTGCTATACAAATCTTATTGGGGTTATAGACATCTTCTCTTCCATCGCGTTTAACAACAATGTTAACCATAACCACATTCCTCCTTATAACTTTATTTTTTATTTATTTCAACATTTCTGCAAGCTCAACTTCAGAAATGATTGTAATTCCAAGCTCTGTCGCTTTCTTATATTTTGAAGAGTTAGATGCTTCATTGCAAACAAGATAATTTGTTTTCTTTGTTACACCGCTAACTACTTTACCACCTAAAGATTCAATTTTTTCTTTAGCTTCATCTCTATTTGAGAAATAAATTAAAGAACCAGTAATGCAAAATGTTTTACCATTTAAGCTATTTGAATTAGAAGTTGTTTTTGGTTTTTCAAATGTTAAATATTCTGCAAGTTCTGAAACCATTTTAAAATTATCCAAATAATAATTAATCATTGATGTATTTGTATTTGAACCAAAGTCATCTAACTGAGTCCAATCAAATCCATATGCAGAATCCCAAGCATCGTCAAATTTCTTATAATCATAATCAAAATATTTTGCGATTGTTTTACTTGCACTTCTACCAATAAGAGGGATGCTTAATGAATAAATAAATCTATCTAATGTTGTATGTTTACTTTCTTCAATCGCATCTAATAATTTATCAACCGATTTGTCACCAAAACCATCATATTCTTTCCAAGGTTCTCTATAATAATCAAGTTTATAAATATCTTTAAATGAATTTACCCATCCTCTTTCAATAAGAAACTCTAATGTTGCTTCGCTCATTCCATCGATATTCATTGCGTTCTTAGAAACGAAGTGCGTTAATTTGCCCAATAACTTTCCTTTACAATGTGGATTTGTGCAAACAAGAATTTCTGTATTGTTATCTTTCTTAACTTCTGTTTTCGCTTTGCAAATAGGACATTCTGTTGGTAAATCAATTGTTGTAATTCCACCAATATTATCTCTAATTTCTGCACTTACATTTCTTTTTACCTGAGGAATAATCATGTTGGCTTTATATACTTTAATCTTATCACCTTTCATAAGTGCTAAATCCGTTAAGATTGAAACGTTATGTACGGAGGCACGACTTACCATAGTACCATCAATTTCTACTTCTTTAAAAACGGCAGTTGGAGTTAATACACCAGTTTTGCCCATAGTCCATTCAATATCCAATAATTCTGTTTCATACACTGCATCTTTTCTTTTATATGCAATACCATTTTTGAAATGATGGCTTGTAGCACCTAAAGATTTACCATATTCAATATCATCAAATTTGAACACAATACCGTCACAAGGGAATCCGTCTTCAGCGGCAAAATCAAATACATAATCTAAATTACTCTCAAGATTCTTTGGGTCTAAAGTACTTGCAAGCCAGTTTGGAACTACATCAAATCCAAGTTCTTTTGCTTCTTTTAAATTATTTCTAAGACTGTCACTGCATCCACCTTTAATGATATCCCAAGCAAAAAATTTTAATTTTCTTTTCGCTACTAAAGATGTGTCGAGCACAGACAAAGTACCACTTGCTAAGTTTCTACTATTCTTATACTCTCCATTTTTATTTACTTCTGCAAAATCTTCATCAGTAATAATAGCTTCACCATCAACAATATACGTTCCAGTCTTATCAATTTTTAATGGTACATTTAAGAACTGTTTAACATGTTCTGTTACATCAGAACCTACATGACCATCTCCCCTTGTTTCCCCTCTTACAAGCACACCATCTTCATATAATAATGATATAGTTAGCCCATCCAGCTTAATACTTGTAACAAGATATTTATTATTTGCAAATTTAACAATTTCATCAATTGTATGGCACTTATCTAAACTAAGCATTGGATGATTATGCTCGACTTCTTTAAGTTCTGTTAACACCTTATATCCAACATTCTGCGTTGGAGAATTAGAAAACACAAAGCCAGTTTCTTCTTCGAACTGTCTAAGGTCTTCTAATCTCATATCAAACTGTTCGTCTGTCATAATCGGTGTTTTACCATTATAATAAGCATCGCTTGCTTCATTAAGTACGGAAACCATTCCACGCATTAAACTTAATTCACTATGATTCACTATTTCACCTCCATTAAAACATGATTAGATTTTCTCTAATTAAAAAACTGTCGCAAGTTGAAAAATCTGTATGAACCTGCTGACTACAATGGTCAATGCCTTTTTCTCTACAGAAATCGCCAATCTGATTGTAATGTTCACAAGTTTTGCATTTTAAACTACACTTGTTTTTGTTTGTTTTCTTATCGCTCATTTTATCACTCCTTTATAACGTTAACAGTTACGAGCTGTTATGTGAGTATTATATACTATTTGTAATTATTTGTCAATAGGTTTTTTAGGATTTTTTCAAAAGTTCCTGCATAAATGTATGTCTAGTTAAGTTTGCTTTCTTTTTAACAGCTTGATTAACACTCTGTAAAGTTCCTAAATGATACATTCTTTCTTTCATACGTGTAAGACCTACATATAATAAGTTACTATTTAACATAAAAATGTGACTTTGTGGCGTACATAAGATTACCTTTTTAAAACCGCCACCCTGAGATTTATGAATTGATATTGCATATCCCAACTTAACATTATTCATATCAGTTCTATAATACTTAACGTGGATTCCACCGAAATCAATGATTACATATGAATTATAAATTTCTTTAATAATACCAGTTTCACCATTGGCAACAAAAGCCGTAATTTCTTCGTCATGTTCAAACACTGTACGTTCACCATCATCATCTGGTAGGTGTCTTGTGTCAACAGTTGCATCATAATTGTTTACTGTCTGAAGTATTAGGTCGCCTTTGTAATATACTGTGTCTCCAACTTTCATATTTACTTCGCTACCATAATTAGGATTTGCAACTCTTTGAATCATATTGTTAAGTGCAATTGCTCCACAATCACCAACATTTTTCGCTGTTAAAACTTGAATATCTTCAATGCTGCTACCATTATCTAATAATTTTTTATATAACCCTACTACGCTTCTAGGAATTGATTCTGATGCCAAATCAATAAATGTGTAGTCTTGATTACCTCCGAATGTAGTTGCTTTAGCTTTCATTTCGCTTGATAAATATGGTATACAACATCTTGTATCTGTTGCAACTTTCATTAATCCACCACTTGAATATCTGAAAATCTTATTAAGTGTTACAGTTGGGATGATATTTGCTTCCATAAAATCATGAAGTAAGTTTCCACATGATACACTAGGTAACTGAGCATTATCACCAATTAAAAGAAGTTTTGTATGTTTAAAATCAATGGCATCAAGTAATCTTTTAAACAACCAGATATCAACCATTGAAAACTCATCGACTATAACAATATCAGATTCTAATTTATGCCAAGAATTATATGTCCAATCATATGGTGGCATATATCCAAGACCTCTGTGAATAGTAGATGCTGGCTCATTTGTATTTTCATGTAATACCTTTGCGGCTCTACCAGTAGGACTAAATAATCTAAATGTTTTATCATTTTCTTTTAGCATTTTAATTAATCCTTGTGTAGAAGCAGTTTTGCCACTACCAGCAAAACCGTTTAAGATTGCAATATTATTTTTACACACAACATCAAGAATTTTAATCTGTTCATCAGATAATGTAAAGCCACCAACTTCTCTGTATCTTTCAATATTGAAATCCCAAATATTATTAGTATTACTTAAATTATTAAGAATTGTATCGGCAATATACTTTTCTGTATTGTATGTTTCAACTAAAGAAGCGCTCATATTATCTTTGTTATAATAAATGTTTTCATCTTTAATAACATCTACGAAATGATTTGCACAACTTGGTACAGTTTTTAAACACTGCTGTCTTAAGTCTGCCAAATTCATTTTGGTGTGTCCCTCATTTTCATTCTCTTCTAAAATATACATAATACAAGCTAAACATCTATCTGGTGATGTTTTTACATCATATCCGAAATCAATAATGTCTTCTTTTTGAAGCTGTAAAATAATACTATCTGCCGTTTTAAATCCAACACGACTAATTCTTGTAAGTGTTGTATATGGATTTGTTTTTAATTTCTCTTTTAATTTGTCAATTGAAGAATACGCTTCATAAATTCTTCTAATCATATTCATTGATAAAATGTTTTTAAATTCAATAACTAGCTCCATTAAACAGTAGTTAGTTATAATTTTTTCTTTAATAATATCGAATGTTTTCTGACCAATACCTTTTAATTTTGATAAATCAATATCATCCAAGTTATCATCTTTTACCATTTGAATGATATTAGGATAATTTTCTACCAATGTTTTTGCCTGATTTTCTGTTAAAATCTCAGATAAGAAAACATATGTTCCCTCAACTGTGGTTGGCAAATCACGTCTTATATTTAACACTTTATAACTTGTGCCATATTTACTTTCTTGTTCCACAGTTGTAAACTCATATTCAACACCAAGAGTTAAATCTGACAACTCTCCTAAGATGGAGACGTTGCCATATTTATTTTGTTTTAACTCTGGGTATTTGTTTTTATCTGTTGCAACCGCATAGATTTTAAAATCTGGCGAGTTGTATACGCATCTTTCGATTACTCCTTTAAATTTATATTTTACATCTACCATTTTTTCATAACCTCATATTCTGTAACTATCGGCTCAAGTTCATCTGTTTCTACCCACTCACCACCAATATTTTTCTTTTTATGGGCATAAGTGAATCCTCTAATATCTAAAACAGCAAAATCACCAAAAGGTTCTTCTTTGTATAACTTTGACTGTTTAATTCTTGTTTTAATCTCTTCCCCAGTGCTAACATTTCTTAGTGTGAAATGTGGTTTTGTTGGGTCTGAGAATGTTTTAAAATTAAGTACAACATAATAATGGTCTGCAAGGATTGGGTTCGCATATGTTGTATATTCCAAATACTCCATTTCAAGTTTAATTTGGTCAATCATGTCAATTGATTCATTTGGTAATACACTACATAATTCATTAATTAAACCTTGATTATCAAGTTCTCTATATTGTGCCTTTGTTTCTTTTTTCGCATATTTTCTAATCAAATAATCTGTAACACCAAGCTCTTCCATTTTCTTTTTAGCAATAATTTTTGAATTTGCAAACTTGTCGTATACTTCAATAACATTCAGCAGGTATTTATTATTACCGAATTCACTAAAGAAATTTAAGGCGGTTAAGATATGTAACTGTCTTGAGTTAAGACTTGTTTTATCTTCAATATCTCTTAATAAGTCTACAAATGTTTTATATTTATTCTTAGATAATTCTAGTAACTCGTCTGCTATCTGAGCATTACAATATTTAATAGAACTTATACCCTTATATATTGCATTATTTTCTTTGTCCATAGTATAAAAACTACCAGACTTACCAAATTTAATTGGTTTTAATTCAATGTTATGTTTCTTAGCATATTGTAGGATTTCTAAACATTTATCTGAATCCTCTTCATAAATATTTAATGCTGTTGTTACTGTTTCTAACTTATAATAACATCTTAACCATCCAACAACATATCCAAGAAAGCTATATGGTGTAGCATGATTTAAAGAGAATAGATATGAGCTCGCATCAATGATTACTTGAATAAAACTTTCAATTAATTTATTAGACTCATCTTCCTCTACATTGTACTTCTCTTTCATCGTTTTAATGAAGCCTTCTTTGATTTTTGGTATAAATTTATCAGTACCAGTTTTCTTAGCGAAACCTCTTCGTACAATGTCTGCCTCTCCCATCGTATAACCGCAGAAGCTATGTAGGAACTCAATAATTTGCTCTTGATAAACTAGGTATCCTAATGTTGGTGCAAGGAATTTATTTAAAGCATCGTGCCCATTATCGTGATATTTACCAGTGGATAGCTCATCACGATAACTTGCACCAGCAGGTCTGATAGCTCCATTTGCCATTGACATTAAGTCTATATATGAGAAGTTTTTATTCTTCTCTTTAATCTTTGCAATTGTTCCATCACTAAAAAGCTGCTTGATGTAGTCTCCAGCATATGAAGATTCAAACTGAAAAATCATAGTACAATCATCTCTAATTTCATCCCACACCTTTTTATCATCAAAAGAAATATTATCTGGCGTTAATCTTGGGATACCAGCTAAATCACAAGTTTCATTAATTAGACCAACACAGTCAAGACCAAGCACATCAAGCTTTACAAATGACAAGCCATCAATCTCTTTCATATTAATCTGAGAAATCATGTTTTCATTTGATTTTGTACTGCATAAACCGAACCATTCATCTACTGGATATGGAGATACTACAAGCCCAGCTGGGTGATTTCCAATTGAAACAATAGTTCCTTTTACAATGTCAACATATTTAAATAACTCTGGATATTTTTTAATGTAAAATTCATCAATACAATCCTTTTTATTTTCATCTAAATATACAGCATCACTAATCATCTGCGTTTCTTCAACACTCATTCCCAATGCTCTACCAACATCCTTAATAGCACCCTTTAAAGCGATAGTATTGAATGTGATAATATCACAACAGTATAACCCCTCTTTATTAAATAGATATTCTCTAACCTTATATCTATCTTTTTTAGACCAGTCAGTATCAACGTCTGCAAGAGATACACGTTCTTTATTCATAAAACGCTCAAAGTTAAGGTTATATTTAATTGAGTCAACCTCTGTAATGCCTAATAGATACGCAATCTCACTTCCACTAACAGAGCCTCTTGAATACCCACAGCTTACACCCTGCTTCTTTAATGCTGATTTGTAGTCCTCTTCAAGTAATAAAAAGTCAATCGCACCATTATGTTTATATGTTTCTAATTCATACTGAATTTTTTCTTTGTACTCGTTAAAGTTATCGTATTTGTCAACGCCTCTATTTTTAATTCCCTCTAAGATTTTTTCTCTTAAAACTTTTTCTGAATCTTTATATAACTTAGGATATTTTTTACCATAATCCAGTTTAAATTCTTCTACAGAATCTGCCATTCTATTTGTATTTTCAATCGCTTCTAAATAAACATCTTCTGGCAAAGCTCTTTGATTCTTATATGCATTTACTAATTCATCATATGTTTTAAAAGTTAAATCCCATGACTCTTCGTCTGAGAAAAATACGTTTTTCCCTTTCTGAAGAATTCCCCTACCATCTACATGAATATCGTTTAAACAATGTGTATCAGTACCAGCAATTAATGGTATTCCAGTTTTTTGATGGACTGCATAAAGAATTTTATTATATACAGCCTGAGCTTCACAATTATGATGTTGAACTTCAAGATAACATCTGTGTTTATTTTTAATTAAGAACTTTAAAAATTCTGTCTTAATATCGTTATTGCCTTTGCCCAATACACCGCCTAAACATGCAGTAGTAATAAGAATATTGTCTGATGTTGCATATAATTCATCAAAACCAATTCTTGGTGCATAATAATAATGATAGTCGTCTCTATTGAAAGATTTAGAAACCAACTTGTTTAGTTCTTTAACACCGTCATAGTTTTTGGCAATTAAAACACAATGGTAATTATCTCTATGTTTATCTTCTGAATTTGTATCTTTTGTTAAATATGCTTCTGTAGCGTGAATATATTTCATTCCTGCTGCTTCGATTGATTCTTTTTTGTGAACCCATTCAAAAATGTTACCATGTTCTGCAAATGCTAATGCAGTCATTCCTAACTCTTTTGCATATTCTACGTATTGTTTATATTTCGTAACAGAGTCAATGTTTGTTACTCCATTCGATAAATCACTATGTAAATGATAAACTGTATAATTCATTTATTTAAACCTTTCTTTATAACATTATTTATTACAATGATATAGTAACATATTTTACCATGTTTGTCAATATGTTTTTTGGATTAATTTGAAAATCTATATATAATTATTGGTGCATCGCTACCCATATATGGCAGTGCTCTAAGAGTATTAAACTCAATCCATTCTATAGCATCCTCATATCCAAAGTCATGTTCGGTCATTAGCCATTCAATCATTAAATCAAAATCATAAACCGCTCTGTCATCATGAGTAACACCAATTAGCGCTGTATCATAACTATAATCTGTAAGATATTTAATCCCATCATAATCATATTCTAATAATAATTCCTCTGCTGTTATTTTATATTCGTTCATACACACTTTTAGGGTGAGAAACTATTCCCACCCCATCTCCTCATTATATTCTTTTATTCTTTCATTCATACTGTCTATTCGTTTATTATTCTTATATAAACGAGCCCCCTTGCACCATTCACAAGTTCCGTGATTACGACAAGAACAATCTATGGCTTTAGAACCATAGTACATCTTTCTATATTCTTTGCCGTGTTCTATTGCTTTATCTAATGGCATAACTACTCCTTTTCTGATAGCTCAGTTGCAACCTTTTCAATTATCATATCTTTTAATTTTTGAGCTATTAATTTATCTGTTTCGTTTTCTAATACATTTTCACGTAACAACTGGACAATCAATAATGCTTCAACCGTGCTAATTTCTATGTTGTGTTTCATTATATAACCACCTTTAAAACTTTCATTTTATTATGCAAGCATTGAATCTTCTTTTGCACAACATCCATTTAGTAATTCATTTTTGGCTAACATCGCATCTGTCATAGCCACGACACCATCTACAAACATACCGTAATCTTTTTCAGTAACTCCCCAATCAGTAGATTCTTTAATAACTTCATACATCGCTTCTAAAATCATACTTCTACTCATTCTTATCACCTCTTAAAAACGAAATTTTATTGCCTATAATCTCCACATGTATTCTCTAATAATATCTTTTATTTCTTCATCGCTATATTCTCTGCCTAATAATTCTTCACTATCTAACTGATTAGTAAAATAATCATATATTAAAGCCATGAGGTCATTATGTTCTGCAATTTTTCTATATTTTAATTCTGGTGCTCCAACATATTCCAAACAATCATTAATAAAGAAATTATTTGATATTTTATATAACTTTTGGAATATAGAACATCCACCAATTTTATCACAACTATAACAAAGCATTTTGTTACCTCTTAAAACTCTTATTTTATTCATCGTCATCTACTAATCTTCTAGTAGACGATATTACTTGTTCTAATACTTGCTTTAATTCAATTACTTGTGTTCCACATTCTCTACATCTATGCCAATAGAATCTAACACCGTCAGTTCCTTTGGCAACTTGAAATCTATTTTTAACCTTTTTACAATGTGGACAATAAAACTTCCAATTCATATATTATCACCTCTTAAAACTCAGATTTTATTATCTAATTTCAATTTCACCATATTCTAAATCATTGTTTATAAAAATTTTATGTCCAGTATACTCGGCTATTCTACCATTTGGCTCGTGTTCGTCTTTGTATTTTGATGTTATACGCAAAAATAAGTTTAATGGAGATATGGTAAAATCAACGCTCTTTGCTGTATTTTCACTCATAAAAATATATGGATTAGATTTATTTGTAATATTTACATATTCATCAATCTTTCTATTTAATTTATCTAAATCCATTTTTATAATAGAAAAAGTATCTCTCATATTATCACCTCTTAAAACAACAATTTTATTAGTAATCAATTTCTTTTCCACAACGAGGACAATATTCAAAATCGTCCACATCAAAGTCACTCATTGCATTACTTGATACTACATAACCACAATGTTCGCATTCAAATCTTCTTCCTTTGTATTCTTCTGTATCTGTCACCATATAAATTTTACCTCTTTATTTACCTTTATACGACTCTGGAAGTGGTTGCCACGCTACAACATTATGAGCTTCATAATATCCCCACTCTGAATCAAAATCATAAAAGCCTGCTCTATTTATATCACAAAAATCATATTCATCCACTTCGTAAAGATTTGTACTGAATGACAACACTTCAAATAATTCGTGATTGCCAAAGTTGCTCTGACACAAATATTCTCCATCTTCTTTTGGCAGACCTTCGCTTGTTGGATTCCATTTATTCCAATCTTCATCCACCCAAACACCCTTTAACTCATGAATATATTCATATAAAATATCTGAAGGTAGACCTAATAATTCTAATACATCAGATTTTTTAATCCATTCTTCCATAACTTACCTCATAAAACCTTTATTTTATCACCTTAAAATTCATAAGTTACTTTAACTTTTAAAATATGAAACTCTTCAGGTTCGTCATATGTGCTTAATTCATATTCACAACTTTCTTTACTCATCAACAAATCATGTTCCATAACATCAGTTTCATTTCCACAACGATAAAACTTTAGGGGAAATTCTTTTGATGCGATGCAATATTTTTCTTCTGATATAATCATTTTAATACCTCTTAAAATCTTTGTTTTATAACTTTGTTTCATTATTAGCAGATGTAACATCCCAATACTTAGTAGTTGATAAAGAATCTGATAATTCACTAATAGTATTACTAATCGTGTTGAAATTATTTGCACAATCTTGAATTGCTTTATCATAATGTTTTAATTTTTCTACATTCCATGATACATGTCTATTAGATGACGTATATCTATTATTGTCTGCAATATCTGTTATACTCATTGCTTTAATCTTACTATGTAATCCAATGTTATATAACATCTGTTGTAACACAGATTCTGTATCGTCTACCAAAATACCATTGTCAAGACTTCTATTTCCTCTAATTTTATCTGAAAACACATCGCCAACACATAATGGCTCTGGAATATTTAAATGTAATTCTTTTGCCATATGTAATAAAACATTTTTTTGCGCTAAGCTACTACACAAAATTGGTGCATCATTAAATTCACTTGCATAAAGCAATCTTGTTGTTTTGCCTTGACCTCTACCTAAGTTAATAATCTTCATAATTTACTCCTTATTGACCTAATAACTCTTTGCTTAGTTTTACAAAATTACTTCCAGAAGAATACAATCCATCATATCTATCATTTCTTTCTGCTTTTCTTAATTCATATTCAAGAGCTTCTGAATCTTCTTTCTTGCAACTTAACATCATTTGCCAAGTTAAACCATCTACATAATCATGCTGATGTTTATTTTTAACATGATTATATGGTGGGTGTATTTTTAATGATGGAGTTACTAATTTAAAAATTTTTAATCTCATATCATATGAGACATAATCTATGTTTGCTAAATAATAATTTCTATTTCTATAATCCATATTAACCTCTTATTCTACGCTCTTAATGACACAAACATTGTGAACAATAATTGTTTCGCCATAAATTGTTTCTATCCTTATCCAATTTGAAACCTGATTTGTTCTAAATTCAAAAGATAATACATCACAAAATGTTTCTTCTTTTCCATTATATTTAATTGTTTTTAATTTCATCACTTAAAATCCTCGTTTTATAACTCTCTAACCTTAAACAAATTATATGTCATAGTTTCTTCATATGCTTTTGCCATTTTGTCAAATGCTTCTTTATCTCTAAAAATAAATTTGTTCTCAAAATATATTACGTCAGTTCCTTCTGGCATAGTCGATTCATATTCGTAACCATACATTTTTTTATAAAACCAATTTATAATTTTATATTTGCTATATTTCTTTTGCTTCTTTATTTGTTGAGCAATAATACATGGTATACCAAATAATAATTCATTCATTTTTTACCTCTTAAAACTAATCTTTTATAACCTTATTAAAATGTTCTCATTTCCATTTCTTCATCTGAAATACAATCACATTCTATCTGTGCATCAAAGTGTTCGCTTAAAAGACCAAGCCAATCATGTTCTGTAATGCTATGACCAGAAGCCCATTCAACACCATTTACTTCAAGAATCTGCCAATCTCCAGATTCACAATTTGTTACTTTTACATGTTTCATATTATTCACCTCTATTAGAAATTTCTTCAACACAAACATATGCATAATGTGTATACTCTTTATCATAAGCAACTGTAAATTCTGCATCTTCAAGTGCTTTTACAATTTTCTTTAAACTTTCTGTATCAGAAGCCTTTATCTCTGCAATCTTCATAATTTTTAACATATGCTTTACCTCTTAAAATGTTAGTTTTAACATGTGCAACGCCATTGCCAATGTCCGTCCCAGAACACTTTCTCATAGTACTTGCACCCTTTACAACCAATTGTCTTTCTTTTTGATTTACTTACTTTTCTTTTACAAAAGAAAGCCATATCTTTTACCCCATAAAATTAAACTTTTATAATACTCTTATCCATGTGTTGTTGTGAAACACATAATCTTTATCCAAACATTCTTCTATACAAATGTCTCCGTTTTTAACCTTATCTGAATCAACACAAGAAATATTTTCTGTGTGGATAATACCATCTTTATCTCTGTACCATCCACCACAATAACCATCATATTTCTTTTTTAATTCTCGATATTCTTTAACAAAAAGCTCTTTGAACCATAATTTATAAAATTCAAATGTATTTTTTGCATTAAGAAACTGCATATAATAATTTTCTCTATCTGTTTCATATGCAATCATTTCTTCTTTTGAATTAAATTCTATAAATTTCATATTACCTCTTAAAATTCAGCTTTTACGTTCCCATATTCCAATAGCAATATGATAATGCAACCACCATACATCGATAACACTACAATTAATATATCTATAAATCCAAGGTTGCCATACAATTGTTGGAACAAATGAAAATATATAATTATCATTACCAACACAAAATTTAATTGTCGGTTTAATTCTATATTCTTTTCTATTTTCTTTTAATCTAATTGAATCTTTAATTAACTTCATTTTTCTCAACCAATCTAAATGTAAATCTAGTATTTTCAGTTTTTACGATAATCATATCATTCACATATTCCACACTCTGAATCACACTTGTATGAATTCTATGTGCAAGTTCTCTAAAACAACCATCTTCAATCCAAAGAAACCAGCCGCGCTCCCCAACATTAAAATATGCTGGGTAAGCGATTCTGCCCAATACTCCTTCATAAATTGGATTATGGTCATTAAACTCTTCAATTTCTTCAATAATATATTTTTTATTATACATTATTCATCTTCCCCTACTTCAAATAACTTATTTCTATTGTTCCAAACATAATCTGCAAATACATCAAAATTCATCATTACTTGATTATATACATCAATTTTAACCGCATCTTTCTCTCTGTCTCCACCACACCAAGAAGTGATAACCACTTCCCATTCGGCTTTTGACCAGAAATAATAGAATAATTCTGACTTAAGCTGTTCTATAAAATCTTCTTTAATAAAACATTCTCTTGCAGCCTTTTTTACATTTTTGCAAAAACTATAATGGTCAAAAATATTATAAGCTTCAATTTTTTTCTTATTAATATTATGGTGATATACATTCCATTCCATATTAATTACCTCATTAAATATTATCAAGCCAGCTTAAATCAACATCTTTATTATCTATAACGTTGCTACTTGTAGGAACACTATTGCCTAAAAGCCCACCAAACATATCATTGTTGTTTTGAGATGCTTCAAGTCTATTACAATATTCATCATATGGTTTATGAAGACTTCTACTATAACCACATAAGTTTGCGAAGTAATAACTCTGTTCTTTTACAGATTCATCAGTATCCCAGAAACATCTATCACTATGAGCCTCTCTATAATCGGCTTCTCTAAGTTCAATATCTTTAATAGTTGTTGATACATGAGTAGTCCATTTCTCAATCAGCTTCTCTACTAAATCAACATAAACATAACAATCTGAAATCACGTATTTTGCTCTTACTTCTTCTGGAAGACAAGTAATATCATTTGTATCAAGTAGTTCTTTTAGATATTTATCTGGTTCATATCCAAAATGTTTCAACCAAGTTTTTGCATTACTCTGTAGACTTTCTCCAATTTTACAACGTTCTGATTCTCTTGTTTTAATAGCACCATTTTTCTGCTCATACTGAATAGTTACATATTTTAAGAAGTTCCAACAGATTTTAATCTTATCCATTGGTATACCCTGCTGATGCAATCCAATTGCATATAATACCAACTGACCACATTCATTCTCTGCTTTTGCACCCTTATAAATACTAGATGTTTTAAAGTCCACGATATTAATACAATCATCTTCGTCTCTAAAAGCACAGTCGATATATCCTTGAAATAAGTTGCCATCAATCATGATTTTTACAAACTGTTCAATAATTGGTTTCTGCTTTAATACCGTATGATTATTAAAGAAGTGAACTAAATTTTCATAATACTTATCTTTAATTTTCGTATTTTTTTCTTCATCTGTTCTATCAAATTTTAAGTCAGCGATATTAACAGCAACTGTCCAACCATCTTCAAACTGACCAATCATGTCGCTATATTCAATTTGATTTGTATAAAACTTTTCTAAGATATCATGTGCCAAACCACCAGTTGTCGTATAAATAGAGTTTGCTCTATCTTCTTTTGCTTTTTTAATATATTTTAAATAATATTCATACGGACTTGTATGAAAACAATTAATTTTAGACCATGACCAAATACGGTCAACGCCTTCTTTTTTCATAAGAGCCTGTAACTGCTCACTCGTTAATCTAGCCATTCATTTACCTCTTTTATTTATTTGTTTTATTATAACATTATTAGTTATATTTGTCAATATGTTTTTTGGAAAAAATTACATTTCCAACGCTAATACGTTATCTTTATCATAGTCACTATATATTTTATTAACGCCAAGATTATTGTAAATCTCACTGATTTCTCTGCCGTCACGCATAATAACTTTTACGAGCCATCTGCCAAAACTATCTGTATCGGCTGCCTCGTCATTTTTCTCTGATTTAATAATAACATCTTTATATAAGAAATTTTCTTCTGCATATTTTTTTACTATTAAACCAAGAATTTTTTCTTCACCAAATTTTTCTGGTGTATCAACATCTAATAATCTAACTCTTTCATGGACATGAATATTAAAACCTAAATCAATATCCATATCAAATGTATCGCCATCAACAATATTTGTTATTGTAGCTTGGTATTCGTACATAATACTTACTCCATAATTTTTTCAAATCTCATTTTCTGTTTTACATCTGGATATTTTTCATGGTCTACTTCTGACATGAACATATCCAATGGTCTACACCATACACAATCTGGATTGTCAACACTTTTATAAATAATCATTGGTTCTGCTGTTTCACTATGCACAGCAATATTCATAACAAAATAAATATTTCCTTTAAAATGTCTGTATTTATAACCAACAACATGGTCTTTCATATTGTTTACTTTTGCTTGTACATTCATTCTATTATCCATAATATCACCCCTTAAAATCACCATTTTATTGCCTTTTAAACACAATATATTGTGTCGTTATTTTTAATAATACACTATATATAGTATTAAATATCTTTATATTCACACATATCTGTAAAATCATCTGGTGAATTTTTAAATCCAACTCTTGAATAATCCAAACCACCATCTACATATACAGTTCCACATTTGCATTCTACAAAATCGTGTCTATGTTTGGACTCAATTACTTCTACACAATGATTACACTTAATTGCATTTCTAATTAATTTCTTTTCATTCATTTTTTAAAACCTCTTTTTTAAACTCTTCTCATATTTTTCATGTTGCGTTGTATCATAAACAATTCTGTTATCAAACAGATATTGGAAATCTTTATCACGCGCATCTGCTGGACTATCTTTAGCAGATAAGATATCCCATTTATCTTTAATGTAGCTTACTTTTCTGCCTCTCCAAAATTTTTCGCACATATGCCATACTTCTTCGTCTCTAATGTCTTTATCCATAGCTATCACTATTTCTACATTTAAGCCCCAAAGAATATTTATCTGTTCGTCACTCAACGTGTGACCAGATAATGCCACGCCAGTTTCATCAAACAAACTATCTCTTTTTAAAACGCTTTTTTCTGCTTCATATACAACCACATAACCAGCCTTTTTAATTGATTCGCTGTTTTCATATAATCCGTATAAATTTAATAGCTTTGGATATGTTGGTGTAATAAAATATTTTTTAATCCCAAATTCATTATAGTTTTCTACCGTAGTTCTCTGATTAAAACCAAGCAGCTCACCAGTAAGCCAATATTTCATAGGAATAATTACACGTTTATATTTATAACTATAAGCCAGAGCAAATTTCTTTCTGGTCTTTTCTGTTATACCCTCTCTTAACCAGTCAATATGCAACATTGGAATATAATCATTCATTAGTTTATCATCTAAAATATGAATATCATCAACATCTATTGTTCTTTTTTTACCACAAGCACGCTTAAATACTTCAAGAGGGTCGAATTTTTTCTTGGGCTTTTCCGCTCTTTTATATTCATATTTAATCCCAAGAATATTATGTATATATTTAATTGCCTCAATAATAGACATATTTTTATTATATTGGACTAGAGTTACAATGTCAGAACCTTCGCCAAACTCTTTTTCTCTAGTCCAATTTGTTACGCTCAAATACTCGTTATTTCTTACATTAATAGCGCCTTTGTTATCGCCATTAAAATTACCACATGAATAAAATTCTTTTTTAGGATGATAAACTATACTGTGACAACCAATTTCCTCTAAGATATATTCTATTTTTTTATTTTTCCAAATATACTCTTTTAATTCACCAATTGTCATAATCTTCTACCCTACATCCTTATTTTAATAATCTTGAATTACGTTACAATAACCTAAGTCTTCGTATTTATTTATTGAAAAATCTGCCTCGCTAATAATCTGAACATCACTCATACCATGTCTGTTTTTGCTTATAAAGCCAATCATATAATGTTTATCTTTTTTCAGTCTAAACTCAACGTTACTACTACTGTTTTTGATTGGGTTATAGCAATACAGCTCATCTTTGCCACCCTCATACTCTGTTTGGAGCGGTCTTCTAAAAAATACATTAACACTAAATACGTCTAATATACCTTTAGAAACACCAATATCTGAATTTGTAAGGTATTTACTTTTATTTTTTACAAGCTGATATGTAATAACCATACAAGTATCTGTATGTTTGATACAATCATAAAAATCTACGCAATCTGTCATAAGAGATTTCCAAGACTCTTTATCACGAGAATCGTAACTTTCTTTTAATGTATCCAATACTATAACATCAACTCCCATTTTAGAATATTTTTTAATTAACTTTACAACAGTTTTTGCGGTATACTGTTCTAATGGGATAATTGTTATATTTTTTCTTTCTTTTAAGCTTTCAAACCATTCAGCTGCTTTATATAAAACCTCTTTAGTCTCCTTATCAAATCCGCCATCTCTAAGGATTCTTTTAGGTATTGGATGTTTTAAAATATTTGAACAATACCAAACAATCGCTTCTTTTTTAAACTTATTTTGGTCTTCTTCATTGATAATAAATAAAGCTCTTAGGTCTTTATCCATTATTGTTGGGAATATATAGTTAATGCTTAAAGTAGATTTACCAACACCGCTCGATGCTCCAAATCCTATAATGTTACCACCTAACATACCACCAGTTTCAGCATTTAATATTTTGCAATTTTTAAATGGGATTCCAACATTCTTACCAGCGTCTAACTCTTCGATTAAATTTTTCATGCCATCAAAACCATTATATGATTTGATGTTGTTGTCTACATTGGCAAAAATATCATTTAAATAAACTGTATATTCGTCATACAGTTCTTCTGTTGACATATCACAAATTTCACTAAGTCTCTTTTTATCACAAGGAAATCCATATTTAATTAATTTAGCAACTGTATTCCACTTTCTTAAATCTGTTACATAACTTTCAAAGTTTTCTTCTTGAATATAAGCGGTTGCATTTTCAATGGTCTGATATCCGCCATATTCATTATAATACTTGTCTGCTAACTGAGAATGCTTATCTAAATACAAGCCGATATCTACTTCAGATAACGTTACCTTTTTCTCGTTAATAATCATATCTCTTGCTATTTCAAAGTATACCTTCCAACAATTGTGGTGAAAGTCATTTATAGTTAAATTTGTTTCTCTTAACAAATCTGGATTTTTATATATCATTGAAACAATAGATGCTTCGTCACCTAATTTGTATTCAAGAATTTGTTTCGCAGCTTCCGCCTGCTGTTTTTCAAATGGAGTCGGTTTATTATTTTTTTCTGCCATTATTCTCTCCTACCATAAATTCGAAAATCTATCTTTCTTCTTTTCTTTTGGTTTATATTCAACCCCAACATGATTCACAATTTCTACTGTTGTATTTTTTGCTTCTTCTTTTGCCTTTTCAACATTTTTCATTCTGATGTATATATCATTAATATTTTGTTCTACAATTTTTAAGGCAACATTAAATCTATGCATTTCATCATTAAATCTGCTTGTTCTAAAAACATTATGAATAGTTGGAGAGCAAAATTTAAAAGTGTTCAGAATAGTCTGATATGAATAATCGGCAGTAGATTTAGTATTATTATTCTCCATAAACTTATTGGTTAATAATCCTTTTAATCTAAGAGCCATTTTTTGAGATAATGCTTGTTTAGGGTCATATCCCATAATATTAACCTTTACATATTGATAAAGCTCATCCCAATCTTTATTATCTTTATCAGACATCTTTTTTACTTTTTTCTCTGGTTTAACATCTTCTTCTTTTTTGCATCCACAAGACTTAACACGTTTTTGATTTAGGTCGCTACCACGAACAGCGAAGTCTTTTGTGCCACATTCGCAGTCACAATACCAAACAACATGCCTTTTATCGTTTGGCGCTCTTCCAGTTACCGTGAGCAAACCAAATTTTTTACCAGTCAAATCATTAGGTTTTGCCATGTTCTCACTCCTATCCATTATTTATTTTATAACCCTGCGACTATATGGTCGCAGGGTGTATGTTTATTATTTACAAACAGCTAATACTTCTTTCGCTACATTTAAATCATCGATTTCATTTGGATTTCCAAATCCTTTTTCTTTATAAATCGCCATTGCTGGTTTAATGGCATCCATATTTGATTTATTTGCAACAAAGAATTCAACAATTTTAGCTTTAACTTCTTCTAATTCTTTTTCTGCCTTTGCTTTTGATTCAGCTTCTGCAAGACGTTTCATATTTTCTACTTCTTCTTTTTCATTTTCTTTTTTGCGGTCTTCTACAGACTTTCCACCTTTTTTCACTTCGGCTTCTAAAGCATTCTTCATTGCTTCAATAAATTCATCTGCATCAAAGTTAATTTCATTAGTAATCTGACTCATACGGCTTCCGCTATCTACTGTATAGTTGTCATCTCTAAACTTAATTTTTCTTGTTTCAGATTTTACATTAACAACTTCCTTACCATTAACTTTTCCTTTTACAAGTTCTCTATCAATGTATGCAATACCAACTAAGTCAATATTCTTTTTAAGCTGATTGAAGTATCTCTGAGATACATCTGAAGTAATCTGCTGATATGATTCATTTGTAATTGGGTCTGTAATAGTTGTCTGACGGACATGACCGATTACACTAAATGCAACTCCAACATTTCTCAGTCTAAAGAGCTGTTCCTGAAGAAGTTCCATAGCTTTGTCCTGACCTTTCATATAACCGCCCCAAGCAGCATTGATTGCAGTTGTTCTCTTAGCTGGATTTTCTTTGTTCCATAATCTAATAGATTCCTGCTCTGCAAGCTGAAGTGCATTATCAAGTGTATCTAAGAATACAACTTTTAAATCAGCATAGTCAGTTGTTCTATTATCAACAATATCATCAATGATTTCTACAAATGTTTCCCAATCTGGAACATCTTCATAAATGATATCTTCGATATATTTTGCACCATTTTCACGATACATTTCTAAAAAGATATAATTATCTCCTACTAATTTTTCTGCAACTTCTTTCATGATTGTTGTCTTACCAATCTTAGGAAGACCTAATAAACAGATGTTTGCATCAAGTGGATTAAGTGATACGTGATTTTTCTTACCAAATTTTCTTGCCATTTCATATACCTCTTTTCATTCTTTTAATTGTTAGAGGGATAAATTAATATCCCTCTTATAAGTTTATTTGTTATGTATTATAATTTTGAAAGCCAATCCATGCTATCGTCTGATTCTGTATCCTCATTAAATGGAACTTCTTCATCTTTTGCTTCATTAAAGTCATACAGATAATCAAGAATTAAATCTTCTTCTGTATATTTTTCTTCAAACTTCTGTACAACTGGTACTTTATCTTCTCCTACAAGTTTAATAGTAGGTTTTTTAAGAATCATTCTACGTTCTTTGCTTCCATTTGCAGTACATCTAGCAAGAGCTTCATCTTTATCATATAATCCCATTTCTACCAAGCCTTTGATATCATCTGGAATGTCGTCCCATGTAGCAGTCACAACAGCTCCACCCTCAACAAATTCACCGTCAAATGTAATCTGTGTAACATCTTTTTTAACTTTGAATAATTTATCTAAAATTGTTTTACAAAGCTTTTCATTTTCAAGGTTGAGTTCGAATTCAAACTGTTTAGGGAATGGATACTGACCTTTTACTTCAATACCGTTAACCTCTTTAACATAATCAAGAACTCTTGTGTCTACATACATAACACCTTTATCTTTATCGATATTCTTAAGGCTTGCAGAGTCTTTATCAATTAAAACAGTCTGAGTAAACTTAGCTGTATATTTAGATGGGTCATCAACTTTACTAAGTACAATGCTTGTAATTGTTTTTCTAACCTGAGTAACATCGTTATATGTAGAGTATTTTAAATTACCACGGACATTTACAACCATGTCTTCTGTTAAGTGTTCTTTGATGTATGCGATGGCATCATATTCGCTAAGAAACTTATTATAGAAAGTTTTGCCCTTATCTGTAGTTTCAAGACCAACTGTGATAAATGAAAGGTCTCCAATTTCTTCAAGAACATTTTCATTAAGTCTGTCTTCCCAATCTACAACAATCTGCTTTTCGAAATCGTCAGAACCGTCATCTTTCTTGCCATGTTTGTAAAGTTTATTTTCTCTATCTTCTCCATAGCCACCCATCATTTCTGCGTAAATTACACCATGACGTTCTCCACAATCAATACCAAGGTTCATGCTGTTATATACCCACTGGCTTTTTTCACTGTGCTCATCGATTTTAAATGTGTACTCTTCATTAATTTTTGGCGTTCCAATAAGTGTAAAATTTGATACCCAATCTGTTCTTTTAATTACTTTCTTATCCATGTTCATTCCTCCGTTTTAATTAACATACTTTTTCTCTTACTGCGCTTGATTTGTTAGTTTTCATGTTTTCAACCATTGATTTCCATGCTTTTAAATAATTTGTGTAATTTTTACCATTGTCAAAATGTCTCTTCTTTTTCTTTTCGACTTTTTCTTTTTTAGCAACAACTACATTTCCATCATCATCAAGTACATCTTCTCCATAATGGAATTTCTCCCATTCGTGTTTAAAAGATTTCTTGTTGTGATTCTTTTTGTAACACTGATTTCTAATTACTTCTCTTTCAAGTTTTCTTAGTGTACTCATTTTCTTGTTTCCTTTCTTTTCATTTATTATAACCTTATCTCTTAAGATTACAAAATCATTATACAACTTTTTCCAGTTTTATGCAAGTACTTTTTTTGAAAAAATTATTTTTTTATAACTTTTTTAATTAAGATAAAAATCTACTACATATTCAACAGCTTCACGAATGTCCGAGCACATTCTACAAACAAATTCATTAAGCCAAGGATGCAGCTCTTTTTCATTATTAATACCAATTACTGGAATTCTATTTTCATAAGCAATAGCTAGCTCTGCACAAGTACCAATACTTTTTGGGTCATTAAAATTCACAATCACCAAATCAGAATTTCTCAATTTATTTAATTCAAATTCCATTACTTCACGTTCTGTTTTATGATGCTTTTCTTCATAATTATAATATTCTACTGGATTGAAAAACATAGGTTTTTTATCATAATCATAGTCACCATATTTAATTGCATTAATAACTTTGCTTCTCCATTTTAACTGCTCTTTAAAGCTTACAGATGACATTCCACCACTAAGATATATGCTAACTGTTTCCACTTAATCACCATCCTTAATTATAATATTCATATAATTTAACTACGTTTTCCATTAAGCAAGCCACTGTTAACAATCCAACTCCTCCAACATTTTTAGTAATATAAGAAGCTTTGCGTTTAACATTATCAAAATCGATATCGCCAACAAGTTTTCCATCATCATTTTTTGTCAACCCTACATTAATTACTACAGCACCGTCTTTCACATGGTCAACCGTAATTAAATTTTCTTTTCCAACACAAGAAACAATAACGTCACACTTATTTGTTATGTCTGCTAAGTTTTGTGTTTTACTGTGACAAATAGTAACAGTTGCATTTTTATCAAGCATCATATCAACTAACGGCTTTGCACAAGTTTTTCCTCTGCCTACAATACATACATGTTTCCCAGTTAAATCATATTTGATTTCTTCAAAGATTCTCATTACACCATTTGCGGTTGCTGGTTTAACGAATGAGTCTACTGCAAAACCATCGCAATCTAACCACTTATTATTCATAATATCATTAGCAATATATTCTTTAACACTGCTTAATTTATCACAAATAGGTAATTGAACGATTGTAGGTATATTTGATTCAGCAATATCAAGTAATCTATCTACTTCCGTATTTTCATCTAATACAATTTCATTAAATTTAATACCACAATATTCAGATGCAATTTTTTTATTTCTAACATATGCCCTACTTGGTTCATCATAAGGATTAGTTAATACATTAATCTCATAACCTTTTCCATCGGCAACAGCTTTTACATCATCTTTAATCTTTTGTGCAATTTCTCTACAATCTATAACATTCATTTTATCACCACCTAACGCTCATCAAATACATTCCCAACTACTTTAATATATTCTTTTACTTCAGAACCAAGCGTATAAAATTCATCGCTATCAACACATAAAATTACATAACTAGATAATTCATGTGCATATGCAACAAGACCAATTACTGTTTTGTCTTCAGAAACTTTAGCCTCAATATAATCTCCCTCATAAACCAAGGTATTGCTTTTATCGTATAAATCAATGCTGTTATGGTATACATATTCACCCTCTAATAATTCTAATTTTGCACCACTAAAAATAGAAGTTTTTAAAATATATAAATCACAATTTGAAGACATATAAACATTGTCTGTAATCCACTTTTTATTTTTTACATCATATACTCTATACATTTAATCACCACACATTTCAATTAATTTAATCGCCTTATCTATTTCATTTATAACATTATCTATATCATCATATGTAATATCATCTGGAAGACTAATTCTTACTGTTCTTATTGCTTCGCTATCTGTTAGTCCAATTTCTTTTAATACATGACTTGGATTTATTGATTTGGAATTACATGCACTTCCAACAGAACAGTATATTTCAGATGTTTCCAATGTATATACAAGAGCTTCTCCAGTTATCTTCTGTGGGAATGTAACATTAATATTATTAGGAAGTCTATAATATGGATGACCATTCAATTTACATCCAAATCTTTTTTCAAGCATGTTGATAAAATAAAATCTTTTATCTATTAATGTTTCAATAGCTTCCATATTAACGTTGCAATAATCTATAGCCTTGCTAAGTCCAATAATACCATATGTATTCTCTGTGCCACCACGAAGTCCACTTTCTTGAGCTCCATAAATAAGCGGATTAATGCTAATACCATTTTTCTTATATAAGAAGCCAACACCTCTTAATACTGGAGAAATTTTATGACCACTGCAACTCATCATATCAATACCCATTTTTTCTACATCAATAGAAATATGTCCAAATGCTTGAGTTGCATCAACGTGTAGTACTCCACCATGTTTATGTACAATATCTGAAATTATTGGTATATGCTGAACAGTCCCAATCTCATTATTAGCCATACACACGCTAACCAACACTGGCTCATTATAACATTCTGCTAATAACTTTTCTAATTTATTTAAATCTACCAATCCATATTCATCCACATCGCAATATCTTACAACAGCACCAAGGCTTTCGTTTCTAACTGCACTTATAATAGACTTGTGTTCAATTCTTGTAGTAATTACATATGGATTATCATATAAATTATCCCACATTTTATCTGAAAATCCTCTAATTGCCCAATTATTACTTTCAGAAGCTCCACTTGTAAAATAAATTTCATTTGGTTTTGCTCTAATAAAATTAGCAATGTTATCTCTGCATTTATCAATTTCTTTTTTAACATCAAAAGCATATAGACTGGATGGGTTCATCCAATGTTCTTTCATGGCATATACCATCTCATTGATAATTATATCGTCAACTTCATTTTTAGCTGTTGCTGCTACATCTAAATACATTTATTCACCCCTTTGTGCATATTTCATACCAGAGCATTCCCATTTAACAATATCCATTGCTTCTATTGTTATTACATCTGGAACAATCTCTTCAAATTCATTAGGTGTTATACCGTGAATATTATATAATTCATTTAAAACTGTGTCTTGAACCATACTCATTGCATAGTCTGTATACATTTCTGATGAATCTTTTTCTCTTGCTTTGTTTAATGTGACAAGAATTGTATACACTCTATCTTCAAGGCTTCCGCCTTTATATTGTGCAATCTTCATAAGATATGATTCATCAAGAAAGCTAATATTAATTTTTGTTTTTTCTTCTGTTTCAATTATCAATGTAGTTGTTTTAGTTTCATTTTCTATAACTTCTACAACTTCTAATTCTTCTTGTTTATCACTGCATCCAGTCATCATCATACAAATACAAAATAGTACAGATATAAATATTTTCCTTTTCATATTATTAACCATTTGCCTTTCTATAATCTTTCATTTCTTTGACAGCCTTTTTAAATAATTTTCTGTAATTATAACATTCATCTACTATCTCAATATTTTTATATGTGTGATATGGTCTAATAGTTAATTTTAATTTTAAATACGTACTAAGCATATAAGTAAAATCATATTTTTTACACATCCTTACAAATCTTAAAAATGACATTTCATTCTCCTTTCTATATAACGTTAATATTTATATATAATAAATTCTCACGCCCACCCAACCCATCTAACATTTTTATATGTAATTTATCAGCCAAAAACTGTAATTTTGTAATAGATATTTTTAACATTTAATATAAGTTCAGAATAATATTCATCTGCAATTTTAACAAAACATTCAGTTATGTCCGATAATAATATATTCATAATATAAGTATTAAATATATTATTCATTCTAAACGCAAGCCTACGTCCGTCATTTAGAACAATTATGTTTTTTTCAATTACTCTAAGTAGTAATACAAAAGGAATCGAGGATTCAATAGGATTATCTGCATACATATCTATATGTATTTCTTTTAATTTGTTATTATTTTTTAATATCTTATTTAGTTGTAGATTATCATTGTCTTTAATAAAACCAAAATTAATATTGTTTCCCATATGCATATTCCTTTCTAATTATATTACAAATATCATTGTGTACCACGAAGTGCATTGTTAACACCTCGTGGTTTATTTACTGATATTATATTAGCATAATTATTAGAAAATTGCAATACCTTTTTTAGATTTTTTTGTAAAATTTTTACATTTTAAAAGCTGTCTAAATGTCCTTTTACTAACTCTCTAAAGTTACTAACTTCTATATTACTGTTACATCTCATTAATTCTTTTGATATAATTAAATGCGCCATTTTATTTCTATTATTTTGAGAAAATGCTTCATTCAAAGAGATGTTGTTTTTATTTAACTCAATTTTAATTCTGTTCATTATACCACTAGCATATAATTGTAATGGCAATAAAGAGTATTCTAAATATTCTTTTGATATTTTACGAAGCTTTGAATAGAATGTAAATTTATAGCTTTCATCTGATGCTGTAGACCTATTTTCTACTTTGAACACACTATCTGGATAAACTCCACGCATTTCTACATTGCATACAGAAAAACGATTTGGACGTTGCCATGTATTTATATCTGCAAGCTTCTTTAAATCTCCTGCCAATCTCTCTGGTATTTTAATTTTATAACTATGACCATTATCTTCTCTTAATGTTATAGTCCCATTATCTTCTATATCTGATTTTCTCATATTTTTGATTACGCTTAAATCATCATTATAAACACCATAATATAAACAACTGAATAATGATGTATAATATAAAGAATTATACTCTTCATACATTTCTATATCATGTATTGTTCTTTTATATTGCTCATATGATATAAATTTCTTTTTTGCACTTGGCTTACATTTCTTCCATAAAAGATTTTTGTCAATACTTTGAACAATTTGATATGCATTATCATTATTAACTACACCTTTTTCTTGTAAATATTTAAAGTAAGATGATAAAATATAAACTATAGTAATGATTTCTTTACTACTATTTGGGTGCATATTTAATATCAAATTTTCCATTTGTAATGAATTATAATTCTCTATGTTGTTTTCATTGATTCTTTTGAATACATATTTAATTACTTTTTGAGTATTGTTTGATTCCATAGAATCAATAAACTCCTGCATATGCTTATTCATTATGCCATCTCCTTATAAGATATATATTTATTTTATTTAATAATATCATTTTTATAAGGAGTTATCAAATTTTAACACTTAAGGATATAAATGATTTTAATTTTTAATATATTCTTTTAACTTCGCAATTCGTTGTCTAATATCATTTCTATTCATTTCAATTTCTTCTTGGTCATCCCATATAAAGAACATAGACCAAGCATTTAAATCCTTTTCAATATCATTAATTAACTCTTTTGCCAATTTTTCAACTTTCATTTCTGAAAAATCATGTAAAACTGATTTTCCTTTTTCTTCTATAATATATAATGAATATGGGTTAATCACCAATGTAAATTCAGTTCCTTCTTCGTCAAACCATGCCATGCCCATTCCGTTTGCGAAATAATCAATAAATGCATCTAATAAATCTACTGGAACATTTGTTAAATAGCTTGGACTTCCATAGAACGTTCTTAGTTTAAAATCACACCAACCAAACTTTGGATTACTAATCATTTCTATTCACCTACCTACGCAAGTCTTCGTACATATATTTATACTCAACAAGTTTCATATAATCATCCAACGACATATAAATACAATCACTATATTCGTCTCTTAATTCATATATAACACTCAACGCTTCGTCTAAATTTACAATTTCTCCATAGTCATCATATTCACTTATATTTTCTAATCTTGCAATAATTCTATCAAAAATTCCTCTCATACTGCTTCCTTTCAAATTGTTCACACACTTCATCAAATCCGTTAGCACTACAATTATAATAATTTTTCTCGCAACTCAAACCCCAGTCTCCACCACCATGCCAATATTTACAATTAAAACATATATTTGCATTCTCAATATGTTCATAACTTTCTGCGTTGCAAGATTTCGTGTTGCATAAATGAGTAATTTCACACATACGATTTGTATACTTTTTACCATTAAAAGTGAAACTATCTACTTTATAATATTTACAATCTTTACATTCCATCTAAAGTATCCTTTATTTCTTTTTCTGTTTCTCTTCTATATTTCTTTTTAAACAATCTTCTGTTTTTCTTTTTCATTTTAGACCATCCATTATGATTATTCGCCCAACAAGCACAATTCTTACTGAACCAAGATTGGCAATTCTCAGAAAATTGTCTACGAGTTATTTCTGATTTTTTCATAATTCACTCCCAATAAAATTAAGTTTTTATTAGTCAACAAATGAATACTGACATTCAGTTCCAAGCACATATCTACCGTTCTCTAATGCAATAATCGTCTGAAATGGCTCTTCTCTGTCGTCTCTAACAATAATTCCCCTATGTTTCTTGCTTGTATCATAGTGATAACAAACTTCTACAACTTTTCCAAGATGGGGATATTTATAGCTACTATCCGCTTGTTTAGGAAAATTATAATAACTAATTGTACTTACGCATCCCATATATTCTTACCTCTTACATATATCTTTCAACAATTTTTTCTGGTATAAATTCTGTTTCTACAATAATACGAGGAGCTCTATCTTTTTCTGTAGGATAACAAGTGATAGTTAAATCTGTATGATATTTAAAATCATTTGCAATCTTTTCTGCATTATCAATTAACGACTGACCACAATCTTTAATATTCTGAATAATTTCTTCTCTACAATTCATATATATTTCCCCTTATTTTAGTATATCTCCTATGGTTTTATGACTATCATTAGAATAATACGCTTTAAACAAATTTTCATTCGTATGCCAATGACAGTATTTTTCTTTTTTTATAAGTTTATTAATAATAGGAATTTCTAACAAACAATTATGCCATGCTAGACTTAATCTATTTGTAAGACAACACACAAGCTTATCATTAAAATGTCTATTTATACAATGTTTACATTCTTCAAAATAACAATCTAATTTCATATTACTCATCACTATAATCTTCTACTTTTACTCCAAAACACCATTTCCACATTAGTTTCTGAAACCAATTAAAATGTTGGTCTAACATTAAATTTAATTGTGAAACCTTTCCACCAGCAATAAACTTGCTACCATTTTTAATCTTATATTTACCTACAGCAAGATTACAATTTTCATTTTCATATTCTTCTAAATACATGTTGTTACCCCATAAAATATAATTTTTATTATACACGTCTCCAAGAAATTTCTGCATTACCATAATAATTATAGAGCCATCTATATTTACCATCTTTTGTCTGCATTAATTGGTCTAAATAATATCTTTCTTCGCCATCTACAACAATTTTAACTTCAACTAACTCATTAAGTTTAGGAAGTCTATCTTTAAAAAGATACCATTTTTTAGAAACTTCATTTTCTTCATAAGCATCAAACCAAATTTCATCTTTGAAATGATAGCCTTCAAATTTACTAACTCTATATTTTCTTTTCTCTTTATCGTAATCTACGACCCAATCATCTGTTTCTAAAATTCTAACAAATTTATCTTCCCAGCTTGCCATAATCCACCCCTTAAAAGTATATTTTTATTTGCTTCTATAACTACACTCTCCACCGAATACACAGCCATCATTATGACAAAATACACAATGAGTCCATGAAAACTTTGGAATTGGAAGACCGTCTTTTAAATACTCTTCAACTATACCTCTTTTATCTGGATGGTTACATTGACCTTTTACAACAACCTTTGTATTTATTCCATAAGCAACACTCATATCTGCAACCTCTTAAAACTCTATTTTTATTACCACATAATACCCCTAGTATTATTATGAAATCTCTCCCAATCTTCATCCGTAGCATAATGTATATTTAAACCATTTTTATTCTTATAACCGCATTCGCATTCAAACACACCTAATGAACCAGCAATATTACCTTCAATATAAAACGACATTTCTTTTCCACATTTAGGACACTTCTTTTTATTTTCCATATAATCACCTCTTAAAATTTTATTTTTATCTACTCAATAGAAACTCTAAATCCCATGTGTGTCCTAGTTTTTTCATTCTGTCGCACGAAAGTTTAAAATCGTGATAACTTCTATCAAGTTCTCTTAATTCTCTATAAGAAGACACATAAGATTCTGTGAACATTTCTATTTTCTTTTTATATTTTTTTCGCTGTCTTTTATTCATTGTTAACCACCACTTAAAATTCGTATTTTATTCTCTAGTTAAAAGTCAAATGCTTCTTCCGAACAAACAGCTCTATCTTCTGCTTTAACGCTTACAACCATTTTATAATCATTATAATATTCATCAAATAATGCTTTTACCAATATTGTTGCTGTCTTTAAATCCATTCTCTCTGCAACAACCATATTATCAATTAAAACTTTGTATCTTCTTTCTTCCATTTTCTACCCCATAAAATATGTTTTTTATTCTGCTGATTTTCCTCCAAATAATACATGCTTATGGTCTTCAAAAAAGTCTAAGAATTTATATTCATCGCTTTTATATTCACAAAAGATTTCAAGCTCATCACCACGTTCTCCAAGCAATGCGCCAAGAGCAATATATCTGCTCATATAACTCTTTAAACAAAACTTGTCCCCATACTGACTAGTTAAATATACTTCTCCTTCACAGCTTTCTACAACATTTAAAAAATCATTTACATCATTAATATTTCTAAGTTTCATATAATTTACCTCCTAAAATTTAATACATTAAAATAATCATTTTATTCTATATATTGTTTCATTATTATATTTATATGGACAAGAAAGAATATAAACACTATAAACATCATCACTACATTCCATTTTAAAACCAGCTTCTTTTAACTTATTTTTTTCTTCATAATATGAAGTTGCATTATTAAAATAAATTGTCATTCCTTCTGTAATAGGAACGGTTCTTATAATGTTATCTTTTTCCAATCTTTTCATATAATTTTCAGCTTGCCATCCATCCATTATCATATTGCTATCCTCTTTAAAATGTTCATTTTATTCTTCTACTATCTTTTCTTTTCCACAAATATTACATCTATAACGTTTTATCCCAGTATTTAAATTAGTAGAAACCCAATCATAATCATGTGGACAAAGTTCTGGATGTTGTCTGCACATTTCAAAAACAATCATCGCTGCTCTTTCTAACATTCTCAAATCCATATATTACACCTCTTAAAACAGTCCTTTTATTACTACATATTCCTAATACTATCCATCCATATTTCACGATAAATCTCATACTTCTGAATGATATCTTTCTGATAATCCAATGACTCTTTATAACCATCTAATAACTTTTGCGAACCACATAATTGATTTATTAAATCATCTCTGCGTTTATATTCTCTTCTAATTGCATCATCCAAATATTTTTTACTCTCTAACGCTTCTTCATATTCTTCTCTTGTTGGCATCGCCATGTTAATCACCTCTTAAAATTACCGTTTTATAAATTTAGTCTCCTGTAATTTCTCTTTTACAATCATACCATCCTCTATGATATGACAAGTAATCTACTGATTCTGGAACATAAGCATCTATTCCCATTGGAACTTCTTTTAATGGACACCAATATGGTCTATCATGCATTAAATCATGTAATCCTAATTCATTATTTTCATATAAACAATTGCATACATCTTTATCCAAAAGATTTTTTGTTCTACATGGACACTCTATGCAACAGCTAGGCATTTCATTTAATACCAATATCGCTTTATTCATAATCTATTCTCCCAAAATCTCATTAATACAAGCATCCCAACCATCATCATATCCAGTAACATATCTATCATACTCTGGATAGTCTCTTACTGAATACTTTGGTAATTCTACTAATGGACACCAATCTGGTTTTCTATACATAGAATCAATGCGTTTGTTTTCTTTGTTACAAATTGGTTCTCCACGATTATTAAAATCAAACAATGGACAATTTCTACACATGTCTGGCATATATTTTAATACTAAAATTGCACTTGTCATATCATCACCTACTCAATCACTTCTACTTCTTCAATACTATAAGAACTATCGCCATAAATATCATAATAATAGTTAGCACATTTTTCATCATCACTTGACTCATAGTATTCACAACGTCTTTTTGCCTCCTCGATTGCACGTTTCTGACATTTATCATGTTCAGACAAACAATCAAGCTGACAATCTTGTGGACAATAATATAACGGACACTCATTGCATTTTATTTTTTCTGCTTGCTCTTTTTCAAGTCTCTCTTTTTCTGCAATTGCCTTTTCTTCTGAAAGATAACTAGATACTATATAGTCATAATAATCTTCCCATTCGCCACCACGTTCATGTATCTGATATATTTTCATATAACCTTATCTCCTATAACTTTACTATTTCTTTGTTTCTATACATATTATAACAAATAAGGTTATATTTGTCAATAGCTTTTTTGCAAAATTTTTCCACTTAAAACTTCTCTTTTATGTGCTTAAAAAATTTCTCATATCCCATTCCTCGCCATCACAAGCCATTATAATCCATTTGTTTTTATAATCAATTGTTACTGGTATTCCCATAAATTCAACAACACCATAATCAGTTGCTTCATAAATATGACAAGTTGAGTTATGAAGAATTTTTACGATTTCTGTTCCAAGGATAATTCTAGTTGGCTCGATATTACGAGCACGCCAATCATAAATCTGGTTCATTAAATTAATAAAAATTTTTTCATAGTCTTTCATCACTTAAATCTCCATTTGTAAAATCAATTTTATCTCTATCAAGTTCAATACATTCAATTACCTTTTTACAATTTGGACAAATATTTGGCTCAATAAAATACATTGGATATTCAATATCGCCTACTTTATGATACATCATACTGCAAACCACACCATCTTTAAATACATATCCACAATCACATACTGGCAACATTTTTAATCTAGTTGTATATTCATCTATACATTTAATTTCAACCATCACTTAAAATCCTTCTTTTATAACTTTAGCTCTTTACTTATAAACACGTCTTTTACCTTTTCCGTCTCAAACATTGCAACGTAAAAGATGCCAATATTTATAATTGGAACAAAACAAGCAATAATCACTCTTGCCCATGCAAACATTCTTTCCAAAATATTTCTTTTATGATTCTTAAGATATTCTTCTACTGCATCTGGATATTCTCTTTTAATTTCCTTATATAATACATAACTCTGCATTACAACAACTAGAAATGTTAAAATACAAAATGCTGCATAAATTTTTAAAAATAACATAATCAATCACCACTTAAAACCTTTCTTTTAATTGTTTATTTAACTTATCTGCTTTACGTTTTGCCTGCTTTTCAAATAAATAACACCACTTTAATCCTTCGATTCCATACCATTTAAAACAACATTCTAAATGTCCTTTTAAATCATATGGTAAAATTACATATGCAATTTCTGATACATTATTATCATAATTAAAATAACATTTCTTAACTTTCCATAACGTCATTGTTCGTACCTTATCTTTCATTTAAAATCTTCTGGAACATATCATCGATATTATCCATGATTGAATATCTGTCTGTTGCAAGAGAATTTCTTCCAAAGTTTCCATCCACTAAGTCTAAGTAGAAAGTAAATCCGCCATCATCTCCCATGTAAAACTCATTCCATTCTTCTTCGCTCATAAGTCTTTTAACTTCAAGCTGTTCGATTGCAAGATTGTCAAAACTAATTACTTTAAAATGATTAAGCATATCTTCAAGATTTTCTTTGAGCCAATACTGTAAAGAATCAATATTGTTATGCTCTGTTGTATAATGGGTAACACCACGTCTTAACAGTTTATACCCAAGAATAAGAATCTTCAAATCGTTATCTGCAAGCATTCCAACATCTGACGGACTTAAAATTCCATTGATAACATGAATAACTGCATTTGGATATGTTTTAACAAGTTCAATAAATTTTTCAGTTGGATTATTTAATGAAATTCCAAGACCATGAATCAATCCTTTATCTACTAGGTCACGAATCATGTCTTGATATCTTTCAAAGTGAATCTGATTTACTGTCATGTTTGCAATAACTTTCTTTTCTTTTAGTTTTTCAAGAAATGGAATTAAGTCTGGATGGCTCATATCGTTTCCATTAATAGCAAGTTCGGTATATGGATGTAATGTATCCAAGAATTTATAGTTTAAAATGTCTCCATGTTTGCCATTAGGAGTACACCCCTCATAGCAAAATGGACAACCACCATCACATTTATCTGTAATTTTGCAATCACAGTTTTCAGCAAAAGATGGAATAAATTCATCTTCATTTGTCTCTCTGATTTTTGTTCCGTCATCCATAATGATTACTCTATAATTTCCGTTTTTGTATACTCCTAATGTTTTCATTTAATTATCTCCTTTTATTAACAATATCCATAATATCCAAATGCAACAATCTTTTCATTATTTGGTGTTTCGAATGTCTGTTCAAATGTTTCATAATCCATATATTCCCAGTCATTAAACTGTTCATATGTTAAATATTCACAACCAATTTCATCTTCCATAGATTCTTTTACTTTGTTTGTAATAGGAACAAGTTCTTCACTCCATCTGCTCCAAACAAGTTCTCCATCCACCCACTTTTCAAAATCTGACTTTGTACACATTGTCAACGCATGTGTACTACTACTATTAGTTTCAAACACTCCACATCTAACCTGTCTTTTCATACTGTTAATCTCCTTAATTCCATTTTTCATAAATTTCATAGTTATCAAATTCTGGTTTTAGTCCACCATATTCAGTATATGTATAGGTGCTATTACCCCATTTCTCTGTTTTTTCACCCTCATTAACATACATTCTGTCTCTATAGCCGTCACCATTATCATTTCCAGTTACTACAAGACTATCTCCAAATAAATATCTAAGAAGTTTATCTTCGTCTTCAAGAACAGCACTTACAAAATCAATAGTGTCACCACCGTGGTCAATATAACCATCTCCCCATTCACTTTTATCTGGTTCAAAGCTACAAGTGATTCCATATTTACCCAATGTTTCTTCAATTTTGTATAACATTTCTTTTTTCGCATCATCTCTGTCATAACAGCAATCACAAATCGCCTGATATAAATAAGATGCCTTAGAATGCAATCCGTGATATTCTGCTACTTCCCAACCAAATTCTCCATGTTCAAACTCTACATAGTTTGGAAGATTTGCTTTGTCCACATCTGATTTTGTGATACAAATTGCATGTGTGCTACTACTGTTTGTTTCAAATGTTCCTCTTCTAATCTGTCTTTTCATATTTATTTCCTTTCTTTGAATATTCTGATAATTTAATTTAAAAATTAATAATCTTCTGACAGTTCCTTTCCCATCATTTCACAGAATTCTAAAATCCATTCTTCAAGACCGTCAATTCTATCTTCTAAATATCTAGTCCCCACACTTTCGAAATCGAACCATCCCTCTTTTTTATCCCACGTTAGCTGTGCAATACTATAGCAATATTTGTCAGACATAACCTTTTTTCCAGTTGTTAAATCTGTCACCTCGGTAGGAATATCACGATTAACCCATCTAACTAAGTCATATTTATATGGTTCAAAGTGTCCGTCTAAATAGCATGGTGCTCTAAACTGAAAGTTATTCCATATATCTGTGTATACTCTAACCACCATATATTACCTCCTCTTTTTATTTACATATATTATAAAATATATTTATGAACTCCGTATGTACAAATTGTAAACAAATTGTAAACAAATAAAAGTCTTATTTTATTACCAATCCCAATCGTTTTTGTCTTCGCAATTAATTCCATTAACAATTGCATTACATTGTTCAATTAAATTTCTTGTATTGTCATCATTATATCCCCAATCAGAATCATATCTTGTAATACCAATATGCCTCATGATGTTTTTCTGATTTTCCATAATCTGAGATAATGATTCAAATAATATTCTCTTTTCAAATAATTCGTTATTCATATACACCTCTTAAATTTTATAACCCCAATCCCTTTAATTCTGCTACAAGTTCTGCCAACTTAGGATTATCTGAATATTTTTCTGCCATTGCTTCATAATATTCTACGGACTTTCTCTTGTTGATTTCTTTTTCTAATTCTTTTTCAATAGCCAATTTTTTCTTTTCAAGTTCTTTAATTCTTTGTTCTTCTTCAACACGAGCAATGTATCCGTCCATATTTACCACTCCAACAACTTGTGCTGTAATAGCAATTTTTTCATTATACATTTCTACTGGCATAATTTCCTTTACAACAGCAAGAACACGATTATCTTTACTTCTTGCATTTACAACTACTAATTGATTTTCTCTTGTAATCAACTTTTCTTCTTCATCAAACAATGCAAATGCATAGTCCTTTTTATTATAATCTTCTAAAAAATTTACAATTGCTACATTCTTATAACCTTTCATATTATCATCCTCCATAATTCTTAATTCATCTTTTTTAAACCAAAATACACCATAACTACTTGCTTCATTTCTCAAACCGTCTAAAACAACACCAATATCTTCAGATGATATTCTTTCTACCGTACCAATCATATGTAATAATTTATGATATTTTTGTTTTGACGTGTGAATAATTTCTACTTTTTTATTTAAGTAATCATCATAATCTAATACTTCACCCATAATTTCACCTCCACTTATCCACTTAAAAATACTGTTTTATCTGACCCATAATTTTTCTGCTGGAGCAATCCATTCAATCCATGCTTCTGGAATTACAACAAAAGCACCACTATGATATAATTCAAACCATACAACACCCCATGCTTCATGATGATATTTTCCACAAAAATCCTTTTTAATTGTTGTATGTGCCAATTGATTTCTATAAATCTCTTTAATATTTACAATATAATAAATATCTCTATCTCTATTCATTTTACACTCCTTAAAAACATTCTTTTATGTGCTAGTTATCAATCTCCTCAAATAAGATACTATTAAACTGCACATTTGGAAACTCTTCTAATTCAACTATTGTATGCCATCCATGAACATCCACATCAACCAAAGTGTATTCTGTTCCAACAGTTAACAAATGCCCAGTTCCACTAAAACCCCAAGCACCAGCATCATCGTTATCAATACATATAATTTTTCTTGTTTCATTGTTAAAAATGTTCATATTCTATACCTCTTAAAACTTTGATTTTATAACTCAACCTCTTTTATTTCTTCATCTGCATTGATTCCGTGATTTTCACATACTTTAACTAATTTTCTAATAATATCTAAATTTTCTTTTTCTTCAGCCAAAGTTTTTAAATGTCCATCAATCAAATCAATCGATTCTTGAAGATGCTTATTATCTCTATTTAATAATTTAAAATAATGTTCTATATCATCAGTACCAAATAACCATCTTAAAATTAATTTTCTCATAAAATCCTCCTAATAAAACTATTCTAAATCTACATTAAATTCATTTGTTACAGTTCCCTCTGGGCAATAAACAATATATCTATCATTGTACATTGGAAATCCCCAAATGTATGATTTTTTATTTTTAAAATCTCCGACATACCTTTCAATATGGGTTTCCTTATCTGTATGTTTAATATAAGAATTACTAGCTTTTATCTTTTCTATACCATAACCAAATTCTGTTTCTGTAGCATAATAATAATACAAGTCTTCGTCTACATAACCACCCATAATATAAAAATCTCCATTTACATTCTGATTATCTTTTAATGCTACAATTTTTTCATCTGAAATCATTTTATATTCAACTTCTGAACATTCACTTGTGATAATACTTGGAACAAGCAAAACTACAAAAACAACAAAGATAGTTGCTATCATCGACAATATTGAATATAAAATCTTCTCTAACCAACTATTACTCCAGTCTTTAACAATTCCTACTATTACTGCAATACATACAATTAATCCAATAATAATCCAAATCATTTTTACCTCCCACTTAAAACTCTGCTTTATTGCCATTGTTTCTTCCATTCGTCATATTTTAATGACGCTTTACATTTCTTATTACAATAATCTTTCTTTCTACAAAACTCACATTTGCCATTATGTAGCCATTGTTCTTTATAATCTACTAATTCAGTTTCTCCATCCCAATTCTCAAGTTGAACGTCAAATCCGTGTTCTTGTAATAATATTGTAGAATCTTTATAATTCAATCCATAAAATGTATGCGTACTTAAATATGGATGAAACCAGTTATCTTCCGTTTGCACCTTTGGAACAATGTGTCCACAACCATTATCTAGTTCAATATCCAAATAATAATCTTTTGATTCTAATCCAACTAAGTCTTCCCATCTACTAATTAACTTCTTCATAATTTTCTACCACTTAAAACTCTGCTTTTGTGTGCTATAATCTAATAATTTTTCCGTTTGAGTTATGCAAACTTCCAATGCTTTTCGCACATAGTTCACTCTTCTTACAAGTTCTATAATAGTCCCAACCATCTCTCTTATTCTCTTCTTTAATATCTTCATTCATTGGAACAATATATTTTTCCCAAACTTGCTGAATTGCATCTTTTGCGTCTTTCGCAAGAACAATCCACATATTATCGTACTGTCCATAATCACTTGTAACTAAATAATCTTTCATAATAATCTCCACTTAAAACTTTACTTTTATTGTAATTTTTATTCTATAAAATCATTGAATAAAATAAATCTAATGTCTGTAAGTTTGTCAATTATTATATCAAATTCTTTTCTACAATCATCACACACTTCTATAGACATTGTGCTAAAATTTCCACCACTTAACTTTTCTTTTGGGATTTTTATTTGTATTGTTCTTTTCACTTCTTTACCACATCGGTCACAAAAATATTTTGTCATATTTTTCACCTCTTAAGATGTTTCTTTTATGCCCATTTAAAACTTCCACAAGTTGTTTTTGCTGGAATCCATGCTTTATCACTTGGAATTGGTTTCCAAACATCTTCTGGAAATTCCATATCACAACAATCACTATATCTACAACAACTACAACAGTTTATTTTATGTAACTCTACCCTTTTTTCTTTGCTAGTATTTTCGTATTCTTGCATCATATAATCATATAAAAGTTCAGACATTCTTTGTTTGTCTTTTGATGCACATTCATACATCCTTTTATATTCTTTTAACTCATTAATTTCTTTTAATAATTCTTCTAACATATTTTCACCCCTTAATCACTTAAAATGTTTCTTTTATGTTAATTTTCTTCCGCATACTGGACAATAACCAATTGGCATCAAGATTCCATTATAATAATGGTCACCACATGTTGCATACAGCCAAGGTTCATCTTTAAACATAATAATAGCATCTTCTTCGCTCCAAGGGTGTGAAAAATGTTTTTTATATTCTTCTTCGCTACTCCATATTGTTTTACAAAAATCACAACTCATATTCTTACCCCCTTAAAATCTGTCTTTTATAATGTTACTTCTAATCTCAATCTATCAATCTCAATATCTACTTCACATAATGTATCGCTTCCACAATAACATCCACCTTCATCACGATATTGAATACGAATATCATAATCTTCGACATTGTTTTTAATAGCCCATTCATATAGCTCTTTAATCGTCATATTTTTACCTCGTAACAACTTAAAATCTTCCTTTTATTCCCATTCAGATGTTTCAACAATGATATTTACATCTAATCTAGCATTGCAAATATCCAATCCAGACAATCCACTTCTAATCACTTCTAATAAATCTTCATCATATTCACATAAAGATTCTACAATATTTCTTTCTGCTTCAAACAAAATTTTTCTTGCATTATACAATGTTAATGCTTCTTCGTCTGTTAGTTCGATGTTGTTTATTATTTTTTTAAATCCAAATTTCATATTTTCCACCTCTCAACCACTTAAAATTCACATTTTATTATCCGTTTATCGCATAATCAATATAAACTTCTTCCATATCCTCTCTAAGTTCTGTTACTTTTGGTGGCTTAAGCTCTGGTCTTCTTTCAAAAACTTTTCTTCTTGCTCTAGTTACAGATGCAAAGTTAGGACAGTTCATTTTATTTCTAGATTTAAGAAACGCTTTTAACGTCATTGATGATGCTCCTCTATGAAAATATTCACATACACACAGATAAAGGATATCATCGTTCTCTCTTGTATCTTTTCTCATATCGAGAATCTTTTCAACAACCTCTTCTGTTTTCTTTAAACTTCTCATAAGCACCTCCGTTACTCGTATCTTTCACTTTTACGAATCTTATCCAACTTCTGCTTCTTCTTGTTTAAGTGTCTTACTTTTGCTCTAGGTCTATATTTGTCGCATCTCTGACAATATTTGGTGTGTTCTGCATCTCTACCCTTTTCACATTGTCCTGCACAAATATAATATAAACATGGTGTTTCTCTTGTCTTTGCCATAATAATTACTCCTATTCTACTTATAACCTTATTTCTTATGTATTGGAGGAATGGAATTATCTTCCATCCTCCGTTTCTGATTGTATTATACTACATCCTTATTCGTTTGTCAATACGTTTTCTGAATTTTCTTTAAAAAATTCTTCATAGCTTTCATTTAAAGCATTGTGTCTAGCAACGATAGAGCCATTTCTAGCCACTCCATTAGATGTAGCTTCCATATATCTAGCATACACATCTGAATCGTTTTCTGTTTTGAAGAATGATGTTAAAAATTCTCCAAACATAGCTTCTGTAATATCATTATCAATAGACTGCTTTACGAATGGTACAAGTGAAACTAAATGTGTTTCTGTATATAATTTTCTAGCAACGTCCTTTTCATGGTTGCTTGCTAATTCTTCATGTACATTTACAATATAGTTAAATACTTTGTTTAATTCAACTTTATCATCTTCTGTTACTTCCATTGCTTCAATCTGTGGATTAAAGTCTTTACTTGCAAATGAAACATTATCTACATCATTGTTTAACATTGTTAATACTTTTGTTACAATTACTGCATGATTCTTATTTGCTCTTGATTTTTCCGTCAGCATATCTTCAAATAACTTATGTGAGCCAATATCAAGTAATTCACCAATGTTCTTAGCAGATGCAAGTGTTCTTGATTTAGTTGATAATGGTTTTCCATTATTTAATCTTCTGAACATTTCTGCTTTCTGAGTCTGGTCAAGATTGTCATAATACTTAACTGTAATAGTTGCATCTTTAATTGCATCCTGTAATTCTTCTTCCAATTCAGAAAACTTCTTGCCAGAAATATCAATAGTACATTCATTTCCGTCTTCGTCTAAGTATGGAATAGGTTTTAATTTTGTTAATTCAAATTCATCTTTCATATACTTATAAATAGAAGTATTTCTCTGCTGACCATCCATTACATCATAAATTTTAACCTTATCACTATCACTTTCACCACGTTCTGCATATACTGGTGGAATAGGATATCCCATGATAATGCTCCAAATTAATTCACTCATTCTATGTTTTTCCCAAACAAAACTTCTCTGTACTACGTTCTTAAAACTAATTGTTTTCTTATCCATCATTTTTACAATCTGTTTGCATGTCCATGTAATGCTAGAACCTTCAATCTTTAAAATTTTGTCAATTGCCATAATATAATCCTCTCTTTCGTTTAAATATAATCCAATCCTAATTCAATGCTTTTATACATATCTTTTTTCTTTTCATCCATAATAGCTATATATCGAAGTGTTGTAAGCGAATCAGAATGTCTTAAACATTCTTGTAACATTACTAATGCATCGCTTTTATCTTCTGCGTTATCATAGATATTTCTTGCCCATGTTTTACGAAGTGAATGTGAGCCTACATTCTTATCAATACCAGCTTCTTCTGATACATCAACAATAATTTTCCACAATCCAGCTTCTGTAATTGGCTTGCTTCCTTTTCTTGACTTAAACATATAATCGTTTAAATCTTCAATTGGGTATTTGCTTGTATAATTTTCAATAGCCTTTTTAACAGTCTGATTAAAAAATATCTTTACAAATTTACCAGTTCTTCTAGTCTTTTTAGGTTGTAGCACATAAGATTCTTTAAATGTCATATCATTCTTGTAAAAATATGACCAACGTAATTGTATTAAATCACTTGCTCTTAGTCCAACATTTATTCCAATCAAGAACAACATTTTATTCCTATGTGCAATTTGTTTTTTGTTTTTACTTGTTGCGTTTTTGATACGATAATTTAGTACATCGATTATACTTCTTACTTCGTCTACATCAAATGGATAAACTGTTGAGCTTATACCACTAACTCTGTTACAATGACGCTTATCAATTGTACCATCCTTATTATATCTAACCTTTGGTTTTTTAGCTAATTTCCCATTTACAATAGAAAGAGTTATAACATTATCATTTTGTTGATACTTATTCATTGTTGCCACTCTCCCATCCCAATTGTGTTATAAGCTATATCTACCTTTCACTAAAGGAATACCATTGTTTTTAATTTTACCCGATTGTCCTTTTTTAAGTTTATATTTTCCATCTTTAGCATTTCTTATACGTTGTTCTTCTGAAACACCTTTCATAATATCCTCATGATATAATTGTTTATTAGCCCAATTTTCAGCAGGAATTTCTTCCTCATATGTTTCTTTAAATGCATGTACACAAGTGCCAATTAAAGAAATAATAAATAGTGGGTCAAACATGTTAATTACCACCTCCATATTCTTCTACTTTTTTAAGCTCTAAAACATAGTCATTACTTGCATAATCCTCAATAAAAGCAGATATAACATGTTTAACGAATAGCTTATTTTCTTTTACCTTGTTTTTAAATTGATTATAAACCTCTTTATTAACTGGAGTGTTTAGTGTGGATACATCTCCGTTATCATTCTTCCATTTGATAATATCTTCTTCATTCAAATGATATCCATCATTTGCATATTGTCTTACAAAAGCCTCGATAACAGTACACATTTGTAGGTTTCTAATTTTACATTTTCTTTGAAAACCCTCAAAAATTTCTGCGTTAATCTTTAAATTAATTTGTTGTGTTTCCAACTTCTCTACTTCTAGCTTGATATATCCAGCCATTGTTAACACTTCCATTCTGATTAGTTTTATTTAATTTTATAAATCGAAGAATTTGATTAATGCTTCGCACATTGCATTTTCCAGTTTGTCAATCCAATCTACATCATTGAAATCAATATCATATTCAACAAATGTATCATAATCTGTTTCCATATTCTCTGTTTCATTATTAAATTCCATTTTGTAGATTGCACAAGCTGTGTATTTTTCATTGTTATAGGTTTCAACAGCGAAGTTATATTCTACACCAATGTCACCATACCATGCAAATGCACAACCCCATTCATCAATATTTTCATAGTTTTTATACCAATCTGACATATTGCATTCAAAACTATAATCATGATTTGCTTTCATTTCTTTAATTGTCATTGTTTATACCTCCTTTTATATTATCCTTTCCTTTGATTATATTATATCAGCTAATAAACTATTTGTCAACATATTTTTTATTTTTTTATTAACTTTCTTTTATCCAGTAGTTTCCAATACATCCATCTGTACTATCCCAAATATCATGCACTTTACCATTCTTAATACATACTACATGGTGTCCACCAATATTTGCTACACATACACCTTTAAACATCTTGCAAAACTCTTTGCCAGTATACTTTGTATTGTCTGATTTTCTAGGTTGTTTCATTTTTGTCCAACCCTTTAACTTCATATATCTTTCAATGCCTTTTGTATCATTGATTGCATATCCAGTTTCACAACTTAACTGTGCCATCTCCATTACTGTCTGCTCCCAAGTTTGTCCAAGTGCAGTACTAATTGCTCTGAATGTACAATCACCAGTAATTCTATTCTTTGGATTTGCATTGTAATAAGTGAATGTACTTGTGTTCTTATAAATCTCTTCTCTGCTTCTTCTTGCCATAATTATTACCTCTTTTCTTGTTGTCTTATTTTTATCTATAACTTATTATATCATGTATAAATCTACTTGTCAAGATAATTTTATATATTTAACGAAACTTTTTTATTAACATCTATTTAAAGTTTTTAAAAATTAAATTTTTCTGCTGCGAAATATATCTATTTAAAGTTTTTAAAAAATAAACTTTTTTGTTTCTTTAGAAATAACTTTTGTTTCTTTGTAAATAAAAAAGTTGAAGCCTAAGCCTCAACTTTATTAATATTATTTACTTCCTCTAATGTTAATACTTTATTAATCTTCATTCTCTGTGCAAGAACCCATGCTCCACCTTGTGATTCTGGTCTATCGTAGCTTTCAAAATCTTCTACTTCACATTCAACCCATACGCGTTTTTCTCCAGTTTTAAGCTCTAATTTTAAGTGTGGTGCTATTGGTTTAAAGCAACAATGCCAACCTTGTCTAATGGCAAATCCTTTCGTTGGATGGCACTCTGCAACCATCCATTCTCCAATAGGTGTTTCAACTGTTTTATTAATAAATAACGGATATAATTTGCCATCTTTCTTTGTTCTTAATAATTTATATGCTTTCATATTTATTCTCCTTATAACCTTATATATTATACTTCTCCTAAGATATACTTCATAGCCTTTTCTGCTTTTCCACTTGCACTTACAATAAACTTATTATCGTTTCTTAATACCTTTAACCAACTCTGAATGTATGCAGTAGAGTTCTTGAATGTTTTATTGCTTTCAATTCCAATATGATTCATTAAGAATGCTGAACCAATCTCTGCAATTAACTCTTCTTTTGAATAATCTTCTGAACCAAAACTAGCAAACTGAGAAGCACAATCTAATCTTTTAAGTCTATCTTTGTGACCAGTACTGTGAATCATTTCATGGAATAACGTGCTATAAAACTCTAATACATCCTTATACTGTTCTTTACATGGTACTTGAATATAATCTCTTACTGGACTATAAAATGCTCTATCAGATACAGTTTCATTAATACAAATGTTTTCTCTATTCATATAGTTGTTTTTAATATCTTCTGCTTCTTTAATAGGCTCATGTTCCATTGCTTTAATTTCCTTTGGCTCTACTCCATCGACCTGAGATACATGAAATACATTGATATATTTAAGTAATGGGATACATTTCTTTTCTACTCTATTAGTATTATTATCCTTTTCTTCTACTTCTAAAATCTTCCAAAATACTACAATCTCAGACTTTTCACCTTTTCTAACAGTTCCACCTAATTCACTCCATTGTTTATATGTAGCATATTCTCCATCATGTTTTAACAACATCTGATTAAGTAATGAATAAGGCTTTTTGCTTACTCTATTATATGCACCATTTGTGATGCCACTCCAAGGCTTATGCCAAGGGATGTTGCCATCTTCTAACTGTTCAATAATTCGGTTTGTGATTTCTTCATAGATATTAAATTTTTCTTTTGCCATAACATTCAATCCTTTCCTTTAAATATGTTATCGTTATCTTTTATCTATATTCATTATACTACTATAATGACTACTTGTCAAGCTATTTTTATAATATTTTTTAAATTATTTTTTCGAATCATATATGTAAAGTTTTTAAAAATTCAAAAAAATTGTACAACAAATCCAAAAAAATCTAATTTTTAAAAACTTTATATATATACACAAAGAAAAAGCACGGAGATTAATTCTCCGTGCGTAGATTTGGTAATTGATTACACCATTCTAATAATGATTCAAGATTCTTTTTCTTTAATTCTTCAAACTCTTCTCTTGTTAGTTTGCTTGAATAAGAATGGTTTACAATTGTTCTATTCTTTTTATATACAAAGTGTTTTGGTGGTTTAATATCTTTAAAATAATCCATTATAAATGCAATATATGTGTTAGAGCCAGATTCATGACATTCACAACAATACATTGTTCTATAACCTTTATCATTTAAGATTCTTACATGCTCTTGAATATTTTTATCAATATGGATTAGATTATGTGGTGGAAACAGTTTGCAAATACAATTGTCTAATGTGTGCATACAATATGGACAAACGTAATTAATATAATACTCTTTATTTCTATTCACTAAACCATCTCCCTAGTTGTATACTGATTATACATTGTTTTATTTGCATATGAATACTCTAACGCATCATATAAATATCCTGCATCAATCCTATTGCTAATACAACCTTTGATAATTCCATCAAAATAACTATCTTCTGGTGGACAGATTCCTTTTCTATTGTCTGCCATTACATATACAATTGCTTTTTCTTTTGCTCCATCATCCATTAAAACATTCACAAACTCTTTTACGTAATAGTTTGGATACCCTTCGTACATATCAAGTCTAGCCCAATCGTCATCATCAATATCCCATACAACAACTGGTACTTCGTCATAGTCATCACCACTAATAATATCAGCATGACAATTAAATACTAATTTCCATCCTAACAACTTACCAGTTCCTATAACCTTAGATTTTGGACATCTAAAAGCCATTTGTTTTAAATTCATATTACTTCCATAAGCTACATATAACATAAATATCAACCTCCTTTATTATATTATATACTATATTTATTTATTTGTCAAGTAGTAATTCGCTATGTGGTATAATAAAGACCATAAATATGTTCTTTACTTCTTAAATATAAACATCCAGTTATCATATACAAGTTTTCATTATTTAAATCATCTTTTTCAATTGATTTAATTCTTCCAACTTCGTATTCGTTTTTGTGATTCAGATAATAAACTTTATCCCCTACACAATATTCATCTTTAATCATCTTTTCTTTAAAATAGTACTCTTTGTTAAACTCAAACATAATGCCTCCTAAACAACCATATTATACTGTTTCATTAATCTCTCCATGATTAGTCTATTACATCTGCTAGGAACAATAGATAAATGTTCATTCTTGTCATTTCTATAAATCTCATGACTTCCTTTGCAATGATGTAACTTCCAACCATTCTTTTTAAGAATCCGTTTTACATCTCTCTTGCTATATTCACACATATAGTCACCTCCTTTATAACCTTATCTTTTATCTACTTATATTATACTACTATATATACTACTTGTCAAGTATTATTTATACTTCAATTAGCTTTATTTTGCCTTTGTACTGTGGATATGTATTATAAATAGCTTTTGTTCCAAACTGAATTTCTTTTTTATTTGTAATACTATTATAGAATGCATCAATAATTAATTTACTGTTGCCATGAACAAGTTTCTTACATTCTGCAAAAGTAGGCTTCTTATTCATTCCAACCCATTCATATCCATGATTGAATAGTAATTCAACTACTTTATTGAATTTATCTTCTGTACTTGCATTATAAAATCCGTTCATAATAAACCTCCTTATACATCTTCTACTTCCAGTATTTCATACATACAATCTTTATTATCAAGACCATAAAACTTAATGCATTCTTCTACACTACTCACGATACAATGTTGCATTCTCCATTCCCAATTTGACAACTTGTCTGCATATATAAATGTAATCTTCTTCATATAATTATCTCCTTATCTTTTATCTATTTATATTATACTACATTATATACTACTTGTCAAATACTTTTTTAAAAATCAATAGATTTTTTACTTCTAATAGTAGCAATGATAGATATTCATCACTTCTTTCTTCATTGCCTTTACAATTATAGTATTCATATCTGTCTTTATATGTTGCTATATTGTTTAATAAAATATCTTCCATTGCCATATCTACAACTCCTTATCTATTATCTGATGTTTCATTGTCTCCCCAAGTACACTCCTCTGGCAATGCTCCACCACATTTAAAATTATGTAAGCTACCTACTAAAGTAAGTTGCATACCCTCCCTATAGTTATCAAATCCAAGTTCTCTTGCTTTTTCTTCTGTCATTTTGCCGTCTCTTAACGCAATATAATCATCATATAATAATGCCATATATGTACACCTCTATTTAAAATCATTATTTTATTTGCCTAACAAACTACCACAACCATATTATTATTAGGTAACTGATAAACAAACTGTGTTTCTTTATCTCCCATAACATACTCTTTAAAAATTTCTTCACTTACAAAAATCTGTTCTGCAACTTCTGTATCGTATTCAAAGTATTCATTTTCTTTTTCATATTCAAAACATTCTGTAAAGTTATTTTCTCTATGCCAATGATTTTCCCATTCTCTGATATATTCATCCACATCATTCAAAGGCATTAATACTCTCCAATGATTGATTGGATTTTCCATTTTAAGATTATAAAATAAATTTGTAATATCTTTTGCTTCGCTTTCTGTAAATGCTAAAGCATCAGCAAACTGTTTTACTTCTTCTGTATTTAATCTCTTCATACTAATCTTCCCCTTTTAAAATCACTCTTTTATGTGCTTATTCTTTGTTAAAAAATCCATGTTCTTCTAAAAATCCACTTTCATATACATCGTATATATAACTATAAAAACTATCAATATAATCTTCAATATTATTTTCAATCAATTCTTCCCAAGTTTCTTTTGGACAATTCTTTTCATACATTCCAAACATATATGACTTCATACCATAATTATTCATACATAATACAAATTCAATTAATTCTCCGTTTGGACTAACTTCTACATAAAAATCATCATTTACATCAAATCTTGTTGTTGTATATGTAGTTTTTTTCATATCTCCACCACCTAAAATCGTCATTTTATTTACTCAAAATATTTTGATAATTCATTTCTAACATCGGTATATGTGAAGCCAAGATTCCCAATTTTGCAATCCCCATCTTCAAGCCATTCATCAACCATATTAATTGCATTATCATCATATCCAAAGATTAACAAACCACATTCATCTGTAATATTTTTGATATAATCAAAGTTGTCAACGATAGACCATCCCTCAATAAAATCTCCGTTTGCAGAATCTCCTCCAAGATTATCATTTTCTTTATGATAATTCTGTTCCCAAACTTTATACAATTCTTTGCCTTTTTCATTAAGTTTCATATCATTACCTCCATATAAAATTATCCTTTTAATTGTTGTATAATTCTTTTGCCAAACATTCAATTAGCATGAACATTACATTTCTTTCTTCCTCTGTTGTCATAGGCAACTCATACCAAACTTCATCATCTTTTTCTCCGTAATTACATACGGCTTGAATACTAACTTCCTTTTCCTTTGTATTGAACATAAGATAAAAATTATAGTAAACATTGTTATCATAATCAACACCAACTAAATCTTCATTCCCTTGTTCTTTTCTAATGTTATTAGTTAATCTAATTAATTCATCTGTTGCACATAAAACAATATTTCCCTCATATTCATCATTTGTAAAATCTAAAAAATCTCTATCAACAAAATCAATATATAATTTTTCATATCTCATATCAAATCCTCCACTTAAAATTACATTTTTAACATCCACATATCGCTGCGAAACCAATTGCAGTTACTCTGCCTTTCGTATCTGTTAGACAATTCACTTCGTATTCTGTATAATATCCATCGTTTTCCATCCACTCTTCAAAAAATGCTTTTACACACTCTTCATCATTTTCAATATCTTCTATGATATTAAGAACATATTCTAAGTTGCTTTCAAAACCATTTTCCAATGCTTCTTCCCAAGTATAATCTTCTCCATTATCTCCATTAAAATCCATATCAAAGTCTGCGATATTTCTTAATACACAAAGTAAATTTTCTCTATCTCCAACTTTTACTTTTTCTAAATTTGTATGTAATGTCATGTTTAATACCTCCAAACTATTATTTATTTGTAATACTATCTACATATTTATAAAATTCAGTTTCAAATTCATCAAAATCTTCTATAAAATATCTCAGCACACTCTCAACACTTCCAGTAACATCAATGTTTACACCATCCGTTATTAAATTCCAATCACAAGCACCACCACCAATTTTCCCAACTCTAGAAAATGGTTTATTCTTTCCCTCGCTTATAAATCCAACTAAGTGTGACCAACTGTTTGAAATAAACTGATGTGTATCATATCCCTCATGACCACCCCATCTGCTACCAGTTAAAGGAATACCATGTTCTAAACACGCATTTCCTACTTCAAGTAATTCATCAATTCTAGGCTTTAATGTTTTGATGTGAGCCTTATATTCCTCAATCTTATTTAAAGACCGTTCTTTTTCTCGTGTTAATTCAGCTTCTCTTTTGTTTGCAAAATTTTTAATGTTATCAACTCTACTCATATCTAGTTCTCCTTTTTTATAACTTTATTTGTTCCTTATCTTTAATTATATTATACATTAGGTTTAATCGTTTGTCAAGTAGTTTTTCATATTTCAATGAAACTTTTTAATTGTTTACATATTCTAAAAAATCTTTTGGTTCAATCCAATTTTTAATATATTCAACAAATTCATTTTCTCCCACTCTTAATTTAAACAATGCCCAATCATTATTCTTTGTTTCTAAGCAAAGCACTTTATAATATTCATTTTTTCCAAACCATACATAATCCCAATATAATCTCATAATTAGTCCTCCTATATATTTATCTCTTATTAAAAGTTCCAATTCTTACAATTTCATCTGTATCAATACTATCTATTTCCATACATAAATCTAGTATTTTGTTTGCAATTTCATATCTTCCAATTGCTTCCAGACCTTTATACAGATGTGCTATTTCATTTGTAACATCTACTCTAGTATTTACTTTATGATATTTGCTTCGCATTGCATTTACCATTGTATCTAATTCTTTTGCAGTCATTGAAATATCCTCCTTATAAATCGTATCTGTATTCTGTGTAATATTTGTAGATTGATATGCTAATAAATACTTCTAATACAAATAATACAATTGTATCAACTACTGGAATTGGGTTTCCACAGATTGCCATGATTAAAAATGCAATCAGCAACATCCAACAGAAGATTGTGAATACTGTTACAGTTGTCATCATTCCCTTTAAAAATTTTTCTCGTGTCATAATTGTTACCTCCATGTGTTGTTTCCTTTATCTTGATTTCATTATACTACTATAATAACTACTTGTCAATAGTTTTTGTAAAATTATTCCAAACAATTTTTAATTTCATCATATGTGTATTCTGATATTGGTTCATCAGCTTGCACTCTATATAATGAATTGTCAGTTCCAAAGATATAATCTCCATCTACGTCTGCCAAGCTACAATCTGTTGTTTTAATAACTTCTACACTTCCGTCATCTTTAATAGATAACATAAAACCAAAGTATGTATCTCCATTACAATGTTCAATTTCAAATGATACTCTATTAATTTCTTTTGCCATGATAAGCACTCCCTTTCTTTATTTGTCTTTATTATACCACCACCACAACTACTTGTCAACTACTATTTATTATTTTCCTATAATTATTTTTCTTTCAGCAGCGAATTAAAGTTTTTAAAAATTGAATAAAATTGTCCATCATGAACAAAAAAAGTTAATTTTTAAAAACTTCTATTGTTTGATTAGCACAAAATAAAAAAGGTTGAGAAAAAATTCTCAACCCATGAATTACCAGTTTACTTTATCCAGTATCGCGTTATGTTTCATTGCATAGTTATAAAAATCTTGTGTATCATCAGCACAGTATTCTTTTAAAAACTCTTCAAAATCATCCCAATCATCCGTTTTAAGTTCGTTAAAATACTGTTCAAAGAAATCCCTTTCAACTAATACATCTGTTAAATTCCAATCATCATCATGTTGCTTTATTGTATCACGATATACACATACCCAAACTCTCATTACATTTCATTCCTTTCATCTGCCCATACAATAGAGTGATAAGATAATCCCTCATTATCTGTATGCACGTTTCTATAAATTGTAGCCTTGCTAAAATCTTCCACTTGTTCGATTACAAGTTCTGCAACAGTTTTTAATCCAAGTTCTCTGATGTGGTCTTTTAAATAATAGTTGTCAAGCACATCTTTTGTTCCATTGTAAATCAAGATTGAATTAATCATATCAATACAATATACTTTATCTCTTAGTACTTTCTGTTCATATGTATATACTGGAGGTTTTCCATTCTCCCATTTTGGTAAACTCTTTTTTGCTCTCTCTAATTCTTTTCTTGTCATTGTTATATTCTCCTTTTAATAATTGTTAAAACCTAAAATATGATGCCATTTTGCTGACCTTATAACATTATCATATTCAACTGGCTTTTCTCTTCCAGTAGCTTCATAATATCGTTCTATCTGATGTGGTCTAGCAATTAACTTTGTAACCAATTCTCCAGAATTTAAGTTGTGAATGATAATAACTCCATTGTCTGTAATACTATGTACTTCAAGACCATTCTTGTGTTTATTATCCACTACAAAACCATCAATGATGTGGCTTTCTCCTAAATCATTAATGAGCTGTTCTCGTTTGTTTCTTTCGTATGTGTAGTGTTTTGTAGCCATATTAGTTCTCCTTTCATGTATATATTGTTCTTGTTGTTGATTATAGTATATCATGTGATTTGCTACTTGTCAAGCATTTTTTATATATTTACTTAAAAAATTTTCCACTTAATCAGCATGACCACCGTACAAAATGTACGGTGCTAGTGTCAAAAACTGCGTTGACCACCGTACAAAATGTATGTAATTTTTCCGTTCAAACATATAAGAATACCATACATATAAGAATACTAGTGACTACGTCACACATTTAACTCTCTGTGCTTTTATGGTTCGTATACCTTTCCAGTTTTTTCATCATAAATAAGAGTGATAGTTTTTCCATCACGTTCAAATTTCCATGTATACTGGTTAGGATTTATATACCATTCATCTGTATATTCTTCCCCATAGTACTTCTTATAGTATTTGTCTAGTCTATTGTGTATTTGCTTTTCTGTTAGTTTTAGTTTCATAGCACACATTCTCCTTTGGCTTATATTGTTGTATCTTTGAGTATATTGTATCATCATAATGATAGTTTGTCAAGTAGTTAATGATATATTTTTTAAATTTTTTCCGTCTGCGTTAGCATTTAAAGTTTTTAAAAATTAAAGATTTTTGATTGCAAAAAATATAGGACTTAGTTTCCTAAGTCCCAAGATTCTGCGTAGTATTCATCTATATGTCCAAAGATTTCAAGATATACTGTTCCACGTTCTACTATGTATGGTTTGATATGAGCCATTATAAAACGATATTCTGCGAACATTAGCGATAAGATACATATGGCTATAATAATTACTTTCTTCATTTTTTCCGTCCTCCTTATAGGCTTATTTCCATATCCATATACTCAAATGTTTGTCCAGTTGATTTATACCATTCTTCTGCAAATTCAAATGCTTCACAGTTTGGCATTTCTCCATCCACTATAAGATATTTAATACTTTCATATCCACTTCCAATAAAGTGTACTCTTTTTGTATATTTTGTAGTTGGATTACTCATTTTTCCGTCCTCCTTAGATTTCCATATCAATGTTAAGTGTAATTCCTTTCATATCTCCATATACGTTATCAATACTTGTTACTGTTGCATATTCCAGTTCATCACTTAAATCAAATAAATATCCACTATATACAACTTCTTCTTTGTCTACATCCCATAATTCAAAATACTGGTCATCTCCATCAATAAACATATTTAAAATATCTCTTACTGTCATAATTAAAATCCTCCGTCTATAATGTTGTTTCTTTAATTTCGCAAATCTTCATGTATCTGCATTGTTTGTAGCGATTAAAAATATTTTTTGCTTCTGTCCTACTGTCTGCAACAATGAGTTCGTTTGCTCTTTTCATTGGGTTATCACCACATTTTGCGTTCTTGCAATGTGGACAAGTATAATGTACGATATATACCATTTTTCGTCCTCCTATACTTCGTATAATCCGTTTTCATTATATGAGTATTCTTTTTCCGTCAAGATTGCGAGCATATCTATACTCGATTCAATCCGTGCAATTCTAACATCATATGTTTTATCCCATCCACATTTGTTAAAATATCTTTCTGCACTTCTGATTAGATAGTTGATTCTATCTTCCATACGTTTGATTTTGTTTTCAATATCCATATTTTTTCTCCTTTCTTTGTTGTTTTCTGATTACATTATACATCATGTTTAGTAGCTTGTCAAGTAGTAAAGTGAAAGTTTTTTTATTTTTTTATTGATTTTCCGTTGTCGATTTTTTGTATTATTTTTATTTTTTCCGTGGTGGTTTTCGATATTTTCCGTTGCATTTTATTTTGTTTATTCGTTGTTTGATTTTTGGTGGTTTTAAGGTGGTTTTAAGGTGGTTTTTAAATACTGATTTTTTCTGATTTTGGTGTTTAAAGTGGGAGAAAGTTTTTAAAAATTAGGGATTTTTGGGGTCAAAGTGGGGGATGAATGTGGTTGAATGTGGGTTGTGGAGTGGGGATAGAATGCTTTAAAAGTAGGGATTTTTAGTGGTAAGTGGGAGAGTGGTGGGGGTGTAGTGGGGGTGTAGTGAGGGTGTAGTGGGAGAAGAGGGTCGATTTTGGGGTGTTTTTGGGTGTAGAGTGGGGGATGTTTTTCTTTTATATCGCTCCACTAGATACAAAAAAGTTTCTCAACTCGTGTCGCAAGTAAAAGTTATCCACATTTTCCACATAGTTTTCCACATTATCCACAATCTGCAAAGTTATCCACAATCTGCCAGTTCCTCCAGTTTCTCCAGTTCAATTCCCAAATCTTCCAGTCGCCCAAAGTTCAGTCAAAGCACAAAGTTAAAGTTTTTAAAAAATAGATTTTTCTGTTTCCAGTCGCTTTTCCAGTCGCTTCTCCAGTCGCCACACCAAACTAAAGTTTTTAAAAATTCCATTTTTCTGTCCAGTCAAATCACTCCAGTAAAGTTTTTAAAAATTCCATTTTTCTGATTTTCCAGTCGCCTCCAGTCAAGGCACAAAAAAGAGAGTGGATTTTCTCCACTCCCTTTTGAGTTCCAGTATTCAGTTGTATGGGGTTATAATCCTATAACCTTATATGTTATCCAGTAATAGTAAATCTTCTGCTTACTGTCTGTTTAACATACAATTTGTAAATGTCAGGACAAGCCGTTTTAAATGTTGTAGTGTCAAATCTGTTACTAGATACATTTTTGTATTTAATACAGTATCTTCCACATTTCATTTCTTCTTTGCTCTGCATTTCTGCTTTGATTTCATCTTTGATAGCTTCGATTTCTTCCTCGGCTTCTTTTACGATTGCTTCAAGTTCTTTGAGTTCTTCAATCTTTTTCATTAGTTCAATAGTAGTCATCATAAAATTTTCCTCCTAGCATTGGTGCTTTGTTTATACTGTTCTTTTAACTGTCTTTATTATACCACCTATATATCTACTTGTCAAGTATTTATTTAAAACTTTTTAAATTATTTTTTCCGTGTATCTTCCGTGTATCTTCCGTGTATCTTCCGTGTAGTTTATGAACGTATGTTCTAGTTTGTGAATTTGATATTTTTATGTTATATCACATTCACATTGCATAAAATCTTCCAACTGGCATAGATGTAAAGTTTTTAAATATTCCATTTTTCTGTGCGTTCTGGAGCATACAAGTAAAGTTTTTAAAAATTAGGATTTTTTGGATGACAGTCCTATATAAATAAAGTTTTTAAAAATTCAATATTTTTGGATTGATAAATCAAGATAAATCAACAAGATAAAGTTTTTAAAAATTCAACTTTTTTGGATTGCCAGATATGACAAAGTAAAGTTTTTAAAAATTCAACTTTTTTGGTTTGTACCTGTGGATGTTACAGCACAAAAAAAGACTAGGCTTTTCGCCTAGTCTTATAACCTTATTTGTTTAGTGTTCGTGGAATGCTACGTGTTCGCCATTCTTTAAGCTCCAACAGTTCACATTCTTCTTTGCACATTCTAAACAGTTTCCAGTACAGATGTTCCAGTTTTCTTTAGGTTCGCAACCTTTAAAGATAACGTGTGCAACTGGAATATTATGTGGGTTTTCCATTGTCATACCTTCCCATTCTGAAAAGATAAGATGTAAGTTAGTTGGAATGCTTCCACCATTATTGATATATGTATTAACAAAATGGTATCTTTTTGTAAATACTAAGATGTCACAATGTGGATTCATTTTTGCTACGTCTACCATATCTACAAGATATTCATAACAAGGAATGTCGCCAGCTACGTGCATTCTGAAGAATCGGCTTGTACACATTGCGTCAGATACCTGATTCCAATATTCAACTGGGTTATTCATGTAGAGTTCAAGATTTCTATTATAAGAATCTCGCACGTTTTTGTATCTACACATTCTTTTTGCGTAGCACTTTTTAGCACAAGTGCAACCGCTCGCACATGTTACGATTGGTGGTAAAGATACACTTTTAATTTCGCCCATTTTTACATTTCCTTTTGATACACTAATTGTCATCATAATAAATACCTCTCTTTTCTAAGATGCTTTGTTTTATTTGTTAAGCTAATTATACACTATAAAAAACCACTTGTCAACTACTATTTTAAATTTAATTATAATTATTTAATAATAATTATCATATAATTATAGGTCATAATTTAATAGGTCATAATTTAATCGGTCATAATTTAATCTGTTATAATTTAATAATTATTATAATAGTAATTATTATCATGTTATAATAGTAATCATTATTATTGTAGGTATTGTGCAATTATTTTATATAATTAAAACAATTCAAAATAATTAAAATAGTTTAAACAATTTAAACAATTCAAACAATTTAGTTGGTTAAAGTTTTTTAAAAATAGGTTTTTTTGTCTATTATAACATATTTTTAATAATTTGTCAAGTAGTTTTATAGAAAATTTTTTAACGTACATATAAGTAAAGTTTTTAAAAATTGGATTTTTTTGGACTACCAGAACCAGCAAACATATAAGTAAAGTTTTTAAAAATTAGAAAAATTTGGCACAGTCTATATTCTGGAAACATAAAGCTAAAGTTTTTAAAAATTCGAAAAAATTGGATGCTGGTCGCCTGCCAGATACAACAAACTAAAGTTTTTAAAAATTGGACTTTTTTGTCCCAGCAGGTCGCAACCGTATATTAAAGTAAAGTTTTTAAAAATTGGATTTTTTTGGATTGCTGGTTGCCGTCTGGGAGAATGGTTTAAAGTTTTTAAAAATTCAACTTTTTTGGACGCTGGAGCTGTACCAGATACAACGGTTTAAAGTTTTTAAAAATTTAACTTTTTTGGCACGCTCCAGAAAATAAAAAATAAGGGCTGATTTCTCAGCCCTCATTTTTATTCATTCAATAGATAACAATAATCAACTTTCCAACCGTCTACTCCATGCATATACCAATCAAGTCTCACCCCTAAATCTGTTCCATCTAAACAATCTGCAAAAATAGAATTGCTTGACTGGTTTGGTAAGAATGCTTTTTGGTCACTGGTAAATTCATAACTGCGTTCTAGCTCTGTATATGGTGCTGTAAAACTATTCTCTGTAAATACTACAACTCCAGTTAATCGCTTTTCATTGCCTTTTGTTTTGTAGCCGTGTTCTTCGTTGAATTTCCACATTGCTTCAATCATTTCATTCCAAGTAATTTTTTTCATAGTTTTTACCTCTTTTCTTTATTAAGTTGTTTTATTAGGTTAATACTATTGTAAAGGATAACAAGCTATTTGTCAAGTAGAATTTTATATTTTTTTAAATTAAATTGATTGATTTTTTCTATAAGTATATATAAAGTTTTTAAAAATTAGATTTTTTAATTAGTAAAGTTTTTAAATATTTAAAAAAATTGGCAGCAGGCAGCAGTCTGGCATTAACAAAGTAAAGTTTTTAAAAATTGCATTTTTTTGGCTATGCTGGAATAACGGTTTAAAGTTTTTAAAAATTTAATTTTTTTGGATAAAAAATCCAATAAAAAAAGGAGGACTGCTCCTCCTAATTTTATTTAACCTCAAAAGGGACTTCTGCATCCCAGTCCCATGATTCGTATAAGTCCATCATACGACCAATAGAGTTCTGTGCCAACTCTGGTTTTGCCCCTCTAGATACTTCTAAATCAAAATATTCACTCCATGTCATAGCTCAAATCTCCTATTTAAAAATATACTCTGTTCACTTGTTAAATATATTGTATCATGTTAGTTGCTATTTGTCAAGTAGTTTGATTTATTTTTTTAAATATTTTTTATAAAAATTAAAACCAAAGTTTTTAAAAATTCAACTTTTTTGGATTTAGCTGTATTAAATAAAATTGTAAAGTTTTTAAAAATTCAATTTTTTTGGCTAGATAAAAATAAAATATAAAAGCACAAAAAAAAGAGACTGTTTACCAGTCTCTCTCTTTTGAACGTGGTCTATAACCGAACATGTCCTTGTGCCAGTCTGAGTAGAATCCCCAAGTTTCATCATCAATCTCATTCCAGCTCTTGCCCTTAATGTTCTTTTCATAGAACGCATCAAACTGTTCTTGATTCTCTTCTCGGTATCTCTCATCCATGATTGAGCTTAAAAAGAAGTACTTCTTATATGTAGCATCCCAATCATTATCGCAAGGATTCATTAGTTCTAACATGTCGCCAAGTCTTCTCATCTCGCTTCTGATTTCATCGTTAGTCATTGTGTTGTAGTTCATCATAACTAAGCCCTCCATATATTCTGTTGTTTATATACTAAGTATACACCACATTTAATAACTTGTCAAGTAGTTTTATAAAATTATTTAAACTTTTTTGCCGTACCTGTCGCCAGCCTGAGTAGAACAACGGTTTAAAGTTTTTAAAAATTGAAAATTTTTGGCAGCAGGCAGCAGGCGATTAAAGTTTTTAAAAATTCAACTTTTTTGGCTTGCCAGCTGTTTATCGCTGGCAAGTGGCAGCAGTCAATTAAAGTTTTTAAAAATTTAATTTTTTTGGATTGAAAAAATAAAATAAACATTTTAAGAGAATAAAAAAATGAGCTAGATTTCTCTAGCTCTTTGGCATTCTTACTATTTTGTGTTTACAACAATAGTCATATAATTTTGCTTGATTCATTTCACACATTTCTTGTGTAAAATCATTTACTATTAAGATTTCATCTACACATTTACTCATTGTGCTTAACTCACTCTTCCAGCCTCTCATGGTCTTATTTCTGAGTTTTTGTAAACCATTGTTTCCCATTGGATTCTGCATTCCTAAACTTCCTAAGTTAATAAATCCTACTGCGTACATATTAAGTTCTCCTTTACTTATTGAGTTGTTTTATTTGTTAATATAATGATACACCATAGCTTGCTATTTGTCAAGTAGTTTATTTAAAATACTTTAAATTATTTTTTGACTGGTGACGGTGACGACACACGGTTGTTGTAGTTGTTAAAATATAGTTTTTAAATATTTAAAAAAATTGGCAGCAGGCAGCAGGCTTTTAAAGTTTTTAAAAATTGAATTTTTTTGGATTTTAAAAAATAAAAGACAACTTTTAAGAGAATAAAATAAGGGCGATAACTTACGTCATCGCCCATCATTTTATTATGCAGTTTTTAAATTGTTTAATGCAAATTTTAAATAATCTAAATCTCCATTGAACTCCTCATGGCTTTTTACCCAATCATCACTCCACTCATCGAAATCTCCACGAACGGAAATTGTTATATCATTATCTGATATACTCTTGATTCTAGCAATTCCAAAACCGTCTAATGAATCATGGAAACCTACAAAGAACATAATTTCCATTCCTTCTTTTGCTTCACTAATGTTGTTAATAATAACTGCGTTGTTGTTCATAATGAATCTCCTTTTCTTTATTAAGTTTTATTATTTGTTTTCCAACTGTCTTTAGTATACCACATAAGCAACTACTTGTCAACTACTAATTTAAAATAATTTAAAATAATTTTTTATCATAGCTTAATAAAGTTTTTAAATATTTAATTTTTCTGGCAGCAGGATGACAATTATATATAACTTTAAAGTTTTTAAAAATTGAAAAAAATTGGCAGCAGGTTGCCAGAAAAATTAAAAAGGTAAAGTTTTTAAAAATTCGATTTTTTTGTCACCAGACGGCAGCAGGATAAAGTTTTTAAAAATTGAAAAAAATTGGCAGCAGGATTCTGGGTTTGATAAAATAGTAAAGTTTTTAAAAATTCGATTTTTTTGGATTTGAAAAGATTATGACTAAACATAAAAAAAAGAGGGCTGATTTTTCAGCCCTCAAAAAACAACGGATATATATTTTCAACACATCAACAACAACAACAACACTACTAAAAGAAAAGAGAACGTATTCCGTTGTTTTTTATCTAATATAATTATACTATAAATTAGTTAATTTGTCAAGTATATTTTTTAATTATTTTTACTTTCCAGCAAATCGTGGTAAAAATCTATTAAACTCCACAGCTGGATAACTGCTTCTGTCAACGTGGTTAACAATTCCTACAAGGTCGTGTGCAAAGTTAAAGTTATCTGCGTTCAACCAATCTTCTAATCGCATGTTAAAATACTTATCTGCACTTTCAATATCCATTATAAGTGTTAACCGTTCTCCGTGATAGATTCCAAGCTCCTCTGCTCTTTCAGCTATTTTAACGTATATCATAAATCTTTCTTTGTCTTTCATAGTAATCGCTCCTTACTTGTTTTATTTAAGTTAATTATAACGCATATTCTTCTATTTGTCAAGTAGTATTTTATATTTTTTAACAAACTTTTCCTGAGCTAAAAAAATGTAAAGTTTTTAAAAATTGCATTTTTTTGGCGAGGTGGCAGCAGGCTGGACAAGTTTTTAAAAATTGATAAAAACTGTCCAGCTGGCAGCAGGATTCTAAAGTTTTTAAAAATTACATTTTTTTGGATTATGGCAGCAGGATGTCGGACAATGAAAAAGAGCGGTAGATTTCTCCACCGCTCTTGTTTTATACTAGCACCGCCTTTACTAATAACATCATGTTTGGTATAAATACTTCCCTTCCGAGTTCCTCACGGACTATGTTTATTTGTCTGTCGGTCAATCCAATTGTGTTTCCCTCATCATCATGACTTACAAATACGCAATTACCCATGATTAAATCTAATACTCTGTTTCCATCTCTGTCTAGTACTGCAACTTGAGGTTCAAGTCCAATTAACTTACCCTCTTCATTTATAATTGGGTCAATTCTTTCTTGTATGAATCTTTCGCACATATATGCTCTTTCAATCCATCCACCAACTATTTCTTGCATAGTTTCTAAACTGTTTTCAATTTCTTTTTCTTTTAAGATTCCGTTTTCTAATACTATTGCTCTCATGTTAAGCTCTCCTTTTCTTTTTGCTTTGTTATTATATATACATTATAACGCTAATTATTTATATTGTCAAGTAGTTTTATTAAATTTGTTTAAAATATTTCTCCAGTCGTCCACCTGTGACTCTGGTGTTATAGTTTTTAAATATTGAGAAATTTTGGAAAAACGCGTATACATTTAAAGTTTTTAAAAAATCAATTTTTTTGGCAGCAGGTTGCCAGACAGGAATGGCACTCTAAAGTTTTTAAAAATTGAAAATTTTTGGCAGCAGGATACCAGATAAAATAATAAGTTAAAGTTTTTAAAAATTGGATTTTTTTGGATTATGCAAATCTGGTTTTAAACTAAACAAAAAAAGAAGAGTTGATTTCTCAACTCTTCCTATATAACCTTGTTTGTTAGTGTGCTACTTCTAAGCTACACCACCAAGCCTTACCTCCTCCGTTAATTCCTAACATATCAATAAAAGCGTTAATGTGTTTCATTGTAGTTGCACTGTAATCATCCCAAAGTCGTTCAAATCGTCCCTCATGCACTCTAGCAACGATTGTGTTGTAACTCTTTAATTCAATGTCGCCATTGTCTTTTTCAATTACTGTTGCTTTTCCGTAGAATGATTTCTGTCTGTTGTTTGGTTTAAGTTCGTAAGTTCTCATGATGTTCTCTCCTTTTGAAATGTGTTATTTGTTTTATCTGTCTTTATTATAATGCATATATAACTATTTGTCAAGTAGTAAAATGAAATTTGTTTAAATTATTTTTTAGCTGGTGACACACGGTTGTTGTCGTTGTTATTATTTTAAAGTTTTTAAAAATCGATTTTTTTGACTCAACCGTTTTAGTTAAATAAAGTTTTTAAATATTTAAAAAAGTTGGCAGCAGGATGCCAGATAAAACAACGGTTTAAAGTTTTTAAAAATTGGATTTTTTTGGATTAGACAGGCAAAAAAATATGTGTGGCGACTACCACACATATTTATCATAAAGCTCTTTGATTTCATCTTCGTTTTTTGTCTTTACACATTTATCAATGAGTTTAATATATGTATAAACCATATCATTATGTCTTTGCTGTTGTCTGTACTGGCTATAATCGTCAATATACTGTACATATTTATCATAACCCCTTAAGAAGTATTCCATTACATCCTTTTTGTTGTCTTCTGTAATTTTAACTACTTCTCTGACTCTGTCTGTTTTTTTGATAGTTTCTAAATACGTTTTGTTTCCACTATCTTTGTCTACCTCGCAATTATTTAAATAATATTCTTTTTTACCATTTTCCTCTAATGTTAAGAATAAATAATCTTTTTCAATTCCCTTCATTTTAACTAATACGTTCATGTTTGTACCTCCGTGCGTTGTTTCTTGTTGATTATATATTATCACATAAAAGATATATTGTCAAGTAGTTTTGGATAAATTTGTTATTTTTTTCTGCTGTTAAAGTTTTTAAAAATTCATTTTTTTGACACGCCAGACGCATAAACGTAAAGTTTTTAAATATTTAATTTTTTTGGATTATGAAAACAGGATGTGGCATAAAGTTAAAGTTTTTAAAAATTCGATTTTTTTGGCATATAAAAAAATAAAAGAAAGATTTTAAGAGAAATAAAAAAGGAGCTTTTCAGCTCCTTAAAACATGCATCCTATAATGTATAATGCAAATAACATTACAAAGATTGAAAGTGCTCCAACGAAGTCGAGTGCTTCTTCTTTTGAAATACCCCATTCATTCCAAAATCTTCTGAAACGAATCTTTGCATATTTTTTAATAAGTTTAATCTTTCTTTTATCTTCTTTGCTTAATAATGTTTTCATAATGTTTTCTCCTTTAAATATATGCTTCGTTTGTTGTTAATATTATGTTACCACATGTTTAATATAATGTCAAGTAGTTTTTTAAATATTTTTTATTTTTTCTGACTGGAATTAACTGGAGTGTACAGCGATTAAATAGTAAAGTTTTTAAATATTTAATTTTTTTGGCAGCAGGCAGCAGGACACTATTAGTTTTTAAAAAATGAGAAATTTTGGAAAAACGCGTATACATGTTAAAGTTTTTAAATATTTGATTTTTTTTGGATTGACCGTTTTTACACATTTAAAGTTTTTAAATATTCAACTTTTTTGGATTTGATTTTTTTAGATTTTAAAAATGTAAAGTTTTTAAAAATTCGATTTTTTTGGCATGAAAAGAAATATAAAAAATAGCAATAAAAAAAGAACACGTTGTTTCCAACGTGTTCCATATGTTTTAAAATACGGATTCTAATAGACCACTAAAGCTGTTAGCTTCTTGTCTTTTGCGAATCATACTGTAATGATTCATACGAGCATCATACAATGTTGTTGCTCTCATGTATTCAATTTCAGTTCCGTCTGAGTAAAGTGCCATTGTTTCGTAAAATGGTCTCTTCTCATCGCTAAAGTATACTGTTGAGATATACTCATCTTTATTTGAGTACTGTGTATTAGGTTTACTGTGTAAAATGTGAAGTGATATTCTAGTCATAATATTGACCCTCCTTAAGTAATATGTTGTTGTATTGCCCTCTTGAGCTATTTATAGTATATCAAATGATACATACGTTGTCAAGTAGTTTCATTAAATCTTTTCAATTTTATTTTCACAGGTGGTTTTTACATTAAAGTAAAGTTTTCAAAAATTCCATTTTTTTGGCGTGACCGTTTCAGTATTTTAAAGTTTTTAAAAATTCCATTTTTTTGGCGTGACAAATTAAATAAAAAAAGAAGGTCTTGTGACCTTCTTAATTTTCCTTGAAAAATGCAGTTACTGTTTTTTCCACGTCTATTTCTGCATCTTCTCTTGCATCTGCAATGTTTACAGCATCTTCAAAGAACATTGCTTCAATATATTCATCAAATGATTCTCCGTTTTCTTTTTTAAAATAAATGTGCCATTTCTTCATAATAAAATCCTCCGTATGTGTGTTGTATTGTTTTAACTGTCTTTATTATACATGATAAAAAGTATTATGTCAAGTATTTTATTTAAATTTGTTTAAATTTATTCAAATTTTCCGAGCCACCGAAAGTTTAGAAATTGGAAAGTTTAAAATGTAAAGTTTTTAAAAATTGAATTTTTTTGGAATATTCCGAGCGATAGAAAAATAGTTATTCCAAATGTTTAAAAACTTTATCACAATTATTCCTAATGTTTAAAAACATTTATTCATATATCTTCCGTGTGATTGACAAATAAGTTTTTAAAAAATATATTTTTTTGTTTTACATATTTTCCAGTTGTAATTATGTATAATATAAATATTATTTTAAAGTTTTTAAAAATTCGATTTTTTTGGCTTGAATAAATTTTATCCAGACTGACGACAGGTTTTATCCATATTGGCAGCAGTCAATAATAAAAATGTAAAGTTTTTAAAAATTGCATTTTTTTGGCAAGTGGCAGCAGGCGACTAATTTTCCTATTCGCCAAAAGTGTTTGTTTAAATTTTCCGTTAGGTGCAAAGATTAAGTTAATTTATTCCGTTAGATTCCATTGATTTATTCCGTTAGATTCCATTGGTTTATTCTGCTTATTATATTATTGCTTATAATGTGTTTATTTTCCGTTTTAAGCTATGATATGTATTATATAGATATAAATATATAATGATATATTTAAAGCGTGTTTAAAGCGTTTTTAAAGCGTGTTTAAAGCGTGTTTACGCAAGCCCAAAGATTTTCCATGCAAGCCTACGATATAACGTCAAATCTTCCGTTTATCGCACGTTATATAGTACGTTGTAGCACGTTATATAGTACGTTGTATATATACGTATACGATAGAAAAAATAATTGCATCCTGACGTTTTAAAAATTTTCCGTTAAACGCAAAGATTAGTTTAAAAACTTTCCGTTAAACGTAAAGTATATAAATGTAAAGTTTTTAAAAATTAGATTTTTTTGGTTTGTTAGCAAATAAAAAGAAGAGCTATCTCATAGCTCTTCTTCTTTTCGCTTCTTCAAGTCGCTTCTGAAACTCTTGTCTTCTTGCTTCTCTCTCTTCTTTTGATAAGATACCATGCTTCTTAAGGTATGCTGGGATTTCAGATTCTGCAATATATCTATCTGTGATATCATGATAGTCAATCGCTGGGTCACCAGTCTCTACAAAGCTCTCTAAGTGCACCAAATAAAACAACTCTTTGCTCATTTCACTTGTATGTGGGATATTCAAACAGATTCTGCATTTTGTGTAGTTTGAGATGCTACCGAATGCGTACTCCATAATCATATCATTCTTTTCGCTTGCTACAAAACCTCTTGATAATAAATCGTATTTTAATTTTAACATAATCTTGACCTCCAACTTTTTGCAATTTTTAAAAACTTTACTTTTCTTATTTGCTGGGGCTAATTTGTTAGCCCCATTCTTTACCATTCGTATCTTCTATACTCTTCGTATGCTTCGTAAATGCTTGTCATACTACACTGTGCAACCTCTGCACTTCCCCATGAATCGTGTCTGTAGTTAAACTCTTTCTTTTCATAGCGTTTTTTGTATGTTCTCGCTTCCTTGTCACAGGACTTTACGTAAAAGTCCTGAATTCTACTCTTCTCTTCTCTCTCCCTCTCTTCTCTTCTTCTTTTTGCTACCTCTTCTGGAAAATTCATTTCCTCGATAAATTCGAAATATGCGTCAATACTCTGAAATCTAATTCTTGCCATTTTAATATCCTCACTTTCAATTTTTTGCAATTTTTAAAAACTTTACTTTGTGGTTTTTGGGGAAAGGGCTTTCGCCCTTTCCTTATAACCTTACTGGTATTTTTTGTAGATACCTACCAGCTTTTTCGCAGCCACATCTGCTTTGTGCTTGCGATACTCTGTTTTGGATGGAATTCGGTTTCCATTTACGTCCAATTTTGGGCTTCCGTCAGAGCTTTTTCTGTAGTATCTTCTTGTATCAATTTCCGTGTCATTGAAGTGTTCACAGAAGTTTCTTACGATACACTGCACCATTTCTACCTCCATTTTCATGAGGTTCTGATACTGCTTTGCACTCACGAATTTGTTGATTCGGAATTCGATATTGTTATTTGCAAGGCAATTTACAAAGTAGTATCTATCATCGTGTTCTTCCTGCTTGCTATTCCAGTCGATTGTGTCGGCATATCCGTTGAAGTATCTACCGAAAACTCTTTCAGTTGTTTCTCTATCGGCTTTCATTTCCTCGCATAATGGAATGAAAAGGCTATTGTAGAAACGTCTTACCATGTCCATGTATGAACCTTTGCCTGTGTTTTTGCCATTAGCATCTTTCATGCTATTGATAGATACATGGAAGTGTGTACCACATGAGCTATTCACTTTTAAAATACCCTCATTCATGAGGTCTTCGCATGTCTGTGCAAACTTGCTTGGTCTGTTCAAGCCTTGCATAATCGCGGACACATATTCACAAGTGTTTCTATCGCGGCCGTATCTTGCACCATAGCCATCGCTTCTGAGGGAGCTGTCGTGTGTTGGGATAAACCCATATTCAAACATGGCATTTCTGAGCTTGTCATCTGAAAAGCTGGTTTCGAATTCGATACCACAGAGCACGCCATTCTTTTTGGCAGTACCCATGATTTTTTCATTTGCAGTATGATACCATAAGTTTCTAGCCGCGCATGTTGGGCACATGAGGCTTGCACGTCCTCCGCGCTTGCGGGAAATTGTACGTGTCATAATTTCAATTGGAAAGTCGTGTCTACAGCAAGAGCAAGTTGCCTCGATGCGTCCGTGTCTACGTGTTGCGTTTGCGTCTGTGTTCATTGTGTTGATAGTTGTCATAGTTTTGTTCCTCCTTGATTTGAAAAAGTGTTTTGTTGTTTTCTGAGGCTAATACATCATAAAAATTTCTCTACGTCAATAGAAAGTTTTTAAATTCTTTATTTTTCTGGAAACTTGCAAGTTTTTGCGTGGGGTGGGGGTGGTTTACAATTAAAAGTCGGAGGGGCGAGCCGCGTGGGGGAGAATGTAGTACACCTAATCCTATACACCCAACCCACCGTCCGATACAACCCAACACACAATCCACTCTCCACCCCCCCATTTCACATTTCCAACACGTCCCCCTATCCCAACTAAACAAAACACCCCAAATACCCAAAGCAAATATCCGCCCCTCTCTTCCAACAACTCAACAATCCAACAACAACCATATCTCCCAACCAAACACATCAAATCCCCATCCAAGACCAACAATATCTACTACTACCACAAAACTCTACCTATACCCTATACCCCCCTATTTCACAATAATTCAGGAAACCAATAATATGTGCTATTATATATACCTCCCTCCCCATATTGAAAATTTCTCTAAAAACTACTTGACAATTTACAGAAAATGGTGTATAATGACATCAACAAATAAAAACAAATTGTTTTAAAATACAACTAATAAGGTTATAAAAATATTAGCACAAAAACAAAATACATAAAACGAAAGTTAACATCCTGAGCGATAGCTCAGTAGTATACTTATATGTAATGTTATTCTTATATGTATGAACGGAAAAGTTACATACATTTTGTACGGTGCTAAATGGTGATTATGGTTTGAGCACCGTACATTTTGTACGGTGGTCGTAAAATACAAATGCAGGAGGTGATAATTATTAATGCCAACAGATAACACGACTTATGAACTTATTGATGGAAAGTATGAATATAAAAGAGTTCCATTAGAAGAACATCAGTCAGAGCACATATATATACCTTGGTCTGTTATCGCAAATACAAATCTGGATACAAGAAGAGTTGGGATATTTTCATATTTGAGAATACATCGTGGATTAAACAATGTTGTGAATCTAACTATTCCAGATGTTGTTGAGTGGTGTGGCGGTAAGCCAGATAGAAGAACAAATGGTACAAATGACAAATTCTTATCTGTATTAGATAGCTTTGCTGAATATGGATATTTAACATATATTTCAGAAAGAAGTAAAAGTTCTTATATGAAATGCAAATTTGACAAACAATATTATGGCAAGCAATGTGGAAATGGTTATGCAGTGGTTTATTTAGATGAAATTGAATCTATTATGAATTATCAAAAAGAAAATCTAAAAGATAGCACTGTAAATAATTTTATTATTCTTTTGGTATTTGCATATTTAAGATATAAGATTATACGTAGACCAAATATGTTAAAGCCAGAAGAAAGAAGCTCAGAAATGATAGAGAAAAGACGAATGAAATTGCCAGATGCTTATAATGGCAATCTTATAGATATGGCTGATGAGATAGGAATATCTTCTAAAACTCTATCGAAGATAATTAATATACTTGAATGTGACCTACATTTAATTGTTACAGATAGAGCATATAGAATTAGAACAGAAGACGATGAGTATAGAACTCCTCCTACTATATTTGCAAACGCTTATAAAAGAGAAGATAAATATTTACTTATGACTGGCGATGAATATAGTAGAAATGAAATTGAATTAAAAGCTAAAAAAATCAAGAAATTCATTAGGGATTTCGAAATTAATAAAACAATAAGAAAATAGAAAGGATAAATTATAATGAACAATAAATTAACAATAAGTGATATTCGTTTTTTAGACGATAAAATAGAGAAGGATATGTATCAATCTACTGATAATAGAACTTGGGGGTCATATGTAAGAGACATATATGATGGAGATAATTTTGCAGATTATTGCGAAGATTTATTTGAATTATTAGAAGAAGAAGAATATTGGGATTAAGGATGGTGTTGTAATGAGCTTGGATGTTCAGGTTCAGATTCTAAGTGTTGATACTGGAAACTTCTATAGTAATAAAGAAGCTTACCTTCATTGGTTTAATCATAAGCTTAGAATTGAAAGAAATGAATTAAAGAAAAAAGAAAATGAAATTATAAATGAGTTTTCTAAATATGGAATTGATAAAAATGATTTAGAACTAATTGCAAATAAAGATTATGATTATAGTTCTTGGGGAGAAGATAAACATACTTTGCTTACTCTTGGAATGGATTATTGTAGAGTGAGAGAATTAGTGAAACTAAAGAATAAGAAAATAAAAGAATCAAAAGATAGATTATTAGATTTATTATCAAATAAAATTGAAGCAAACATATCTACAAATGGAAAACATCATATTAGAGAATTAAGAAATTTAAATCCATCTGGTTCAAAAGGAGATATTCTTAAATTTGCAAATGAACCATTTAATAATAATAAAATTATATCTGTATTTGATTCTGCTTTTACAAGAATGATTGGAGCAAAGCAGGATGAATTAACAGAAGATTTTATGGTTGTGCAGGTATATTACTTTGATATTATTAAGGAC